AAGTATGCAAAGAATATAATAACATACTAGGCCTCTATAACTCTCGAACTAACTCCTATTATCAATTTTCTCATTGGAAAGAATGTATTAGGCAGTACAAAAAACTTGTAGAGTATAAATATAAACCTATTCAACTTTCTGAAGAAGAATACTTAGTTTTTTTGGAAACATTACCATATGCATTAGATAGTATGTATACCAAAAAAATTAAGATCTTAGTTGCAAAACATTTCTGATAAATGATAAGTCTACTATACTTAGTAGGAGCTTTTATTTTATATTTCTAGGCAAGATCAGCTATTAATCTCTTTAGAGATAATACTCCAAGCCTAAAAAAGCTAAATAGGTGGTTTAACTCTGCTCCATTTTATATAAAGGAGAGGATAACTAATACCTATAGAGGCAACTATAATTCTGCTAATAATTATGAGGAGTTTAATTATATTGCAGATATTATTTGGGATGCCATGAGGTATTCTCAAAAGCTCAAGGCTTATAAATTTTCAAAATCCATTAAGGATACTCCCAAACCTAAGGCACCTATGAAAAATTGGGATTCCTATGGATGTGAATAAATAACTCTATGAATAAACTAAAATCTACCCTATGCAGTTTTCAAGGAGAACTGCTTATCCCCATCAACTATCAGACTACTCCTAATGGTCGAGTAGAAATTATTCCTCCTGAAGGACCTATGTATATAGTAGCTTGTATTGACAAGACCTCTATACATATTCCAGCAGTAGAATTTACAATTAAAAAGACGGATTTTATTGAGAAAGTTAAACCCAAGAAGTCAACAGATCCTATAATGGTGTGTATTGCTTATTTTATTCAACAAAATCCGGAATTATATAAAGCTTGTAAACTAAAAAGGCTTTTTTATGATGATTCTAAATATAAGAAGTTCAAGTCTTTAAATACAGATATCAGAGCAGAGCATCGTAGAGAAAACATATTTATTATACATGTTCTCACTAAAAAGAAAGACTGGAAAAATCTTCGTGAATTTAGAGCCACAACACAGACTTTTTATAAAGGTCGAGCAAATCATAATAAGAATTAATTAGTATGCAAGTTATTATTACAGTAAATCTTCCAGTAGGTTTTACCTATGGAAAGAATGAAGATAATAAGTGTTATCGAAAGGTTATAATTGAAGATAGCATTATCTCATACCAAGTCAATAGATCTGTAGAGGATATGCCTTCCTGGGTGAATTCTCCTAAGATATGGAGAAAAATGACTCCACAGGAAAAATTAAAAGCCTATGCACAGACTTTTGACGAAGGTTGGGGTGTATCATATGAGTGTGTAGAATAGGCTACCTTAATGGGGGGGGGTTATAAGGTGCCATATAATCCTATGCCAACTAGCACTCCCAGATAATAAGTACGTGTAATGAATTTAGTAATTAAAGAAAAAGCCTACCAAGACGTAGGAATCACATTTGAACAACTATGTTACTTATTATCTCTGAAGAATAGACCTTCCAAAAAGGATTTTCAAGATCTAATAGACAGGAAAATGATAATTATAAGTTCTCAAGGACAGATTAACCTAGGAGGAAGAGGATTTAATACTGTTGTAGAAGTCTTAAGATTATCACAAATTGTCCATACAGATTTTGAGGTTCTACAGGAACTTGCAAAGAAAATGGCTGACTTATTTCCAGCAGGAAAAAAGCCAGGAACAAGTAAATATTGGAAAGGAAATTCTTCTGTAGTAGTAAAGAAGCTTAATAGTTTCTTAAAGAAATATGGAATAATTCCTCCGGACACTATTATAAAAGCCACGTCTGCTTATGTAAATAGTTTTGGTGCAGATAAATCTCTAATGAGAATATTACCATATTTCATAGAAAAAGACGGTGAATCCGATTTACTTACTTTTATAGAAAACCTCAACGATAACGAAGAAGAGGATCTCGGATTCGAAGACGAAAATCTCCTATAATGAGTATTTTTAACAGAGTCTACGGTGATTTACTGGATAGACTTACTAGAGCTGAATCTGGGCTTTTAAACTGTATTCCTTCACCTTTCCCTAGATTCCAAGAAGTCTTCCCTGGATTAGAAAAAGGAGTTTACTATCTTTTTACAGCTAATAGTAAAATAGGTAAAACGCAAATAGCAGATTATGTATGTGTATATACTCCTCTTTTCTATGCAATAGAGCATGATATTAGAGTACACTGGATATACTTTAGCTGGGAAATGTCTAAAGAACAAAAATATAGGCAGTTTCTATGTTATTTACTCTATAGACTCTCTAATAAATCTATTAGAATAGATACTAAACAGCTAAGATCTGTAAATACTACTAATCCTCTCCCTAAAGAAACCCTAGAACTCTTACAAACTGCAGAATATCAGAAATATATACAATATTTTGAAGAAAATGTAACTATTATAGACGATATTAGAAATCCTACTGGAGTCAAATTATTTTTAGAAGAATATGCTGGGAAAACTGGTGTAATTCATACTACAAATAAGGAGCTTCGTACCAAAAAAGACGGAGTTGTAGAACTCAAAAATGTTTTTGATTATTACGAGCCTTTTGATCCAGAGCTTTATACTATTGTTATTTTCGATCATATTTCCTTGATAAGTTCAGAACAAGGTCTTGATCTAAGAAAAACAATAGAGCTGTTTTCTAATAAAATTTTAGTAAGATTAAGGAATAGATTTAAATTTACTTTTGTAGTTATTCAGCAACAAGCAGCGAGTCAAGAATCTAATGAAAATTATAAATTAGATAAACTTAGACCTACCGCAGATGGTCTTGCGGATGCAAAAGCTACATTTAGAGATGCGGATGTATTTTTAGGGCTATATTCTCCTTACAGATATAAAATACCGTCTTACTTCAAATATGATATCACAGTTTTTAAGGATAATATAAGATTTCTAGAACTCATAGGAAGTAGAGAAGGTGGAGGAGGAAATGTATGTCCTCTCTATTTCGATGGAGCAGTTAATTTCTTTGAGGAGCTCCCTACACCAACCATAATTACAGGAGCTGGAGATGAGAAGCCTAATCCAGAGCTTCAACATTTCTACAGAAGACTTGCTAATATTCGAAATAGAATTAGTTTAGTTGCCTTATCATTAGGGCAAGCAAAAACAAAGCTACTCAATAATGGCAAAAGTTTGCGGAATTTTTGGATTTTCTGGAGACGGAAAAACAAGTAGTACTATAGTTAATCCTGATGGTACAATTGATCTCTCCAAAGAAAATTACCGGGGGATGAACCCACGTAGTCACGGGATATTAAATATAGACATGAAATCTTTACCTTTCCCTGCATCAATAGGCAAACTGTGGTGTGGAGAAAATAAAAACTATAGAGAAACCTGTGATATAAATGTAATAATAAAAACTCTAAAAGCTTGGGCACAAGATCCTAATATTAAGTCTTGTAGTATTGATACTATTAATAGCTATATTACTTATAAGGAGATGCTTGAGCGGAGAAAAATGTCGTTCGATCAATGGCGAGATCTAGCTATTGATGTTGTTGACCTAATCCCCACCGCAAATACTGTATTAAGAGATGATCAAATTTGCTATATTTTTGGTCACGTTGAATTGATTACAGATATTGATGGTAATGATAGAAAAGTTTTAGCTACCTCTGGTAAAAAATTAAAAAAGATTTTTCCAGAGTCAATGCTTCCTATAGTATTATTTACTCATGTAGAAGGAGGTCTTGAAGGAGATAACCAGTATTCTTTTGAAACAAAGGCAAATCACAGCTCTGGAAAAACTCCTCTAGGAATGTTTGACAATTTCTTAATTCCGAACTCCTTAGCATTGGTAGATCAGACAATTCGAAATTATTATGGAATGTAATATGGATGATATTACTAGTCTTTTAGAGAGGTCTAAAAAGCCCTACTTAGCTAAGATAGCTTCTCTAGAGCAGAAGAAAACTCTCTATGTGGATAAAATAGACTCCGAGATTGCTAAAATAGCTACTAAACTAGAGGCTATTGATAATGCAATAGAGGTAATAAAAGGGAATTTGCCTCCGGCAGAAGAAGTTCCTGCAGAAGACGTTCAACAGGTAGTTACAATGGAGGATACTATTGATCCTTTCAGAATCTAAATTTAATTTAATAATAAATATTTGTATTTATGGCTGTTGCTAGTGGAAAACCTATTATAGACTTTAGTTCTAGTCGTCAATTATACACAGGAGTATTACCTGTAGAAGTAGTTGCAATTAACCCAACTAAAAGAGAGCTAAATAAAATTTATGGCCGAGAACTCCCAGGAGATGAGCCTGTGTATTTTTCACGTACAAATGATGGAACTCACGCGGGAAGACTGAGAGTTGACTTTATTGTTAGAACGATTCCTGAAAAATGTGATGGCATCAAATTAACAGGAAGATTATCATTCTTTTTACGTGATTCAGTCCAGTATAATGGAGATAAGAGCAAATTTAAGGCAATAAATATTTATAATCAAACTACATGGCTCACTAAAGAAGAATACAAGGAGGGAAGACTACCTGAAGGAGTAAAGCCTCACTTCTTTTTACAGGATAATATCCGTCCTGCATATGTAGGAGAAGAGGCCCTCATGAAGTTTATAGCTATAGCTATTAATATCCCTTCAGTTTGTTCTTATGCTACTGGAGATATTATTAAGAATAAAGCTGAAGCAGAATGTCGCCTGGATTCTATGAAGGAGATGGTAACCACAGGCAATACTTCTGAACTTAAGAAACTTCTTCCTGCATTTAAGATCTTCAAAATTGGAGCTGGAGTACGAACAACAGAAGACAATAGAACTTATCAGGACTGGTTTGTAGATTATCCTATGCGTTTTGGGCTTAATGATTTTAAATATTATGATACTCAAATTAAGCGTGCAAAGGAAGTTGGCAGATACCCTAATACAGATTTTGGAGAGATGCCTTATAAGCCGACTCGTTACGAAGTAAAGCCTTCTAAAATTGACACTACTATAGAGGAGACTACTGTAGTGGAGACTTCGGATGATGAACTTGATTGGTAATGCCTATAGCTCCAGGAAGAATTGATATTAGAGATGCCTTAGATAAAATACCTGAAGCAGATATCCTATACTTCTATCTTGGAGTTACTCATCTTCCAACTGTAATATGTAGTCCCTTAAGGAAGGATACTCATCCTTCCTTAGGACTACAATATAGTAATAAAGGTCATATTATATTCAAGGATTTTGCTACAGGGGAGAAAGGATCTCTATTTGACTTACTTATAAAGATACTTAATGTTTCTCCTAATGAATTAATAGAGAATATTAAGGCTAATCTTATTGATAACCCTTCTCCTACAGTTATAACACCTCTTATAGAGGCATCTAAGTTTAAGAATCATAGGAAAAGTCTTGTAAAAGAAATACAAGTTAAAACTAGAGAATGGAAACCTTGGGACAAGGAATATTGGCAATCTTATGGAGTATCTAAAAAGTTTTTAAGATTTTCTAGAACATTCCCAATAAGTCATATTTTTCTCTATAGAGAAGATGGAAGTGTTAATTCCTACCCTGCTGAAAAGTACGCATATGCATATTTAGAAAATAAAGATAATAAATCTACATTAAAGATTTATCAACCTTTTAGCACCTCACAGAAATGGATTAATAAGCATACTTCTGATATTTGGGATTTGTGGGAACAGCTCCCTGCTAAAGGTAAATATCTTATTATCACAAGTTCTAGAAAGGATGCTATGTGTATATGGTGTAATACTGGCATCCCTTCAGTATGTCTTCAAGCAGAATCTTATTTACCAAAGGAATCTGTTATAAATGAACTAAAAGAACGATTTGAAAAAATCTTTATATTATATGATAATGACTTTGGTAAGGAGATTAATCATGGAAGAGAGTTTGGCAAAGCATTATCCAATGCATTCAAAATACCTCAGATTGAATTACCTGAAGAATTGGGTGCTAAAGATAGCTCAGATCTTTTTAAACTTCATGGAAGATCTGTCTTACGTAAAACGATTTATAAACTTATTCAATATGAAAAGAACTAAATTAGCTAATTTTGATAACCCTAAATGGACTTATAGAGATCTTTGTTTTTTCGCACTTAAATATAGAATCAAGATTATGCATGATCCTAAAATTAAAGAATACAGATACAATTCTCAACCTAGAAAAGCACTGATTGCAAATTTAAAAGAAGTACAAAAATATTTATATAAATAATCTGTACAATGTACTATCTCAAAATACGTTCCAAGAATCATACTGCAAATGCTCTTAGGAGAATGATTAGGTGCTCCAAAAGAGCAGTTCTGAGACTAGGAAGTGTTACTCCTCTAGAATATATATTTCCATATGTCAAAGATCTCTCTACTATAATGGAAATTAATAGTATTGAGGGCTGTAAGCTTTCAGGAAATAAAGTTCTAATGAAGACAGCCTTTAGTGAAGCAGGAGTTTCCACCGCTGAATGGCTGCATATGGCAGAATTTATCAATAAATCCCAAGAGGAAATACACAATACTTGGAACACTTTCCCAGCTATTATAAAGCATAAAAATTCCTGTAAGGGTAATGGAATATATATGATTAGATCTGAAGAAGAATTGATGTCATGGATCAATGAGCATCGGGATTCTTTAGGAAATCATATTATTGAAAAATATTATACCTATTCACGAGAGTATAGACTACATGTTACAGAAAAAGGGTGCTTCTATACTTGTAGAAAAATGCTTCGAAATGATGCAGAAGAACGATGGCATAGACATGATAATAACTGTGTCTGGATAGTAGAAGAAAACCCTTTATTCTGTAAACCTGAAAATTGGGATGATATTGTTCAAGAATGTATTAAAGCACTTAAGGCTGTAAAATTAGATATTGCAGCTATAGATGTAAAAATGCAAGTGCCGAAGCCAGGAAGTACTCCTAAGTTTATTATCCTTGAAACAAATTCTGCACCATCTTTAGGGGAAAGAACAACACTCGAATATATTAAAGAATTATCTAAGTTACTTCAATAAAATGGCTATAGCTTTAAAAAACCTCTCTAGATTATGCTGTACTAGTGATATTGCCTTCACAGTAGGTAAGACCAGATATAAATTTGAAATTGAGGGAGGCCCTTGTTTTGGACTATATACTCATAGTAATATAGGAGAAAAAAATGACCATCAATTATTATATGATGTAAAGGCTGATATCTATCAAATATCAAATAGTAACGCACTAAAGACTATTGAAGAATGTAATTTTAATAACTTGTGCTCTCTTACCAATTTTCAACTAGAAGAATATCTTAAAGAGGTATCTCGTGTTTTCAAAAATACTACATCGTCTATAGAGAGCGGAGTTGCTATCAGTCTCTCCGAAACAAAGAGGACTTGGAGATATTATAGATCAGGGTATGTACATTACGTTGCATTACGTTCAAATAAGATAACCATTACAGCCAAATGTCTTTCTAACTTTGGATTACGTGCCCTCCTCACTTTTGTACGACTATCTTCTGAGTATCCCTGTGCTCTATTGTTGAGAGAAGTTTTTAATTTTAGATCTTTCAATCTAGATAAGTTTGCGAGATGGTCAAATCTACAACTGTATCAAGCATTATCGTTGAGGTTGAATTATAATTATGATCAAGGAGTTTACCCAAGTGGAGTGGATACAACAGCTCAAATTATTAAACCTTTAACTCTAGAAAGGCTTGGTTTGAGAGTCACACTAGACACTCCTGAGCAAGGCTCAACACATAACAAAGTAGAAAACATTTTTCAAGTAGTAGATAGAAGTGCAAACGGCATTGAAAAATATCCTCTTCCATACTGGTCTCAGAATGATTATTATGATGAGGATCTGGAAAAGGGCATACCGTATCTTTACAAGTACGAGGATTCTGAGGTAATTCCTAATGTTTTTAATAGTATGCCAGATGCTAACCGCTACAAAGATTATTTTAGCATTTTAGCAGTTATTGAAAATATGTACCCTAAATTAGCAATGGATTATCCATCTCAAAGTAAGTAACTATGAAATTTTTTAGTTTTATCCCAGAATCTGAAATGCTGGATTCAAAGAAAACCCTGATAGCTCAAGATATATTAAGAAGAGGAGCTTATAATTATAGCATTTCATATTCTTATCTTCATATTGCTAACAAACAGATTACTTATAACAACTTTAAATCTGCAGCTTGCTTTAGATCCTTATTTACATTCATCAAGCAATTTAAGACTCCCTTAAATTTAAGAGTTAGAGTAACTCTAGATTGTAGTAACCCAATAGATAGAAGATCCTCTGCTTATTGCTGCAGTACTCCAGATGAAATTAAGGAGTACTTAGATGAACTTGTTAATTTAGTTGGAGAAGAAGTTCTTTCCTATAAACTTGTTTATAAGCAAAACAGTACAATAGATGTAAAGCTAGACTTTAAGAGGGCATATTCTTGGGCTATAGCTTTTACTGCTATATATGTAAGATTGCTTAATGAGTTCCCTTTAAACATTAACTTAAGAGAGATTTTTAACCTCCGAAAAGTTTGCCCTAAAAGTAGAAACTATCCCATTTTATCATTAATAATGGCATTTTCTATAACCAGGGAAACTAGATGGATACATTGCTTGACAGTAAATGCTAGAGTAATTTATAAACTTCTAACATTTGAGGAACTTAAAGAAGCTCTCAAATTATATTTTAGGAGACTATTTTCCGAGTATGATGTCGGCAGCGTACTATCACAAATATTCTTCTGTTCGGATGAAATACCTCAGTTTAGTAAAGTTACTTCTGCTAGTCGAGCTGAATTCATAGAAACATATCCTTACATTATAGAATATAAATTTGATCCTATAGAAAGAACAAAACTTGTGTCAAATTTTTCAGGAGAAGGATCTCATATGTTTCTTATAGGAGCAAGGTTTTATTATCTCCCTTATGTATTAGAACTTCTTAAAGGAGTTTGTGATCCTAAAGTTGTAGAATTTTTTAAAAGTATTTGCGAGATTACAAATGAACACAAAGAAAAAGGTCTTCATAGTAGGACCTGATTGGTGTGACATAACACATTTTCTTTTATTTGATTTTGAGATTGTACAAGAGATTTCACAGGCAGATATTATAATGTTTACTGGAGGAGAAGACATCTCTCCCAGTCTTTATAATGATACTATCCATCCTACTACTCATTTTACACCTAGAAGAGACGAGATGGAAGTAGCTGCTTTCAAAGCGGCTCCTAAAAGAGCATTACTTATTGGAGGATGCCGTGGAGCACAGTTATTGACTGCTCTGAGTGGTGGTCGATTAATCCAGCATTGTATTAATCATAGTGGCCGAGGTGGACATAATATTACAACTACAGAAGGTGATAGATTTGAGATCACATCATGCCATCACCAAATGATGTATCCCTATGAAATGCCTTCTGAAGATTATGAACTTGTTGCTTATAGTTCTGAGAATCTTAGCCCTTACTATTATACAGGAGCAGGTCTCTTAGCTGTTCCTGAAACTTTTAAGGAGCCTGAGATTATATATTACCCCAAGACTCGAAGCCTATGCATCCAGGGACATCCCGAATGGATGCCGATAGATAAACCTGTTATACCTTATATTAATGACTTAATAAAGAAATATCTTTATGAAAATTGAAAATTTTCTCGTGGGATCTGATCCTGAACTTTTTATTGTAGATACAAAGAAAGACAAAATTATTTCTTCTATAGGATTGATCCCGGGAGAGAAGGGAGCTGCATATCATCCTGCGAATCTTCCTGAGGGATTTGGGCTACAGATTGATAATATCCTTGCTGAATTCAATATCCCTCCTACAAATAACGAGGAGGATTTCGTAACTTCCATGAATGTCATGAAAGAATTTATTCGTGGCTTTGTTAAGTTAAAGAATCCCGATTATGACATTCTTTGCCGGGCTTCCGCCTTTGTTGATGAAGATCAACTTCAGAGTGACGAGGCAAAATTATTTGGATGTTCTCCAGATTTTAATGCTTGGAAACTTTGCCAAAATCCTAAACCAAATGGAGACTCAACTAATCTTCGTTCTACAGGATGTCATATACACGTAGGATTTGATGATCCTACAGACGATATTTGCCTGGATTTAATACGTACAATGGACCTCTTCCTAGGAGTGCCTTCAGTACTCTTAGATCCAGATACAGACCGAAGAAAACTCTATGGAAAAGCTGGATGTTTTAGATTTACTCCTTATGGAGTGGAGTATAGAACCCTTTCCGGCTATTTTATAAGTAATGATAATCTTATCAGGTGGTGCTTTAGACAGACTATTAAGGCAATAGAATTTGTCAATGCAGGTAATACTGTTAATGATGATAGACAGTTAATCCTTAAAGCTATTGACAAGTGTGATACAGACACTGCTATAACATTAATTAAAAAATATAATATAGAACTCTAATGTGTGGAATATTTGGGTTTGCTGGGAAACTAGGCAACCATGAATTCAATATACTTAAATTTTCAACTTTAGGAGCTATGAATGACGCCCGTGGAGGAGACTCTACGGGCGCCTTTATTGACTTGCTCATGCTGTAGGAGACCAGAAATTGTTCCTTAATTTTACTATTAAGAATAATTTCTTAAATGAATTTCAAGGAGTGCCTGTACAATATGCTCTAGGGCACTGTCGTAAGGCATCTGTAGGCAAAAAAACTATTCTCGAAGCCCAGCCGGTAGTTATCCCTGGGGAAATAGATATCCCTGAATTTGCCATGATTCATAATGGGACTCTCCTCAATCATGAAGAGCTTAGAGATAAATATCTCAGCAAAACACCAGATCATTTTACAGATTCCCAAATTTTTGCTTATATAGTCTATTATTATGGTTTCAAAGTCCTTACAGAGTACTATGGAGCAGGGGCTTTTGCATTCCTAGACTATAGAACAAAGACTCCTACAATGTATCTTTTTAGAGGGGAATCTCCCTTATACAAGACCTCCCCTAATACTAGCTCAGAACGACCTTTATTTTGGCTTAAAAAACCTGATGGCATCTGGTTTTCTTCTATTAAAGAGAGCCTAGAATTTATAGATCTCGGAGAAAACTCTGTAGAAGAAGTCCCAGCTAATACTCTCTTTATTATTAAAGATGGTAAGGTAGTTTCTTCCAAAACATATAATCGTAGTGCAATGTATCAGTGTAATAACACTACTAGGACTATGTATGGATATAGTGGCTATAATGAATATGACTATGATGATTACTATTCTAGAAGTTACCAGAATTCTAGATCTTCATATCAATCTCCTTATAGCTCAAGCGTAGAACGTACATACTCTGCTACTACTTTTGTACTATCAGAAAGAGAGGAAGAATATGACAAGCCTGCAAGTAATAAAATCATTTTTAAGGGAGGACTTTATTACAAAGGTCAGCAGTTGCTTCATGGGTGTCATAAAATTTCAGAATACGGATTTGAAAATACCTATTCAGATTCTGGGTACTCCTCTGTTATTTTACCCAAACCTTTCTATTTCTTTCACGGCTACTTGATGAAGGATGGGTTGAATTATGAAATAGCTGTTGAACTAGAAAAACAACTAGGAGAAAACTTTAAGTTAGAGTATATTAGGAAGTTGGTAATGACTGCCTACTATGATCTTAAAACTAAAAAGTTTTATACTAGGAAGGGGAAATCTTATACGGGATCTTATCCTATATATTTCTCTCTTACAAATACTAAGTATAGTATATCAGGAGGATTTATTTACCAATATACTGAAAAGTACGATCCTAAAAGTTGTACTGTTTGGAGGCTTTATTCACCTCAATATTCAGGAACAAATATTAAAGAAAGGTATCAGGCTTTGATACAGAAGTCAGTAAAGAAAATTATTTCTAAGATTTAATATGTTACAAAGGACTACAAAAGTTCTTACTGCAAGTGGTAAGATAGTCAAAAAATCTGAATGTTGTACTATAAATGGAGCATTCTATATCAAAGACGTAGAAGCTGTAAAGGTAGGACTAACCTGGTTCCTTAAAAATGATCCTAGAATATTCTATGATTATAGTACTCATAGCTGGAGAAAAACACGAGGACTAAATATATGCCAAGGAATTGTTGATAAAGATTCTAGTGGTAAATACATGTATGGTGCCTTTGTTGTTGATCATAGCAAAAATATTTCTGTCAATATCTTAGGTAGTTCAGGTGAAACTCGCACTCAGGTAGTCTTCATGAATAAAGATCTTATGGGAGATACTATCTTCTTTAATAAGAATTTAGGAGTATATGAAGATCGTGCGAACATGAAGCCTATGCTGAAATCACTAGATAATTTATTAGCGAATACTATAGGATATGGTAATTATGATTATACATTTTCTCAAGAGTATTCCTCAAGTAAGCATCTAGAGACTTTCCTAAATACTCCTAGAGATTTAACTAAGCTCAGCTATCAACCTAGTATTAACAAAGAGGATTTAGCACAGTTTGGGAACTTGTCTTTTGGCTTAGAGTTTGAAACAGCTATGGGAAAGATTTCCCAAAAAGATTGTTTTAATCTCGGCCTTATTCCACTCAAGGATGGTTCTATTAAAGGAATTGAGTATACTACAATTCCTATGCAAGGAGAGGATGGTTTTAAGCTTTTAATAAATCAAATTAAATTATTGCAGAAGTCTGCGATGTTTGATGAAGACTGCTCTCTTCATCTACATTTAGGAGGATTTCCAATAGAGAGTAGATCAATCTGGGCTTTTTATAAGTTACTTCTTGTTATAGAACCTAGGATAGCAGAAATTATGCCTAAGTGGGCATTTAATACTGCAAGATTTAAATCAAAGCAAAAAGACTATTGTCTCCCCTTAAAGAAGTTTAGCTCTTTTGAGGAGTATTATTCATACTGTTCCGGAGATAGACTACGATTTGATGGTAACTTAAGATATCCTCATCCTCTAGATGAAGAGGATCGAGCAAAATGGAATATTCATGCACGATATGTATGGGCTAATCTAATAAATTTATTGTTTAAACATAAAGGTAAAACAGCTGAATTTAGAGTTCATGCCCCTACATTTAATATCCAGAAAATTATTAATTGGATGTTCATATGTGCTGGTATTTTACACTATGCTATAAAACATAAAGGCACTCTCTTAGCAAGTAGAGTTTCCTCAATGTCTCTAACTTTAGAGGATCTTATATCTGCAGTATATACTAGAAGGATACAAGAACAGCTCATTAGCTATATTAATCAAAGGAAAGCATTCTTTAACCTTTCAGCTAATAAGTACAATGATCCTGCAGGACTACTTGATCTAAGATTGGATGAAGAAGAGGATTATAAAACGAATCTAATTACTAATGTTAGGTGATTGGACTAAACTTATTAACTTAGAGAATGTGAAGCCGATACTGTCTATGCTCAATAAAGAGTATAGGCAGTATACGGTTTTCCCTCCTAAGAACCTAGTATTTGAAGCCTTTAGGCAATGCCCAGTTGACTCTGTTAGAGTAGTGATAATTGGACAAGACCCTTATCCTCAAAAGGGATATGCTACAGGAATAGCATTCGCAAATCCTAAGGAAATTAAAGAAATTAGTCCCTCTTTATCTATTTTACGAGATAGAGTGTTCAGAGACTATGGTGTATTAAATAATGAATTTGATCAAACTCTTATATCTTGGGAAAAGCAAGGAGTCCTATTATTAAATGCTGCACTTACAGTACGAGAAAATTGTCCTGGAAGTCATACACATTACTGGGTTCCGTTCATAGAGTCCTTAATTAGGGCTTTAAATGAAACACATCCTGGCTTGATTTATGTTTGTCTGGGAAAAGTTGCAGAGAAATATATCAAGTATATTGGTCCATCAAATCATGTGCTTAAATACCCTCATCCTGCATATTACTGTAGGTTAGGATGTGGGTTTGAGGCGACTATGTTCTTAGACATTAACAAAATCCTTAAAGAGCTTAATAATGATACAATTAAGTTTTAGTGGCTGAGAATAAAAAAGTTAGGAATGCTACAGCAATAGAATACGAAGGTATTCAGTTTAAAAGTAGACTTGAAAGAGCCTGTTATATTAGATTGAAATCTGAAGGATTTACTCCTCTGTATGAACCGACTCATTATGTCTTACTTCCTCCTTTTAAACTAAATAATGGTGTAATATATGCTCCTAAAAAGAAAGATCTTAGTTTATATACTTCTTTCAGGGCATTGACATATACACCAGATTTTGAATTTACCTATAAGGGCATTCATGTATTCTACGATGCTAAAGGCATGCCAAATGATACCTATCCTCTAAAAAAGAAGTTGTTCATTTCTTATCTAGAAAATTTACAGATTCCTTATATTTTCTTTGAGCCACATAACCTAGCTCAGTTAGAGCAATCAATACAAATATTGTATGAATTACATAGCAAAAATTAAGGAACTATCTAAGCTTTGCTTATCAGATTCAGATAGTAAAAGAATTATAGGGTGGTTAGATCAAAGGGATCTACTTTCTATAAAAGAAATAATTACTTCAGAATTTATTAAGTTTAGAAGATCAAAAAACAATAGTACTGATGAACTAACATGTGATGAAACATATGCTAATTTTGCTGAGTTAGAATCTATTGTAAATGAATATCTTAGACTTAACTATTACTTAGAGGATGAACTAAATTATTATGAAGAGTATTAAAGAACTCGCACTGAACATTAGTGAGCCGGAGTATAGAAAAATTCAAGCTTTTTCATATTCCATGCTCGCTAAATTTCTTAGGGCTAAAGATCCTAAAAGTTTGCTTGATACTACTAAGCAGGATTCTGAAGCGCTACGATTTGGTTCTTTAGTAGATTGCTTACTTACAGAGCCTGAAACACTAGGAAGTAGATTTTGCTTCACTGATGCAAAAACTCCTCCTCCAAGTCTTTTATCTGTAATTACGTATATTTATGATAAAATGCCTAAAGCAGCAAAGTTTTCAAATATTCCAGATCAACTAAAACTTGAGGCTTTAGATCATTTCGAATATGGAACTAGTTGGCAATCTATTACAAGACTTAAGAGAGTAAATGAGTATGCTCTATATTATTCTCTCTTACAGAAGGCTGAGGGTAAAACAGTAGTTTCTTCAGAAGAACTAGCAAGAGCAACTTCTTGTGTGGAAACTTTACGCAATCACTTTTTTACACGAAAGTATATTAATGATGAAGACTTTTCAGTAGATACAATGGAAAGACTTTATCAGTTAAAATTCTCTTCTGAGTATCAAGGAAGTCCTATCAAATGCATGTTTGATAAGATTATAGTAGATCATGAAAATAAGACTATATTACCTATAGATCTCAAAACCACAGGATCTAATGAGGAAGACTTTTGTCATTCTGCTTTAACTTGGGATTATTTTATACAAGCTAATATGTATTCTCAGATACTGCTAGATAATATTCTCAAGGATGAGTACTTTAAGGATTTTGAGCTTCTTCCTTTTAGGTTTGTAGTAATTAATAAATATAATCTTACCCCCTTGGTATGGAAATATCGTGTAAGAATAGAAGGTGAGGAAGTAATAGATCCTCAACAACCTTTGTTATCGGATCACGGTTATAAAAGTTGGCGGCACCTTGTAAAAGAAGCTGCATGGCATTTTAGAACTCAAAAGTTTGATTATTCTTATGCCTCATATATGGCAAATGGAGAAAGAACTATTGAGTTTAAAGAATTACTTCATTAATGAGAAACATAGATGCGTTAACTTACTTTAAAGGTGATGACCTTGCTGCTAAAGTTTGGGCAGACAAATATGCACTAAAGGATGATAATGGCAATATACTAGAAACTAATCCTAATAGTATGCATACTCGGATGGCTTCTGAATTTGCTAGAATCGAAGCTAAATATGGAGGTTCTAAAGCAATGCCTCAAGAATTGATAGAGTCTCTATTTAGAGATTTTAAATATATAATCCCAGGAGGCTCTGTGATGGCCGGTTTAGGGAGTCCAATGATTGGGTCTCTTTCGAATTGCTTTGTAATAGGCCAGCCTGAGGATTCGTACTCGGGTATTATGAAGCTTAGAGAAGAGCAAGCTCACCTTATGAAAAGACGTAAACACCACTGCGTCGCTATACAGTAATGTATAGAAAAATAAACCCTATTAACTGCTGGAAACTCCTAAAGACGTAAAATACTTACCAATTTATTTGGTAATGTGACAACTTTTACGTATATTTATAAAAATTAAATTTTATAATTATGGACAATCAGCAACTTATTGAAGAAATCTGGAAAGATATTATCGGATTTGAAGGTTATTATCAAATCTCTTCTACAGGCAAAGTTAAAAGTTTACGAAGGATGGTAAAATCCTCAAGGTCTTCTTTTGGCTATAGAACTGTACATGAGAAAGTTTTGGCTACAACCATTGATAAATATGGATATGAAGCAGTTAAACTCCGTAAAGAGGGAAAAACCTTTCCATATACTATCCATAGACTTGTAGCATTACATTTTTTAGATAACCCACATCAGTTACCTTCTATTAACCATATAGATGAGAATAAGCTTAATAATCATTATACTAATCTTGAATGGTGTACAGTAAAGTATAACAATACTTTTAACCATCGACAAGAAAAAATTAATGAATTATTAAGACTTAAAAATTGGGGAAATCCTAAAGTCTTATCTATAAGTTTAGAAGATGGATCTGAAACTCTCTATAAAGGGTTAAGAGATGCAGCCAGACAAACTGGATTTGTTCGGCAAGAAATCTCAAAATGTTGTAGAGGATTAAGACCATCTTATAATGGATTTATCTGGAAATTTCTAAAGTAAGCTCAACGACTATCTCGAAAGAGAGTACACTCAAGCGAGTGGAAACATAGGGCCCCTATTGTTAGGGTGAAGATATAGTCTAATCTCATATGAAAGTATGAGCTGCGTATGCGCATTTAGTGTAGCGAACTAAATGGAATATAATTGGGTGGCGTTGGTAAAGATTTATCAACCCTCAGGCCGGCGGGAGCCTCTGTCAAAAATGCAGCTAAGAGTTCTACTGGTGCTGCATCTTTTATGGAAGTAGATTCTAGTATTACTCAAGAGGTAGCCCAAAGAGGTCGGCGGGGAGCACTTATGCTCACTCTTGATATTAGGCATCCTGATGTAGAGGAATTTATTACTAAAAAGCAAGATCTATCGAAAGTCACAGGAGCAAATATTAGTGTTAAAGTTACGGATGATTTTATGAAGGCAGTTATGAAAGATGAAGATTACATTCTTCGTTGGCCTGTAACTACAAAAGTAAAGAATACTGCTTTCCAAGATCTTGAGTATGGTAAACTCTTATGTCTAGAGCATCCCCATGAGGATACATGTTACTATTTCAAGAGAGTAAGAGCCCGTAAACTCTGGGAATTATTAGTTCACTGTGCCTGGAATACCGCCGAACCCGGTATAATGTTTTCAGATAGGCATATTAACTTTAGCCCTGATGGAGTATATCCTCAATATAGAGGTATAAGTACCAACCCTTGTGGTTTAATAAATTAATTTTGCTGCAAGTAAAACATTACGAGAATTGCTGGAATCCTGTTAAAACTTATTATTTAAGTGTTGGGGAATCAGCAGCCGAGCCTTATAAAGTTTTTATAGGGAAGGTTCACAGACTATGTACGTAATACTATGAAATCATTTTATGAAAGAGCTAAAGAACTAGTTTATAATTGTAAACGAGTTAAGCATAATAATGTATGTGAGACACTAGCTCAGGAGTATAATATTAATCTTAGAACTGCCCACGACAGATTTAAAAGTTTATTTCATTACCCTGTAAGAGATTATATAGCTTATATTAATACCCCTAGTAAAGAAGTTTTGCGGGATGCTATTATTAGGAATACTTCTCAAGAAGAACTCTTAAGAGATTTAAATATTCACTATAGCTGGATTAAAGGATTATATGACAAATATTTTAAAGTATCTACTTTTAATAAAGCTAAGCAGTATTTAACTAATGAAGTAGATATTATTCCATATAATCCCACGTTAGAGGATAATCTAAGCATTTTAATTTCACAATATTTAGGGGATGGAAGCTATGAATTTTATGATAATCGGAGCAGTTTAAAGCTAGAACATAGTGCAAAACAATTTGACTATCTCAAGTTTAAAATTAACTTATTAAAGAAAGCATTTCCTACTATACCAGGTCTAGAAACAATTAGGAAGAGAGATAATAAAGGCTATATCTCGTATGTCTGGAGGTCGAATAATATTAGACATAGATATATGGATATAATTAAAAATACTCCTAAATCAGATCTTCTTCCTCGTATGACTCCTTTTGGATGGTGTCTATGGTATCTAGACGACGGCAACTTATTTATTTCTCAAAAATGCAATCATCTAAGTTATGCAATTAGTAATCCAGAGTTACAAGAAGCTGCTCATCGTGAGTTATTATCTTATGGATTTAATTTTCAAATTGCTAAAGATCAAATTATTCTTTCAAATAAGCTAGAGATTATCAAATTTATTAACTCTTTTATTAAACCATTTCAGCACTTGATACCAGAGTGTATGAATTATAAATTCATAGTAAAGATATAGTCGGAAGTAGTTTATTTACTTAAACTATTCTGGAAATTTTTATGCAACCCTATGATAGCTGTAGATTAATTCATCTTAATCTCACATCCTTCATAAGGAATCCTTATACGGAGAATGCTTGCATAGATTTTGAAACTCTTAAAAATGTAGCTAAGTATGCTACTAGACTAGGCGATGATTTAGTAGACCTAGAAGTCGAAGCTATAGATAGAATATTAGGGCATATAAAATCATCTATAGGAAACAACCTCGCAGAGTGGAGGCTATGGCACCAGATTAAACAAACTGCATTAGATGGAAGAAGATGTGGTATAGGTTTTACAGGATTGGCAGATGCTCTGGCGATGATGAATGTAGGATTTGATCAAAAGGGAAAAGAAATTACAGAACAAATTCTCAGAACCATTTTTGCAGCAGAGTTAGAGGAAGAGATCTCTTTAGCTAAAGAAAGAGGGTTCTTCAAAGGTTGGAGTGCCTTTTTAGAGCAAAACAGCAAAGATTTTGATACTAATGATTGGTATAATATGGTTTTGAAAGAGTTCCCCGAACTATATGCTGAATTACAAAAATATGGGAGACGTAATATTTCCTTTAGTACTGTAGCTCCTACAGGCACAGTAAGTATCCTCACTCAGACTTCATCAGGTATTGAACCAGTATTCTCACTATACTATGTAAGACGAAAAAAATGTGGTGAAGGAGAAATCCCGGACTTTATAGACCAAAATGGAGAAAAATTCAAAGAGTTCAAAATTTTCCATAGACCCTTTATAGTATGGGCTCAAAAAAGATTAGGGCTTGCTACTATCGAGGCAACAATAGATATGATAAACTCTTTGGAACCTGGTGATTTTGAGGCTTTATTGCAAGGATCTCCTTGGTATAAACAAACTGCTCCAGAAATTGATTGGAAAACTAGAATTCAAATTCAAGGTATAGCTCAAAAGTATACTACTCATAGTATTTCTAGTACTCTTAATCTTCCTAAGGATGTTACCGAGAAGGAAGTCTCTGATATTTATACATATGCCTTTGAGCAAGGCTTAAAAGGTGTTACAGTATATAGGGAAGGTTGTAGATCAGGAATTTTAGTTACAAATACTACAGATTCTAATACTTTTGTACAACATAGTGCTCCCAAGCGACCAAAGGTTCTTGAAGCTGAGCTACATATTATAAAAGTAAAAAGAATTAAATATGCTGTAATTGTAGGACTATTTGAACACAAACCTTATGAGGTTTTCGCATTTGAATTAGGCGAAGGGAATTTTCTTTCTCAAAAGGGAAAGATTATTAAGATTAAGAGAGGTCATTATAACTTTATAGGAGATGAAGATCTTAATATTGAAGGGCTGCATTTAGCCAATGATAAGGTTGAGGAACGAGCTAGTTCTATCTATGTTTCTATGCTTCTTAGACATGGAGCTCCTATAGAGTATGTTATATCCACAATGAAAAAAGTGAGTGAAAATATCGCTTCATTTACTTCTGCAGTATGCCGAGTATTAATGAAATATTGTACTAAAGGAATCTCTGATGAGAGCTGCCCTGAATGTGGGACTGCTTTAACTAGAGAAGCAGGCTGCAAGAAATGTAATAATTGTGGATATTCAGTATGTCTTACCTTATTAGTAAAGTATTAATGAAACTAAAAATTAAATATAGAGTCACGGATCCTGTAGCTTGTCCTATCATATCTAAAAAAGGGGATTGGATTGATCTTGCAGCTGTTCAAGATGTAAAATTCAAAGCTCCTCATAATGCATACAATACAAGGAAAACTACTTACGATGTTAAGAAGGTTTCCTTAGGGATAGCTATGGCCTTACCTAAAGGTTTTGAGGCTATCATAGCTCCTAGGAGCAGTCTATATAAAGCTAAATCTTTAACCCTTGTTAATAGTATTGGTATAATTGACTATTCTTATAGAGGAGATAATGATATATGGTCAGCATACTTAAAGGCTGATGCAGATACTTCCTTAAATAAAGGAGAAAGAATTCTCCAATTTAGAATTCAACCTTCCCAGAAGGCTTCTATATGGGCTAAGTTAAAGTGGATCTTTACTAGTTCCATAAGTTTCGAAAAAGTAGAATTTCTCACAAGCCCTGATCGAGGGGGCTTTGGAAGTTCAGGTGGTTATAAATCTATGAAAAGCTAATGAATTTGTTATGTACTACACTTATTATATTAGTAGCAGGATTAGTAGTTATCTCTGTTGCTAAGATCTTCATAAATATTCATAGGAATATAAAAGATCAAGAGTCTTTTGATAAAAGATATAAGGTTTCCTTCGATAAACATTTTAAAAAAGTTAAAGTCCCTTTAATTAAAATGAAAATAGGAGGAAATCTTAAATATTTCATAGTAGATAGTGGTGCAGAATCAAATATTCTTGCCACAGATTTCTTTGAGTCTTTAGATCCTAAATATATTACCCAATCTGATATAGAAGCACAATTGATTTCAGCGGAAGGATCTTCAGCAAAGGCCTCAGTAGTACATATAGATTTATCTTTTAAAAAAGAGAAATATCCATCAATTCCATTTTTGGTTACAAAGCTGGTAGATGCAACTGAATGGATTCAGGAAAACACTAAAATTTGTATTGCAGGAATATTAGGATCAGAGTTTTTTGCACGATATAAATGGCTAATTGACTTTGATGAAAGATGTATTTGGGTTTCTCAATTAGATAAAGAGGAGAATGAATAGGTTTAAGTATGGTAGTGGAAAGACTTCTTTCTTCACAATACTTACTCCTGTAAATTCAACTTCTATTGTTGCTAAATTACATTATGAAAATTTTGTAAATGTAGGTTATAAAGATTATACAAAACTCTGGGTCTCTTGTGATAGAGGCCCAGAAATTTGTGAAGGATGTATTCTTTCTACTACTAATATAGAAAATGGTACCCACATAAATTTCTTAGTTAATAAAATAAGAAATGAACTAGGGTATCTGTGGTTAGTAGAACTAGAAAGATGCGATACCTAGTAACTAGGAAACCAAGAGAAGTTGATGAAAAGACTCCATATTCATTAATTTCATTACAAGGACTAGTAGAATATTTTAAAGATCATAAATTCATTGGTTTAGATACTGAAACCTCTGGATTTAGTCCTTATACTAAGGAATTATTACTAGTTCAAGTTGGAGATGAGGAAAATCAGTTTGCTATAGATAATAGTATTGATATTAGAGAGCTGAAATCTTTTTTTGAAAATCCTCAATATATCTTTATTTTACACAATGCCAAGTTTGACTTAAGATTTTTCTTTCATTATAACATCATAATAAAATATGTCTTTGATACTTTTCTAGCTGAAAAATTATTATGGCTAGGATATCCTGCAGGAATGCATAGTTTAAGTTTACAATATTGCTGTCAGCATTATTTAAATGTTAAACTTGATAAGGAAGTACGAGGACATATTATTTTCGAGGGAGCTAGTGATAGGGTTATTGTTTATGGTTGTAGAGATGTACAATACCTAATCCCCCTAATGAAAGAACAGCTTAAGGCATTACAAGAAAAGGATCTCTTACGAGCTATAGATTTAGAAAATAAATTCGTAGTTGTTTTAGCCTATATAGAGTATTGTGGAGTAAGATTAGATGTTGAGAGATGGAAGAAAAAGATGCAATCTGATCAATCAAATCTAGAGATTGCAGTAAGAGAATTGAATAAATGGGTTGTTCAAAACTGTGATGAAAGATTTGTAGAAAAAAATGTTCAGCAGGACTTATTTAATTCAATAGAATCTTCAGAACCTAAGTGTAAAATAAATTGGGCTAGTTCAAGACAAGTAATTCCCTTATTTGAATCTTTAGGCTTTAATCTTTGGGTTAAAGATAAGGAAACTAAGGAAATGAAAAAATCTGTTGAAGCGAAAGTTATTGAGCCTCAAAAAGACCTAAGTCCCATAGCAGATCTTTATTTAAATTATAAAGGATATGAAAAAGTCTGCAGCACCTATGGTCAGAACTTTATAGATCTAATCAATCCAGTATCAGGGCGAATTCATACCCAGTTCTCACAGCTTATGGATACCGGTAAAAGATTATTACCACATATTGTACATAATTTGGTTAATTCAGAAATTTTACTTATATTTGCAGTATAATAAAATACTGTAATTATGAGAAAAATATTAGAAATTAACGATCAAGAATTAATTAAACTGTATTTAGACAACAAGTTAAGCACCTGTCAAATTGGTAAACTACTTGGAATAGATAGGGGTGTAGTAAGATACAGATTAAAATGTAACGGCATATCTTGTAGACCTAGAGCTAGTATATTTCTAGAAGATATAAAGTCAAAGGAAGGAACCCCCGAATTTGATTATTTTTTAGGAATCTTAGCAACTGATGGTTATATTTACAATGGAGCAGTATCTTTAGAATTCGCAGAAAATAATAAAGATATTTTAATCTATTGGAATGAGTTTCTAGGCAACAAATGTAATATACTTTCACATTTTGATAAGAAAGATACTAAGATTTACTACAAGATAAGTTTTATGAATCGAGAGATTTGTGAATACTTGTCTACCTTTGGCATCACAGAAAGGAAATCTCTTACATTAGAGATGAAATACATTAATTGGAACGGACTGTTAGGTATATTTGATGGTGATGGAAGCATTGTATTAGATAAGAGAAGAGGACTATCTGCTAGATTAAAAATAGCTTCTGGCAGCAAGAAATTCCTTGAACAAATTAATGAATTTCTAGCATCTCATGATGTAAAATCCTCCGTTTATTTAGAAAAGACTTGGTATATTCTATCTGTAAGTAACTTGTCTGGTATAGGTACAATTTATAACAATATGTATAAAGACTCCTCATACTTTTTACGAAGGAAGTATGATAAATTCTGCCCACTTGTAGAGAAATTTACAAGAAAAGTATCTCCGTAAACTCAGTCAAAGAGAGGGAAAACTACTAGACTGAGCCAAGCCTCTATAGAGGAAGGTGCAGAGACTACAAACGGAGAATCTAAGTAGTATCAGTTGTAAGATACTATATGATTAAGGTATAGTCCAGTGTGGTAACACTGAGGTTATCTTGTGGAGGAGGGAAAGATAAAGATATAGACAAACCCCTCGTCAATCTGCAAAACTTACCCGGCGATGCAGAGACAAGAGCATGTTTCATACCTGAGGAAGGGAATATATGGATCTCTGCTGATTATAAAGGACAGGAGAGTGTTCTTATTGCTAATGTCGCTGAAGACAAAACTATGATTGAAGAGTTTCTTCATGGCGCTGGTGATATGCACTCCCTAGTAGCAAAAGCGATTTTCCCAGACGAAATAGGAGATTGTCCAGTCTCTGAAATAAAAGAAAAATTTCCTAAGCTTCGAAAAAAAGCTAAAGGACCAGAGTTCTGCTTTAATTATGGTGGTAATGATGCTACACTAGTTGCAACTTACGGTTTCTCTCCCGAAACTGCTGCATCAATATACAATAATTATATGAAAAAGTTTTCTGGAGTAGCTAAGTATCAAGCATGGTGCAGAAAGGAAGTCATGAATGTTGGTTTTATAGAGCATTGCCCTGAAACTGGTCATAAAGCATATATTTATGACTTTGACAAACTTAAAGCAGCAAAAGAAGAGATGTCTAGGCCAGGATTTTGGGATAGGTATAAAATACTTAAACAGATTGATCCTAAATCCCCAGAAGTCCAAATGGTAAAATATTTCTTCAAGAGAAAAAGTGCTTCAGAAAAACAAAGTATTAATTACCGTATTCAAGCAAGAGGAGCTATTTGTTTTAAAAGGTTCTCAATTATGTTCTTTCAATGGTTATGGAAGAATAATTTACTTTTTACAGTGAAGTATTGTATTCCTGTCCACGATGAGGCCAATATTGAAGCCCCAAAAGAAATAGCCGAGAAAGTTGCAAATGCTCTTGTAACTTGTATGAGAAAAGCAGGGCAATTATTCTGTAAAACTGTACCTTTAGATGCAGATGTTTCTATAGGGAACCATTGGATACACTAATGATTACAAAAATTATCAAATTCGGAGCTCCTTGGTGTACAGCATGTACTGCTGTAGACACTGCACTGGAGCAGCTTCAGGCTATTAAGCCGGAAATTGAAGTTTCAAAAGTTAATATTGAAGAAGATGAAGCTACCACTGAATTATACAAAGTAAAAGGTCTTCCTACTATTGTATTTCTAAACGATGAAAACAAGGAAATGGGGAGAAATGTAGGTAGATGTACAATACAAGAGATTTTAAGCACTATAAATGGCCATGGCATATAATAAGGTACATGAAGAAATTAAAGCCACATATGAGGCTAAAAATAGGGATTATGGGGATTCTTTTAATAAGTCCCTTAATCATTTTGGTATTGTAGCTGCAGTAGTAAGAATAAGTGATAAGTTTGAACGATTAGTTAATCTTACTAATAGACAGAGACTAGCCAAAGCTGCAGTGGATGAGCCCTTAGAAGACACCCTAAAAGATATGGCTAATTACTGCATTATGACAGCATCTTGGCTTGAAGATCAAAAAAACAAAACATGAAAATAGTTGGAATGTCAGACCTACATGGTTTGCTACCTAAATTAGAAGATATCCCTGACTGTAATGTTGTTATTATAGCTGGGGATATCTCCCCTCTGTATTTGCAAGAAAAGATAGCAGAATGTGCCATATGGTTTGGAAATGTATTTATACCCTGGTGTGAGACTTTACCTTGTGATAAGGTAATTATTGTAGGAGGGAATCATGACTTCTTCTTAGAAGATATTAAGCCTCATTTTTTAAAGTTTGGGAAAAATAAAAAGATTATTCTCCTAAAACACCAGGTTTATAAATATAATCATATTACTTTTTTTGGCACTCCCTATGTGGAGGATCTTCCCCGATGGGCGTTTAATTTATCCTTGGAACAAGCCGAGGAGAAGTTCTCTAAGATACCAAATTGTGATGTACTAATATCGCATACACCTCCCTTTGATGCTGCAAATACTGGCAGAGTTGGAGGATATAGAGGAGCTGTAGATTATGGATCTTGGGCATTAAGAAATGCTATTTTAAATAAAAGAATAGGTTTAATAATCTGCGGTCATATACACACTGGAGATCACTCTCTAAATGACTGGTTTGGTCATAAAATAGTAAATGTTTCCCTTCTCAACGAAGATTATAACATGGAATTCTCCCCTAAACTTATAGAAATATAATGAAAATACTCTATACCAGTGCAGAATTGCTGCAAGATCAAGGACTACTTAAAAATATTGAAACAGCGGGACGAGTCTGTTATAAATCAGAAGATAGAATAACTGACGACTCAGCACTAACTTTTGTTAATATGATTCGAAAGAGTGGGCACTACTCAGTCTTAGAACATGGAAGTATTTACCTCAAAAGTAAATTTCCTATCATAATAGAGGATATTTCTACTGAGAGGTATATTTCTGGCAATGCTCTTCCTGAATCTCCTTGGTGTCATATTGATCTTAAAGATAGTTTTTACTATTATTATACAAATCTTCGTGTCATTGAAGAAGCTTGCCCTCGATTAGCAGACTGCATTATTAAATCTAAACCCTTGCCTGAGGGTATAGAATTTTTTAATCCTAGTTCGGCGGATCCTTATAGACGAATTTCTTTTAGAATTATAGCGGATTTTAAGATCTCAGAGCAATATCTTCGGCATAGATTACTTTCTCCTAGTAAAGAGAGTACAAGATTCTGTAACTATAGTAAAGAAAAATTTAATAAAGAACTCTCTATTGTTCTTCCACAATCTCTAGCTAGAATTTTAGGATTTCTTCCTTGCTCTGTATCATCATTAAATGATAAATGGAAAGTTCACTTCAAAGAAGAAACTGTAAAGTCTAAAAATGCTGAGTTCTATATTAATAATATACTGACTCATTTTAGTGAAAAGATATCTGATACTGAATATCTTGTAAACTTATCCATGTATCCAGAATTAGATCTCTATCTTAGCATTGCTAAATTAGCTGAAATCAAATACATGGATTTAGTTAACAAAGGCACTAAACCAGAGGAAGCTAGAATTATTCTTCCTTGTATGACTAAAACTGAACAGGTCATGACTGGGTTTATAAAAGATTGGCAGGAAGTTTGCGTCAAGAGATCTATAAAAGCAGCTCAGACTGAGGCCAGAGTTATTGCAAACGATATCTTAATGGTGTTAAATGATTTAAGGAATTCTAATAAAGAGAAGGATTTATATACAGTAGTACACGAATATTTAGATGCACTTAAAGCAGATTTCTCTTATGATAACGTATAAGGAGTTCATTAAAACTTATAATCCTATAGATAATGACTTTGATCCTGCAGCTCCTATGGAAGGAAAACTATATGATGTTATAGAATTCTCTCGAATAGCTCCATATGCTTTACGAAGCAGACTTCTTTGGACTGTAGTAAAGGAAGATTTTTTTGATACTAATAGTAGGGAATATACTACTAAAACTCGAATTTATCCAGGATGTATAAGTAAACCTGTAGTACAAGGATATATGGTAACTACAGAGCCATATAAATACGGAGCTGATATAGTTGTAGAACTATAAAAAATTTCCCCAGTAGGAATCAACCTACCGGGGATTTTTTTTAGACTTCAGAAACTATCTTTGCTCAAAAGTAAATCTATCGAAAACATCAAAGAAATCTTGAACAGCATTAACACCAGGAATTAATCGTGAACTGTAGAAAAAGAAAGGAGATTTATCCTTAGCATCTTCTTCTCACCACAAAAATCCTTTATAATCGTTGCCAGTTATGAGATCTCTAGTTTCATCAATAGTATTTGTAAAGAATCTCTGAATATTTAGGAATCATGTTAAACATGCTATAGGAGACTGCATAATATCTGTAGCACTATTTAGATCTACAAAGAAAGAAGCCTCTAAGAATGCTCCATAAAAAGCTCTATACATATTTTGAGTAACAATTTTAGTAGCTCATCCTGTATAATCTTCCTCAGGATCATCAGGTACAAAGGCTTTAGCTATCATAGCAGCTAGGAAGAAGGATACTATAGCTTGCATCTCATAAGCAAGAGCTCTGAGCTTTGACACTCTAAGCCTACAAAAATCCTCAAATGTGAAATCTAACTTTGATTCAGTAGGATGCTCTCTAAAGTATTCTTCATATTGTTTTCTTGCTGCTTTTTCATTTATAGCAACATTCTGATTAGCTAGGTATCCTATAATAGGTAGAGATCTTAGTAGTAATCTAGAAAATGCTTTGGTAAATTCTAATCCTCCAGCAGATAACTCTGAGAGACCAACTCTAAATCTTCCAATATCATATTCATCTGTAGCCAGATTTTTATGCAAAGAGCTTCATCGTGTCCTTAATAAACCAGGCATTCAATTTCGATACTGCATGATAAGGGTACCTGCAACTGTAGTACCTGCTAAGTATCTATCTTCAGCAGGCATAACACCTTTGATTTTAGTAGCCGCATCCTGTGCAATAAATCGTATTCTTATTATGTGCTCCTTAGATAATCTTTCATCTACAGTAATAGTACCATCTTCTGCTACTCTTAGCAGATCTGCAATAGGCGTAGCATTAGGATTTTTACTTATTCGAACAATCTTTTTAGAGTTTTCATCAAAACCTCAAGCATATAGAATACTTGCAAGAGTTCTCTTATCAAAAGCAGTATCAGATTTATCTAGAAAATAATAAGCATTTTCCATATTGAAAATTCTGTTAGCTTTATTTGCAGATAATTTATCTCCAGCTATCTTCCAGACATCCTTATTACTTATGTTAAAGTACTCCATAAGAGCATTATACTTCAGAGGATCCTTTCTCTTCATTTCTAGAGCTTTTTTAGTAGATTCCCTGTCAAAATAGATTCCTTCAGCCTGATTAAGAAGATAGTTTGTATAGTTCTGAGCATAAGCTCTAAAACCTAAAATAGGCTTAAAACCAAGAGTACTCAGTGCAGACCATTGGACTACTTTACGAGCTAGTTTACCATAGGTGTATTCCTTCCCCATAAAAGTAAAGGTTTTCTGATCCCCTTGCAATGTTTTACCGTATATATATAAGTCTATAAACTTTTCAAGAACTTCAACATCCGAAGATGACATACCTAAGGCTGTTCTAACCTTGCCAGTTCACTTGTCCATATTAGGCAAGTTATCTCCAGTGAAAACTTTAGCTTCATTTGTTTTAGCATGATAAAGAAGAAGTTGTGCATTAGCCTCAATCTCTTTCATATGTTTATATGTATAAACAGACTGGGCCATCATAAGAAGTACTCTTGAAAGATCATAAGACTTGTGCTTTAATCCTTTTTTTCGTGCTAACTCTCTTAGTTTAGTTTCTCGTATCTGACCTCATTCTGCAGAATCTCTGGATAAGTTAGGGTCAATAGAGTTCTCTATATCTGCAATTTCCTTTTTAGTAAGATTATCAGTTAAAGGATCTAAATAAAAGATAGGAATATGTTTAATAGGATTACCTGCATAATCTCGTGCAGAAGTCTCATCTTGGCTTCTGTAGATTGTATCAGATTCATCTCTAAGCTCTAGGCTGGATAATGCAATACTTCTAATATCAGTTAAAGCTGCAAAACCATTTTTAAAGATAGAATCTACTAAATCATTTCTTACATTAGCAATAAATCTACTGTTAATTTGCCTGCCTGTAATTCTCTCAAATTCCATATTAAACCTTACATACATATTATAATAATCTACTAAAGGCAGAATATCTTGAATTTCTTTAAACTCAGCACTATAATAGTCAGAGTTCTCAACACGATATCTATCTCTAATAAAAGTATTATATTTACTATATAAGGCATCCTTATTATAAGCAAGGTCGTTGTTTATTCTTCAGGCTTCAAATCTTCGCATTTCTCTCTCTTCAGTAGAAGTACCCTTAGCTTTTTCAAGTCTGGCTTTTCAAGAATCCATAGCCCTATTGAAATCTTCTAAAGCCTTTCCAGTATATCTAAATCCAGCTCCCTTATGTCCCCTTGTTACCATATAATTATTTAGGAAAAAAGATATACTTCTAAACTTAGGCTTTCTCGCAGTTTCTAGATCTTCATAAAATGATTTATCATATTTATTAATTAAAGTCCCCGTTTCAGTATTAATTATTTTATTAAATAAATCCTGGACTGTGGTATTATGTTCTTTTGCCCAACTTTCTAATGAAGTATGAGCATTTTGAATCTTTGTTAAAGCTACATTCATCTCATCCTTAATATTAGCTTGGGCTGTTTTAAGTAATTTACTAAAAGCCCTAAATATAGGATGAGCTATCTCACTAAGTTTGCTAAACATTCCTGCAAATCACCCAATATGATCACCAGGTTCTGTGATATCTTCTCCTGTAGTTGATAGAATCATATCCACAGGCTTAGCAGCTAAAAGGTGTTTTACAAGTAATAGGTTTTTTAGAGCATTCCCTAGTTTAGCATTATATTCTAAGTCATCTTCTGTATTTATAGCAGGTTGGATATCCTCAATGAATTTTAAGAATGTATCAGTTTGTTGCTTTAACTTAAGAATTTCATCAGCTGTTAAAGATCCTAATTGCCCAAAGGGAATTGTTAATCTCCTTTGAACGGAATCAGTCATATCATTAATTTCCTTAAATAAAAAATTGAAGTCTTGATGAACTAAGATATTTTGAATTAAATCTTCTGTTTTTTCTAAAGAGTCTTTATCAGTTTGAGATCTAGTTCTATTATAAGCTCCTCTTTGAGCATGTCTTACTTCATACAATTTTTCTAAAGCCTTACTTATATTAGGATCAAAGTCTACTTCTTCGGCGACAGATATTGGATTTAAACTAGGTTCATCCAGAGTTCAAGGTGTTAATTCTCTAAATCCAAAAGGAGATTTTTCTCCAGATACTATATCAATATTAAATTGGACATTAATAGGAAGCATACGGGTTGCTCCAAAGGATACATTAATTTTTTTATTCTCCGATTCTGCTTTAGAAATAATAGAATCTGTGAGAATATTTTTATATTGCACCATCTGAACATTTCAAGCCTCTCTCATAGAGGCCGAAATCTCACTAGTAATTTCTCCATTTTTCTCTCGAAATTCATGAGTTTTGTAATCATAAATATCTATTACACCATTAGAATAGACAGCAATGACATCACAAGTTCCTGCCAGATCGCGTTTAGGATCATAGAGAACTTTTTCAGTAAATATCTTTACGTTTCCGTTTGTACCTGTATGATTATTGATAAAAGCTTGCCTAGCTAAAATATCTTTGTAAAGACTATTTGCAGAGTCTACAACTTTAGAAAACTGAGTATGAGAAATTCTAATGATATTTCGGAGTCCTTCATCTGACCTATTCATGAAATCTGCAGAACCTTTTAACTTTAAGAAGATCCTTTCAGTAACATCCCCTTGGAGAGGAGTTTTACCACTAATAATATCATTTAAGACTGCTTCCATATAAGCATGAATAACAGTCCCTTTCATAGTATGGATATTATTAGGGGATTCTTTGTCTGAAGAAACTTGATGTCTGCGCTTGACTCCTCTAGAAACAATATCAGATACTCTCCTTGCAACTATTTTTCCTTCTGATGTTATATATCTATTATTTATTGCATCATAAGTGACAGAAACATTATTTAGATAGTTTTCAATATCTAATTGGGTAGCAGCCATTTTTGCAGTAAGTTCATAGTATACATCTCCAGAAGTATATGAGGAGATTTTTGTATCTAATCCAGTTACCTGCTTATTTAAAAGCATATTAGCTACATTAGTAAAAGGCTGCATTTGAGCCAGCATTTTATCTGCAGTCAAATCTGCAACCTCAGCCTTAGTCTTAAACCAATTTAAAATCTTAGTAAAGAGATTTTTAATACTTGCAATAATACTAGAGGATTCCTTAGTATATTCAGGATGATCTTCCTTATATAATCTTACAACCTCTTGAGCTATTAATTTACCAGCAGTTTCTTCAGCAATCTTTACCTCATCATTCCCATAAACATCCTTATATTCTTCAGTTACTTTAGCATATTTAAGACTTTTTCGTGCAGCATTAAGAATCCTATCATAAAAAGGAGTATTACCTCGTAGCATTCTAACTAGTACATGAGCACACTCCTCACTTAATGTTGTTACATCTGCCTTGTTTGTAGCTACAGTAATGATCTTTCTAACCATATCTGCTTTAGCTATAGCAGGTATTGGTAGGCCATCTTGATCTTTTATATCATCAAAGGTCTCCTCAATCTTAAATCCTACTTTTCCAGCTCAATCTTTTAAAAGCCCAGAAAGGCCCTTTATAGGCTTTTCTGTGGGCTCTGAGCTTAACTGGTAGGATTCCTCAGGATTTACAGTATATGCGCTTAAATCCGCCTTAGAATCCTCAGGAAGCATATACTTCTCTACATACACCTCAGAATACTCTTTTCCTACAGGAGATTGAGAAGATTTGGATACTCTAGCTCTGTAAGCACCATAATTTGCGTTAATATCTTGAGCTTTAGCAAGAGCTCTTGAATAATCTTTATATACTATAGGTTTTCCATTTTTATCAACAACACCTAAAAGTAGCTTCTCTTCAGCAGATAAAGGTGCATATGTAATATTTAAGGATTTTAGCATATTTAAGGCTTGGCGAAGGGTGGGGATATTATCCCCACTCCTTACATACATAGACCAAGTTATGTCTTCACCAAACCTACTGACTAAATCCTTTCAAGCTTGCGAACTTGTATTAGGACAAATCTTAGCCATACTTACTTACATTGTTTTTTACGTTCTTCTCCCAATTTGATAAAGTCAGAAGTAGTATTAATTTCTTCGTTAGATACTGGGATACCCATTGATGTAGCTTCCTCAATAATATCTTGAATATCTTTGGGAACATTAGATGAATAATCTTCTCCTTCCTCCAAGTATGTCCCAATATCCCTGACTTTCTTTATGTTATTAATTAATTTTGTTAAAGGACTGCCTAATCTAAAATCATAAATCTGTCTCTGATGATTTTTGACTATAGATTGAGAGTCAAGAGGAAATGCCTCAGGCAGAGGAATTCTTTCATACTTCTTAGAAGTTGGATTATAGGTTAAAATCACAGGTTGTCCTTCAGTTTGACCTAAAGGTAATACATCCGCAAATTTAAAATGATCTGAGAGAATATTTTTATCATTATAGTTTGATAACTGCCAAGCATATATAAAGGCATCTCTCATTAAAGAGTAGCTCTTTTCCTGATAAGTCTCTAACATAGGAGATATATACTCTCTATACATTTGTACAGGTATAATATCCAAGAAATTTAGAGGAGACATTTGTAATCCAGACTGCAATAAACAGAATTTCATTAGATCTTTAGCAAATTCCTTATCACTCAGATAAAGCTGTTCTCATGCATAAGTTATTGCATTTTGAGCTAAAGGATCTCTATCTATAAAAGGACGTATATTATGTACATCATCTCTTACAGTATTTAATACTGGTACTAAAGCCTCAAATAAGGGATTTTCCCTATATCCTGGATCTTTACGTAGTCTAGCTAACTTCATAGGAACACTATCATTACCAATAAATAGTCTCTTTCTTTCTGAAACTAGAGTCTGACCATTAGCATCTGGAGTGTTTAAAATAATTGCAGTTAAGAAATCATTCTTAAATTTATTTAAAACACTTACTAAGTTATTCCCAGAAATACTAGATTTAGAACTTAAGTATCTATCTATAACCTCATCAAATATACCATTATTACTAGCATTTGTAAACTGCTTATCCCTCATAAGTAAAAATAGAGGTTTAAATAAATTCCTTAAATCTTCTACAACCTTTGCGTAACCTGAAATATATCCAGTACCATCTACAAGATAAGAGAAATTTATTACATCTCCTCCAGATTTTCTACTTTTAGCAAGCTTAATGAGTAATTCTGACAAATTCTTACCTCCATCTTTCGTGTCATATGTAGTGCTCTGCATTGCATCTGCAATAACCCTACCATAATGAACATATCTTAAGAAATCATCTAAGATTTGATTCTGATATGTTAAATCATTTGTTGTAATATATGCCTCAAGATCCTCAGTAGTAAATATTTTATCAGGATGTTCTTTAGGATCGAGCCTAGCAGGATATTTTCTAGAAAGAAATTCTTTTATACCCTCCTTAGTTAATCTTACAATTGCTCTTCCTGCTCTGCCTTCAGCATCTGTAGAACCAACATAATTTTCCTGAGCAATCTGGGATTCATATTGTTGCTGTAGTTTTAAATATTCCCTAATTATTGGTTGATTCATAAACAGAGCTAAAGTATCAGGATGTACCCCTGCCATAGTAAGCATAGTAAGAGTTCCTAAAGTAGCCGGAGTAGCCCCTAGATTGACCCCAAGGGGAGACTTAGCAGCATCTACAGCAGCACTGATCCATTGATTCAGTAACTCAGAAATAGGAATATGCTCTTTCCCTGCAGTGAACTTCCTACCTAGTTGAACCATACCACCATTTTCATTATAAGCAAAGTTGATCTTAGCCTCTTCCACTAATAATCCTAGGTTGTATAATGAAGCAAATACATAGAACTTACCCGCATTAGCAGCAATACCTACTTCTTTCTTACCCGCCATGTAATTCTCAGCTACCTTTAAGACATAAGTGCAGTCTAATAAAGATGGCAAATTAGCTTTTGACTTATAATACTCAGGTTGCAATTCATAAGAATCCCCAAAAACAGCTTTCATGGCTCGCTTAGCGGATTTCTCAAGAATATTTGTCTGAATAGGTGCTATAAAGTTACTAGCATTTTGAGGCATCTGAGCAAGTTCTCTCTGAATCTCAGTAATCCTATTCTCTATAGCTTTCTTATGGAAAACAGTCTTATTAACCTCAGACTCTTCATTTTGAGCTAAAGATTGGAGAATCTCACTATTACCAAAACGAGATGCTAAATACCCTATTACTCCCTCCTCTTTGTTTGTGGATTGTATATACTCAGCATATTGCTCTTCCCAATTATTTAAACTAATATATTTATAATCCTTCCCAATCTTATAGCTATTAGGAACATATAAATACATCTTGTCAATATCATAATCTGAGCCTGCTTTTGCAACAATTTCTGTAGGCAAAACTATAATATCTCCTGCAGATTCTGGTAAAAAGCCTTTGATCTTGAGAGTTTCTATAGAACTTAATCCCTGTGTAGGGATACGGAATCCTATAAGTTGTAATAGCTTTTCAGAAAGGCCTTTTACATCAGTAATCCCTTTATAAGTAGAAGGAATATATACTTCCATAGATGTAATAACAGGCTTACCATCCTTAACTTGAACAACAAAGTCAAGATCAGAGGATCTATATTTCCCATCATCATATTCCCTGGATACACTGTGCTCCCACATAGTAGAAGGCACTTGGAAGGCCGCTGTGCCATTCCGTTTCTGAGATGTAGTAGAGCTAGCAGCCTTACTCATAAGAATACTTTCGATCTTCTCTCTTGTAGGAAGCAAGTCTATGTTGGTATTACCATCCTGCAAGTTATTTAGGGACTCTATAGCTGTAATATAATTATCTGCAAGACCTCTCTCGATAGCTTCAGCCCTTAGGGAAGAAACAAGTACTTGAACTCCTTCTTGTGAAATCTGTCAACCATTATTCCCGGCTATTAGTCCTAATTCCTTAATAAGAAGTTCTCTTCCAAGAGAGATTCGTTCGTTATTAAGAGAAATATATTCGGATACTAGCTCTTCAACATGAACTTTATTTTCCCCAAAATGCTCACTTACAGAGCCCCCATCATAAAGTCCATTTAAAATTTGAACCATCATCTGAGTTCCTGTAATAACATCATGATGCTTATGTTCACCAGTATCTACCTGAATACCTCAGTATTCCCAATAAGTATCTTGAGTAAGAAGAGGTTCGGGACCACTATAAGTACCTTCTAAGTCTACAAGAAATTTCCCAGTATGATCATAGAAATCATTAAAAGGATGTGCAGTATTTGTTACTCGAATACCATCTTCATTAATAAATGAATTAGTTCGAGTAGTTACCCCCTTATTAGCAGAGGAGTGCACCACAACACCTATTTGATTTTTGATCATTAACTGATGTAAATTCTGAAGATTAGTACCCTTTAATACTGAGGGAATCAAAGGCATTAAAGATAACTTGTAAAAAGAAGGTTTATATCCTGCTACATTAGCTAAGGGCCCAAAATGTTGAGGCTTTAAAGGATTAAAAACTTGCCTTCCTCAGTCCCCATACTTCAGAGGAATTTCTTTACCAGCAAAATTCCTGAATACTCTTTTATCAACTGGAATATTATTATATTCTTGAACTTCTCATTGATAAAGTTTTTCTGAATCAGTAGTCCAATCCCCTACCCGTACCTTGAATTCTCTATATGCATCCAGAGAAATCATGCCAAAGCCATCACCCTCAGTCATATCTGCATATGCAGCACTGTTTAGACCTAACTTACCACTCTGATCTGCTAGAGCACTAGTCATCATATTCTCAAAAGAAATTTCCTTGTTTGAATTATTATATTCATCCAAGACTTTTTCCTTTAAGCTTTGATACTTTTTATTGTCTTTATCTATAATCTCTGCAATAGGGTAGAGACTTTTTGAATAAGAAGAAACATCAGAGAAGACCGCAGTTCTTAATATTGGAGAACCATTATTATCAACTAGATTTTCAGCTCCATCAATACGCTTGAAATAAGTCTTAATAGCTCTATTTATCATATCTCCTGTAAGACATGTCTTCTTAGCACCCATAGCTCCATTATGCCTCTTGAATTCATCGCCTAGAGTTTTATAAAAAATATTGTCCCCATAGAGTACTTTGCTCTGTTCTGTATTACCTATAGCATAATTAATAACTGCAAGTCTTAACCAATTTAAAACTTCGGCTTTAGGGAAAATAGTTTGAGTAGAATTAGTACTTAACTTTAAGGAATTATTTACAACATCCCCATTAGGTAACTCTAATAACCCTCCTAGATCTATTAAAGTTAGGTATGCATTATTAGTAAGAGTAGTAATTACTTTCTCTATTCTAGATTCTAGAGCCTCTGTACCAATAGAATTTATAAATCTAGTTGCAAAGTCTTCAGGAGATTCTTGAGTATCTAGTATATTCGCTTGCTCCTCTGTAGTAAGCAGAGTTTCTATAAATACACCTTTAGAATAATTCTTATTAAAGTTTGTAAATGCTCTATCTTTAGAGTGGGAGCGTGCTAATTCATCTCATAAATACCCTTTAAAAACCTCGTAAATCTCTTTTAGAGGAGTAGAAATATCTACCCAAGTACTACCATGATCTAAGAACCTCTCTTGACCATTATCTGCGGGTCTCATAATATTGTCTTTACCCTCCATAGTAAGATTAAGTACTGTAGATAATTTATCAAGAGGTTTTAAATCCTTATATTCAACACCTGTAGAACTTGCCCGTGAAGCCTCTTTATTTCCTTCATGAATAAGAACACTTACATAAGGAATTTTGTGAGATAAAGCTCCATTCAATAATAAAGAGTGAGTGATATAGGGATTGTCTACTGTCCTTAAGTGAGGTAATTCTGATATAAGTCTAGAAGGATTCTCTATTAATCTATTTAGTTTGTTTATTACTTGATTTATATAACCAGGTTTCTGAAGATCATAGATTCTCTCATCTCCAATGGAAATATGAGAATTTTCTAATGTCTCAATTCCTAGATTAATCTGAATATCCAGAAAAACACCTAAGTTCTCATTCCTCTCTCCCTCTCTTGACTCAAAAAGTACGGGCACTTTAAGCTTGCCAGTTGTTATTTGATATCAAAGATGAGAGACTTTATCTAGAAAAGCCTTTGTTTTTGTAGCATTTCTTAAAGTTACTGGATTCTTTATATTAAACTCGATACCTAAAGCTTTTAGAAATTCTAAAGCTTTTTGATCAGAAGGAACTGAGGGAAATGCTGCTTTTAGATTTGCTGTATTATATTCTCAAGTATTCTTAGTCTTTGTATAAAATGGACTAATTTGAGAATCGCCACTTGTAAGCTTCTTTACAAGATTTGCCCTTCAGTCAGAACGTATCCTGGATCTTTGCCCTACATATTGTCCATTTTTTCGAGTCAATCCTATAATGTAAAAATTTCTATTGTTATTAAAAGACTGAATAAATTGAATTACCTGTAAAGCATCTGCTGCAGACCAAGACTCTGATTTATCAAGCTTTAGCCATGATGAAATAATCTTATTATAACTTGACCCATCTTGATTAAGAATTGTTACTTCTTCATCTTTAATAAGTTGATAAATTGCAGGGTATTCTTCAGCAACTTCTGTTAATCTTTGGGAAAGCTCAGATACTGAGATACCTGTAGGCATATTAGCAAGCTTATTTCCTATAATATTAAATACCTTACCAAAATCTTCAACTTCATTCATACCTAAGCTATTAAGGTATGGTTCGTAAGTTCTATCTTTCGTGTTAAAGTTTCTCTTAAATAAAGTACTTAGTAATAATTTTACTATCTTATTAGAATTAACCTTACTACTCATTGTAATAGACTCTGCAAATAGAGCTGCAGAATCCCTACCTTGATTAAATTCCCCTCCAGAGATTTCACTCGCAGCAGATTGATAATCTTCACTTGTACTAAGCTCTAACCGGTATTGAACTAATTTAGTTTGTGCATGTAAAACTTTTATACCAGAAGGACTGTCTCAAGTTTTTAGAATAGTTAGTAGCTTTTGAGTTCTGTCTTTTAAAATAGTCTTATCATTAACACTTAAAGTAGGATCCTTAAGCTTACTTATATTAGCTTGAATAGCTGCCTGAAACTGGCCTTTAGCACTATTATAAGCTTTAGAGACAATTTCTGCATTATTCTCTTCAAGAATATCTACTAAACTTCCCTGTTCCTTGAAATATTGTAAAAACCAACAATGTAAACTATTTACAGCATCGTTAGTAGTAATAGCATCTAACCCTGGAATAACCCTAAATTTCTTAGTAGGAGAAGCTAACGTAATATAATCTTTCCTAGTAAAATCATGATTTTTAACATAGTTTATAACTGATTCTATACTATTAGTCCAGTCTCTATTTCCTTGAATATTAAAGAGTCATTCTATGAATTTCTTTATTTTATCAAAAATCTGCTTTATCCAAGAATTAGACTCTTGATCCATAGCCATAAAATCTGAGAAAACTTCTGCTAAAACTTCTTCAGCAAGAGCTTCTTTAGATAGATTTGAGTAGAAACTTCTCTCTGTATCAAAATAATTTTTATACTCTGGATTATTTAAAGCTTCTTTAATAAGCTTTTGCTTTTCATCAGGAGTTAGAATACAATCCAGTACAACATGAAAAGCCTCATGATAGGTAGTTTTGTCTGTAGCTCCTTTATATAAAGTAACTGCACTATTTTCAAATAAGCCTACAATATTATTTGAGACAGCTCTGTCTATAATATTAAAGTCTATATCTGGAAATTTCTTTATAAACCAATCCTTAGATTTCTGTATAGCCATCTTAGCATCATCACTTATAGGATTGTGACTGATACTATATTTCGCTGCACCAGATATTACTATAGGTGTCTGTATCCCTTCTTTTAAGACCTCATCAGCTTCTGCAAATAATGCTGCTAATTCCTCATCCTCACCTACGACTTCTTGAGCTGGAGTAGACCCTGTAACAGGAGAAACATTAATAGAAACTTTAATATTAGGATATTGACCTCTATAAGCCTCGTTAGCAAACCTAGTAGCACCTTTTTCAAGATCACTGATACTATAATCCCCATTCTTAGTAATTCAGTTTATTAATTCTCCCGCTAATAAGCCAGTAGCATCTCCACTGCTAGTATACTCCCCACTCTCTTTGCTTAAGTAAAATGTAGTAATATCAGAATCTGGATTGCTTGTACGATACTGTATTGATACCTTTCCTCCAGAATTAATAAAATCTTGAATATCTGTAGTATTACCTAAACTTTTGGGAGTAGACTCTTTAGCATTTGAAATTTGTGTAACTACCTCTTTAGAAGTAGTCTCAACCTGTAGAGGTTCAAATATAGCATATCTTTCAACAGTACTATAAGGACTAGTTATATTATCTACAAAGTCTACTAAATTTTCTCTAGCAAAATCATGATAGTTAGTATATTGTTTAGCTAGAATTGTTCCATCTTCTAAAACTCTAGTAGGGAAATAGTAAGGGCTAGTACTACTAGGATTCATTAAAGAAACTCTAATGTTATAGAAAGATTTCTTTAAATATGAGTCTAATACGGAGAAAAATGCTTCATTAGGAATAAGGTTGCCTTGAGCATCTCTAGTAACAGCACTTACCTCGGTGCCTCCTATTCTCCAAGTACTAGTAATATAACCTTTATTATTTGTATAGTTAGTAATTATTTTAGAAGAGTTCCCTAAATGATTGGAATCACCAGAATATCTTAATATATCTCTTAGTAAAGAGAAAAAGTTTTTCTCTACTATAGTATCCCCAGCTTTAAATCGCAGAGTTCCTCTACTGATAAAAGATTTATGGTCAGCTTTTATAGACTGATTAATATAAGTCCTAAACAAATCTAAAATTAACTCTCTGGTAGAATCCTTAATAGGCACAGAATTGGCTTTATAGAAATGCTTAGTATTAGTATCCTCTATTGCTGCTGTACCTGGAGGAATAATAAAGTCTCGGCCTTCCTGAGTAGTAATTCGGCCATTTAAAGAAACATAGACAACTAAATTCCCTAATGAAAAATTTTCAGGTAAAGAATCCTTAAGAGGTCTAAGTTGAGCAGGGGCTTTTCGAATAATATGAGCATGATCCTTATCTACAACGCCATTACTGGCACCAGAAAATACAACTGGAACTGACTGCCCATTACGAAGGTACTTTCATACAGAATTTTCATACTGCTGTTTAAAATAATTAAATTCATCAGGACCTCCAAAATATTTAGCTGTTGAGGCCTTTCCTTTTATGTCAGAGACAGTAGTATAAACATTCTTAGAAGAATCAAAAGTAGTATCTAAAGAATTACCATTAGAATCTATATAACGACCTTCTTTATCTGTTAATATTAACCTTCCAGCAAGTTCTCCTTCATACTCAAAAGGTACTATAATACCTCTATACTTTGTAATATCATGAGTATTAAGGAAATCAAATCATCTAACTTGGTCGGGAAGGTTAGCCTTTCTACTAGCTACTTCAGAACCTCTTGAAGCAAATCAATAATTCTCTGCAGATCTCATAGGAGGATCCCAAAGGCTCTCGGTAGAAAGTTCTGCTTCGTAATTATCACTCCGCTCATCTTCTAAAGGCTCAATGCTAGTATCAGTATCTATTGTAATATTAGTAGATACTTCTGATTCTGTAGCAGATTTTTTAGCTTCTTCCTGTACAGTTTGACGTTCTATTCTAGATAGGGCTGATTGGTATAAAATACCAAGTTCCTCTATGGCTTCTTCACTTAGAGATTCTCCTGTAGTATGCCTAGTATACCAGGTATCAAGATCTTCTGTAAAATTAATCTTATTAACTTCGTCTCTTAGAGTCTTCTTTTCTTTAGAAGTAAAAAATTTGACTTCAGGAGTAGTAGTCTCAGTTTGCTCTGTATTATTTTCTATGTTTCCTGAAGTATCCTCTGAAATAAAACTTTCTAAATCTTTTGAAGCTACTGGCCTCTCTTGCCCCATCTCATCTTTGAGCATAGGGAGATTATAAGTATTAGTTTCATCATTATAATGTCTCAGAAAGTAGGTATCCCCATCTTTAACAACCTTAGCTCTAGCAGTAGGAATAATCTGTCTATTCTCATCTACTTGTACTAAAGGAATATCAACTTTTGTTTCTATTGCTTTTTTCTCAGCTTCTTCAGCTTCTTTAGCAGTTCTAGCTATTTCAGATTCCACTCACTTTTCTTGATAACTTTCATCTGTAATTTTTTCATATTCTTTATCTAGTTTATCAAGTTGGTTTCTTACTTGCTTATATTGAGAAATCCTCTCTTTAAGAGCTGTGTAAGCTTCAGGGGAGGATTCCTCTAATAAATTCGAAGCAACATTATTCTCTATATTTAGATCAGAATCTAGAGTAATTCTGTAGTCCTTACTTTTAGTGTTTAAGGATTCATTTACTTCGTTAACTTTAGCATTGATATCTTCTTTTAATCCTTTAGCCCAATTCTCTAAAACATAATGATTAACTCTATTATTATAAATATCATTACCATTAGGGCTGTGAGAAGCTAATATATATTCATTCTCAGCATTATTTATATAATCCAGGAATCTCTTAGCTTGCTCTCTTTCTTCAGGAGCTCTTGTAGAGTCCTCTATAATATCAATAGTAGATCTTTCTAGAGCTTCTATAGTACCATTTCTAAAGGCTTCTGTTGTTAGATCTGCAGCCTCTTTATTTCATATAGCATCTGCAGTGACTTCATCTCCTCTAGATAAAGCTTCTGCTTTCAGAGCTTCTGCTTGAACAATATTATTTACTTTAGAATTAATATCTTTTATGAATGTCTGCTGTTTAGTATAAGCTTCGTAGAGTGCATCTCTCTGTTTACGACCAAGAAGATCTCCTCTGGAAGCATTAGCTACTACTCTAGAGATGGCCCTTTGAGCAGGTCCTGTAACAGCTCCCATAAGGCCCTCTACAATAGCTTGCTTAGAAGTGCCAAAGGTTAAAGCACGATCAAAAAAATTATCAGCTAACATTTTATCTTCAGGAGTTTCAGTACCTACAGCCTTTCTAACCTGGTACTCCCCTTCCATCTGAAAAATATTTTGCCCAATTTCTTCTGCTCCTTCCTTAAAAGATTGAAGTAAAGGGTTCTCTACAGAAAGCTTGGTCATATTCTTAATAGCTGCTAATTTTTCCTTAGGATTCTTTAGCAGTGCTTGCCTGAATGCATTTTTTGATTTAACAAGTCCATGAAGACCTATAATATCTGTAAGCGCAAATGCTCGATTTCTTGATACAAACCTCTCTTGCTCCTCTCCAATTTTTGCCTGGAGTTCAGTATTATTAAAGTCAGCTTCAGCTAATTGCCTAGCCATATCCACAGTAAGAGGTCTAGGAGTATTCTGAGAATTCTCATAAAGTTCCTGTGCTTTGTGCTCTATATATTGAGATTTTGCATTTTCTCCTAGTTCTATAGCCATCATTTGACCTTCAGCATAGTTAGTAATGGTACCTGCAGTGACATCTTTAGCTATAGTACCTAGGGTATTAGTTAGTACTTTAGTTCCTGCAGATATATTCCTAGCTGCTAAAAGCTTGCCTACTCCAACTCCAAGCTTAGATAGTTTGGCAAGACTACTAAGACCTTTTACTACCAAACCACCAGGAATTGCAAAACCTAAGGCAGAGTCAATCATTCCTCTAAGAGTGCTAAACTTAAAAAACTGACCTAATGCAGAATCAGATTCAGTTTCATAGATAGGCATCCCTTGATAGAGATCCTCTTTAAAATTTCGCATAGCTGCAGAAAGCCAGTTATCTCTGTCTTGATCAAGTTTTGCAAAAGATTGATAATGATTTTCAAAGTCTAGTATATAACCAATATCTTCTAGAGCAGTAGCAAGAGCACTAATAGTACCGCCCACAACTGCATTAGTAGCTTTAAGTATTCCAGATTGCTCTTCAGACCTAAATGCATTTAAATCCTGAAGCTGATTATATTCAGTAATTTCTTCATCATAAGTTGAGGGATTATTATTAGTAGCTTGTAGGTACTCTAATCCAATATTACTTTCATCGCCAAAAATAGATCTTGAAAAATTAATATCTGAATTAGCTTGTTCTCTCATAAAATCTGACATACCATAGGATTGGGGGGCTAATTTATTAACCCCCGGTAATCCTGTGATACTATCCCTCTGATACTGTTCTTGACTAATCTTATAAAGAGTGTCATTTAATTCTTGTATATCCTTTTCCATTAATCCCCAGGTTTATATTGAATTTCCTTATTTTGACCACTTGATATCATAGCAGTTTTGTTTCTACTAGGTGTAGTAGTAGTTCTTAATTCAGAAAGAAACTCTAAATAATTATTTAAATTATAAGCATTTTGTGAATCATTATACTCTAATGCCTCTCGTAATTTATTATAAGCATTCATATATTCCGTATTAAATTCATCGTCAGACATAGCTCTAATCTTCCTTAAGGCATTATAGTATCCAATCTCACTCTGGTCAATATCTTCAGGTTTTATATAATATATTTTCTTTCCTTCTTTTGCTCTAACTCTTATAAGACCTTGATTATCTAGACTTTCAATACTGAAAGAATTAGAATCTTTATCACTTAGGATACTCTGTAGATCTTTTATATCGGGACTAAATCAAGTGCTCCTACTTAAAGGATTTTTATTGTTGAGAGCATCTTCTATAGAAGAATAGGCCTTCAAAGACCCTGATTCTAAAGAAGGAAGTATATTAGTAACAAAACCCTCTTTTAGATCTTTACTATCAAAAATTGTATATCCATATTTCTTACCAAGCTTATCTATTTCAGTATCTATTGCAGCAATTAGATCTTCCTTATTATTATATTGTGAAGGGTCAATGCCAAATTTTTTTAGTTCAGAATTAGCTAACATAGTACCCTGATGTGAATTAGGCACTCTATAGGAACCTCAACCATCTGCAGATGCTCAGTTTTCAACATTATTAGATCCTTTTGATAAGAACTTCTCTTTAATATTCTTTAATGTATTGATGCTTGGAACATCTATTTCTGACCCAAGTCTATCTGGAAAATATAGTCCAGCTATCTTAGTGTTCTTCTTAGCTGAGGCCTTTAGTCCTTCAAGATTATATCTCATAGAATATTCATCAGCTATATTACCCCACTTTGTAGAGCCTAAAGCATTATTAAATTCACTTTCAGCATACTCCCAAGCTCTCTCAGCTTCGGGAGAGCCTACTCCATAATAATCATAAACACCTGTAGACCTTACAACATTTTGAGCTGCAGATACAATCATCTTTGCTAATGTAGAGGCCTTATTGATATCTACACCTTCATTATAAGCTAATGCTTGTGCAATATCAGATTCAGTAGCCCCTGATCGTACAGCTGTGAAATATTGATAGGGAAGACCTGTCTTAGCTAAAGTAGGAATATTTTGAGAAATATACTTACTTATAGGCAACATCTGAGCTCTAGTTCTCTCTGCAATTTCTAAACCATTTATAGGATGTAATTCCCTTGAAGTAGGGTCTGAGATTCATCTATCTAGGCTAACACTCATAGGATCTTTTATTATAAGAGAAGGATTCTTTAATTGAGCTTCCCTAGCTGCTTTGGCTCAGGCTTCTCTATCTATAGCAGCTTTATTTAGTGGAAGAATCTTATTTGTAAAATCTGCTTTTCTCTGTAAAAGATTCCTTTTAACATTAGGAGTTAGACCATTCTTAGATAGGCTCTCAATATCTGCATTAACAGAGGCTTGAAACTCATCATTAGCTGCAATAGCAGCATCATCAATACCTGGCTGAAATCTAGTAGCTGCGTCTGCAGACAATGCCTGACTAGCCAGAAATTCTTCTTGAGCTTTATTATGTTGTTCTTGCATGTACATAGGTGCAACCATAAGCTCTTGAAGCGATGGGAGCTTGAATTCCCCATAAGTTAATTTGTCATAAGCATTTATTCCAGCCATTATTTCTTTGTTTTAATATTACCTAAGAACTTAATAAAGTCTGTATCTTTTAAAAGACCTCCTTTGGACTTAGAATTTCCATTAAGGTACTTATCTAATCACTCCCCAAATGTACCATAGTCAAACATATTTTGAATACGTTTTACGTCTCCTAGATACCTAGAGATCTCTCCTATAGATTGACCAATATTGGACACTCCAGCTCTCCTAGCTGATCTGGCAGCTGCCCTATTCTGAGCATTTTGCTGTTGCTCCTGAGCATCAATATTAATATTGAATCCTTGCTCCTGACTAGCTCTAGCAGCCAAACGCTGATCTTGATCTACATCAAACATAATAGATTCTTTACGTCTTTGCCTATTAAGCTCATCAGCTTTAAAGTACATATCTCCTAATGCATTTAAAGTATTGTAATTATGAGCTACTAAGGCTGCTCTAGCTGAAGCAGCATTCCCACCAGCAGTATCTACTATACCCCTTGTAATAGCCCCTGCTTGAGCCCTGTATTTATTAGCTAGATACTCTTTATCTATAGGTTCATAAGGTAGTTGTCGCCTCTTCATATAATCAGTAAGATTCATCCTACCAAAAGAAACTTCCTCGGGAGTGCTTGTAATATCTGAAATAGCTGTACCTAAGTTAGTAATAGCAGGTGCAAATAACCCTAAGGTATCCCATGCAGCAAATGGTTTTTTAGCACGTTTCTTAGCAGAAGAACTTACTATAGGTTTACTTTCTAATAAGGTATTCAAATCTTCTTTAGGACGTGAAAGTGCACTACTGATTGTAGGTAATTCTGACAATATAGAATGAGCATAATCCTCATTTCTTAGAATATTACCACTAGGAGCTATATCAGGAATTGAATATTTAGGAGCCCTAGTATTACCGGTATAGTTTATATTAATACCTACATTGGGACCCGTCCCTGCTACATAAGGAGAATTAGGAACTTCCTTATAAAATCCTTTAGTAGTTGTAAACCCTCCTTCGTCATGTCACTTAGCAGCATTTCGTGCAAAGTTAGCTTTCTTAACCATAGCAGGTGAATAATTATCTTTGTTTGCTAAGACTTGACGAGCAAATTCTTGAACCCCCTTACCATGTTTCTTAGCAGCTGCAGTAAATGTACCACGCTTGGAAGGCTTAATATGTATACTACCGCCCTCGGCATATAAAGTTTCACCAAACCCATTATCTTCTAATAACTTATTCATAAATTTATCCTCATTATCTATAAGTTTTTGAGTCTCTTGGGCTTCTACAAGACGACCTAACATAACATCCCGACCTCTCTTACTTATAGAATCAAAAGGTCTCTCAAGACTTTCTTTAGATATCTTCTTAGATGCTTTAGCATATGTAGTATCTTTTGAAGATTTACCTAAATTAAATATCTGATCAAACCCTTTAGGAACTTTGAGTCTATCTGAAAATATATAATTATTTCATTTAGTTTCTCCTTCTTCAACTAAATTAGGAACTCCATTTTCATCTACTCCTTGTAAAATACCATTATAAAGATTTTCTTCATGACTTCCCCCCTCTTTAAAGGTAGTAAATCCTGTAGGGAAATCTCCACCATGACTATTTACTCAACCTCCAAAGGCTACTATATTTGCTAATGCATTTTGAGCTTCTTTCATACTAAGCATAGTATTTTGTGCTGTTATAGCTTCTGTAACTCTTCTATTAGCTTCTTCTCTCGCTTGATTACGTGCAGAGCTCCCAAATAAACTAGAGATACCTCCAATAACTCCTCCAGCGAGGGCTCCTCAAGGGCCTGCAGAGGCTCCAGATGCTGCTCCTGAAACAGCACCTGAAAGCCCTGAAAGACCCATATTTTCACTAGACTGAGGAATTCAGTCTGCTACAAACTGAGATAAAGAGCTTTTACTAAAAGTATTTTGAACCGCTTTGGCAGTTTGATTACCTAGAGCTTCTATCTCATCAACACCTTCTCCAGAAAGATTTCCTACAGTATTCCCTAGAATATTAGTAGCACCTGAAGCTATGCCTGCAGCTTTCTGAAAATTCTGAATTGTTTTTTTTGCCATTATATTGTATAATTTACTATTAAGTCATGCATAACTAATTTATTGTCCTCTTCTTCAGTTGGAGTATATGATAATTTAACTCTCATCCAGGGATTCCTAATCCTATTTAACTTGTATTCTTGAGAATCTCTAGGAATATATGCTCTCCAAGCTCTAAATTTCTTTCTTAGATTCTTATACAACACTAAAGGAATCTCAGAACTATTTTGGAACCCTAATAGAATCTAAGGTCCTGTAAGGATTATATACTAAGTAATTCTCAGAATTAAAAGCATCAGCTCGGAACTCAATGTTATTAAATACTTTATCAGTTGAGGGCTCTGGATTGACTAAGTAATCTATAGAAGAAGTTACTTTAGGTAAATCATAGAATTTATTATATTCTCCAGTATGATGAGTGTATAAATCTGTAGCATCATTTCTACTATAAATACTTAATAAATTATCTTGAGAATTAAATATAAAAGGAATATTTTTATAATCCACAAAACTCATAAAATTTGCTAAGCTCTCAGAAAATATTAAACATTGATCCTTATCATGAATATATAGATCTTTGTTAATAGTATCTCTACTAAGAACTCAATTGCTCATTTCATTTTGCTCCAAACTTAGTACATTATCATTATATCCAAATGATTTTAGAGCTCAAGACTTAAGTCCTTTGCGTTCTGTAACATTAGATATCCCTTCAGCTGAAATTAAATTTAAATTCTTTTTTCTATTGTCAATGTAATAGATACCACTACTGGTAGCCTTAACAGATCATTTGTTCTGACACCCTGATGTAGTTGTAATATATCTTATACCATCAACCTTATTACTATTAGCTAATTCTATTGGCATCCCATCTGAAGTTGGAACTTGAATACGAGAATTAAACAATATATTAGCTATAGCTTTATCTTGAAATGCATAGAGCTGATTATTATGAGCAACAATTCTGTTTAATGAGCCATATTCTCCATTAAGATTGTATGTTGATGCAAAAGTCAGGTTAGTCCAAGGATCCACTAAACTATCTGGTGACTTAGGGAGACTCCAAGAGAATTGATTCTTAAATATCCCAGTTTCTTCAAGAACTCTATAGTCAGACTTATTGTAAGAGAAATAATTATTACTTTGACTATAAATATGATTTATTACATTGAAATTGTCAAAATTTACTTCTCTAGTATCAGTATTATATCTATTTTTATCAGATCTGCCATCAGGATTAGTGTATGATTCACAAATAAAAGAAACAATATCATTTACTCGTTGAATTTTATCATTATCTGACACTACCCTGAGACAATCATACCTACCTACAAAAACATCCCCCTCTGTAGCTTCTACAGTGCAGGAACTATTATACTCTTTAGGAGGAAGTATTACAGGATCTCCACAAGGTACCCAAATCTGCTTATAGATTCCAGAACCTCCCCAATCACTGTAGAGATATTCATCAGATCTTTCAAGATCTACTAAAAGAAAATAAGGCAAATTTCTATGATATATAATAGAATCTATACCTACATTATCATACTCGGAAGAAAGAGTTTCCTCTTGGATAGGATCAAACATATCTTCTACATAAACACTCTTGCCATCCAAGTACCAAGGATCAGGAGCTACTAGGTTGCCTGAATCATTAACAAGCTCAGCATTGCTTAAATAAGTTTGATCTTTGATAAGTGTAAGTACACTGCTGGAACTATATGCAATGAGATCACTTGCTTTCTTTCATCCAGTTCCTGACAGAGACTTAATTGATAAATCAACCACATTTATAGTAGACCAACTTCTCAATGTTGTAAAGTCTGCCTCGAATTTCTTCATGGTAGACTGCTGACCGGCTCTTAAAGTAATTGTAGAGTGCCCTGTCTTGTTAGATCTTTTACTAGATTTCCAAAACCCTAATTTGTAAGAAAAAGAGACTGTAACATCTACTGGTATTGGAGTAGAGCATTCTAATGCAACTTTTCATACAGCAGACCCATCATTATTTTCCAAAGAATCTGTAACTGAATATGGAGTATCCTGATACATTGAAGGCCTAGTAGAAGTATTAGAAGGCCACCAGTATAAGCGTAATATATAAAGATCTTTACTTCCTGAACCAATAATTTTTTGATTGTTATGATATTTAGCTCATGCACTAAACTCTGGCAATACCGGCAGTGCAGTATATTCTTTATTTTCTTCTAAGGAATATGAACTATCACTGTGAGCTTTTAAGTTTATTAATCCCCCTTTAGCAAAAGAAAATGCTAGATGTGTATTAGCTTTATATTGGATCGGAACATTCTCACTTACTACATAAGAACTCCCTTCTTTATTATAATACAGTAGGAGTTCATCCATCCCAGGATTATAAGCAATAGTCTCTCCTGTAATTCCTGTTTTATATAGTAAAAGAGACTTTATAGAGTCTCCTTTTGTAATAAAGGTAGGAGTATTAACTAAGTATCTAAAGGCTCTTAAATCTCTTAAAAATAGGGTATTTAGGCAGTATTTTTTAAATGAGAAAATCTTTGACTTAAAAGAAGAGGTTTCTTGATCAGAACCTACCCCTACATTATCTCAAATATGAGGATACTTTATAGAGTTGTCTGCAGAATTGATATCATATTCTCCAGTACCAGTCATAATTAATTTATGTATACTGCTAGATATGTCTAGTAACGAGGTTCGGGCTAGATAACAAGCTTGGAGTCTTCCTTGAGTATCTTCTTTATTAGTAAGCTGCGTATATTCATCCGTAAATCCCTTATATCTCACATCATCTAAGTCTATCATAGAATGATAGTTAGAAACATCTGAATATCCTAAAACTCCTGCAGTATTACCTTTATCATCTAAATAAAAACTACTAGTAGTTGTACTCACAACTCCTGCTAAACCTCGAATCTGAAATCCCTCTATAGTGTTTTCATAGTAATTTTTATCAGATTCTTGAAATTCTATATCAGGGCTTCAGAAATTAACAATGCTGTCATCAAAGGTTAGTCAACTATTGCTATGTGCATAATTATTAGGTTCTAATTGTAAGAAAGGTACATATACATGCTGTTTGGCAATATAGGGGAAACCATCTGTGGAGTTTTTACTTTTTGTATAATCTGCAGTAGTATAATCATTCTCAGACATCCCTCAGTGCATCCGTCTATTATCTTGAGGGTATCAGGTTTTTTCCCCTCTACCATATTGACCTAAAACTTCTCGGTATGTTGTAAGAAGATGACCATAATTAGGACGAGTGTTCCAGGCTCGTTCAGTCTCATGATCCTCAGTGCCTACATCATTATTGCTAGTAATAAATCTATGGATATAAGGATAATAGTATGGATTCGCTAGTAATCTACTTTTAACAGTGTAAACATATCCCGGAATTCCTAAGTTAGGTGATCCTGGGTTATACTGCCTAGTATCACCTGAAGTTTTAGTAGCTCAGTTTGTAAAAAAGCAAGTTCTCTCATTTCATACTCTATATACCTCTCTAGGCCTTGCAAGATAATCTGTATATGCTCAACAAGAATTAGTATTCCTAAGCTTAGGAGTAAAAATTGTATTTGTTAAAATTCCCTGTGCAGGATATTTGCGATTAGTTTTAGTAGGAATAACATATAATAATCGTACTTTCCTATATCCTTTATCATATAATTCCTGCACTTTCTCTGGTGCTAATGTAACTTTGAATTTATTAAGATATAAACAAGTAGTATTCGCTTTAAACTCCGTATTCTCAATATTTAGAGTATTCCCAAAATCTCCTGGCGGTAAAAGACTTAAACTATCATCTCATAATTCAGTAGTAGATTGAGGTTTATTTAAGCTCCCTAGTCACATAGATTTTGTAGTTTTCCCACCAACAGTATAGTTATTTTTTACCGCTAGATAAGAAGATACTTTATTTATAGGAATATCTTTATTTTGTAAAGTACTATGAAACTTGTCCTTATTATAAATATATTTTCAAGGAGAAGCAGAGCCTTTTCAATTAAAGTTGGGACCTTTAAAAGTATTTTTATCTAAAGAATTATCATCATTATAAGCCGCTGATGGAATATAAAAATAAGTGTTAGTGGGCTTACCCGGATTAAAAATATTTGTATTAATATCTGTAGGAATAGCTCGACCAGTTTTATCATATAAGAGGTTACTTTGTAGCTGATTTGAAACCTCTGTAATATAAATATCATTTAAAGTCTCACTAGGAGATCCAGTCTCATCTAGTACAGGATCTACTATGAAAGAAAGAGGGCATATATTGTTTAGTGTATATTGAGTTTCTTCTGGATCTTGTTCGATGAAATCAGATTCTACACTCTCATAGTCACTAATTATGACCTTAGGATCTATAGTTTCTATGACAATAGGATCCCCTCATTGTCCATTTGAGAATTGACCTTGTAATGCAAATCTATACGGTTGCCCTTTCTTAAACTGCTTGCATAGCTTACTAGAATTCTGTAATGTATAAGGTCTATAAGTATAGGTACTAATAGCAGAATCATCTTCAATAGGAATGTAGTCTCTATAAGCTCACTCACTATATCCATCAGATCCCTTTAGAATAGCTGAAGAGGGCTTAGCTTCTGAAGTACCTTCTGAAGTATTAATACTTAAATAATATGTATAATAATTATCCGAATAATATTCATTACCTTCGATATCCTTAATTATTGAAGCTGACCATTTGGGCTCTGTGCCAGAGTGCCTACCTTCATCAGAACGGGAAGTTAAAGATCCCTTAGGAATTGTAATAACTATAGGAACATCATATCCCTCAACAGCAATCTGTATTTTTATATCAGACTCTACCCCTTGAATGCTATTTGATCTAGATACTGAGGCCAGAAATGTATATAATGCGTTATGCCTTTCCTCTAATGTGTAAACTTCTATACCTATGATATTGTCAGTTGATTTGCTTAAAAGTTTAATATTGCGGTCCTCTATATTAGAAGCTCCTGGAATTTTATAGCCCCCTACAAAAAGAGTAGAATCCTTACTAGCAAAGGTGGTAACTATAGAATTACTAGAATTTTTGTATAAAAGCTTTGTAGGATCTTCATTTGTCCCAATAGTACCTGTATCAACGATGTTAACATAGTAAGACCTCCCTTTTCATATAAATTCAAAAATTTGTTGAAGAGTAAATACTCCGTTTGCAACAGAACCTATATTTATACCAAACTTAGTATTAATAAGTTCCATAAAAGTATTAAACTCATTAGTAATCTTGTCTAGTGGGGTGTCCCAAGAAGCGTTCGTATAACTACTTATATTTAAGGATTCTACGTAAGCTTTAAACTGTGACCTTAGCTCTCAGTAGGAAAGATAATCTTCTGTTCCATCTGTTCCTAGGTACTGAGGTAATTGAATTTCATATTCACCTAAAATCTTAACCGTGGGAGTACTATCTAAACTAGTTCTATGTATTGAATAGACTCTAACATATTTATAATGAGGATCTAATCCTGTAAGATTTATAGTAAAGCTATTATAGCAGGTCTCATCCTCTTTAGCGCCCCTATCACTATATGAGATATAGTTGAGAGAGCTAGTATTTACAATATTAGTTTCTACTCCGTGTCAGTCACTTATATAAGTAAAAGCGTACTGAATAGTGCCGGGAGAAAATTCCCCTCCTGTGTCACTCTTTACAATATCTATAAAATTATAAGGTTCTATATCCGGAGAAAAATCAAAAGAACTAGAGGTCCATCTATTAGGATCTGTAGGCTTAGTAATATTTATAAATCTTAAAGGATTCTTTCCATCTATCCAATAAATCTTTTGTACACTTTCAGATTCAAAATCTGAAAGAGTTTCTATAGGATATGCAGGATCAAAATTTAAATTACCTTCAAATAAAAGATACACATCAGAAAGATTAGTTATTTTATAAATTCTATCAATATTATCTTCAGAATGTGTAAATATAATAATACTATTATTTAAAGTTCCATATCCTAAACAAAGTCCTTGCAGATTATTAACAATAACCCCTGCATCATTTGTATTCTCTGAAATACTATAATAATAATAACTATCTCACTCTGGGTAGACTTTGTTTAATTCTAATTCTCCCTCTTCTGGTACAACTAGGGACGTAGCTCCCTTCTTAAAAATTAAAGAATGAGGAACATTGTCTACATGATAGTTTACTTCGACTTTAGAAAATGTCGGATATGTAAAATTTATTCTGTATCTTTTAATAGCTAAATCATATTCAGAATATATTAAGTTGGTGAATTTCTTTAACCTAAGGAGAACTTTCTTGTTTCCTCTTTCATTTGTTATAGAGAGAAGAGAATTATTATCCGATACAGAGATTCTAATATTATGATTCTCAAAAGAAAACTTAGGATTAAATACAGTTTCCCCTAAATCCTGATGCATCCCTTCAATTATATACTGAGATCTCTTTATTTCCATATTAATGTCGTATTAGTCTTTCCTTTGCACCGTCATTTCTAAATCTATTATTAAATTCTGTATCTCTTACAAGTAGAGTTCTAAATGAATTAAATAGTGATTCAGCTTTAGAAAGATTAAGTTTACGGGAATCCGTTTCCCATTGTCCTACAGCCCAATAATAATCTTGTTCAATTTTACTAAATTTGTTACCATCAAGCTTATCATTCATATAAAGAATCCTGCAATGTTCCTTCTCAATATATAAAGTAAGAGCTTTTTGAAAAACAGGATTATCAGGAATCATAGGCCACCCATCTTCGTCTGTGGGAATAGCCTTATAAGACATCTTTAAAGTGCCTTCTTCTTTAGATAAAAAGATATAACTGTTATTAATAGTAAAAGTGTAATCTACAGATCTAGGAAGTTTGTTATTTAAATTATAGTTACATGTCGTCTCTACCTCTGAATAAAGGTTATGAAATGTATCTGTAGCATATCTAGCTACTCTATCATCTAGAATTAGTTGATTACACTCTACATAATCCTCTGGAAGAGGAGCTCTAAAATTAGTAAACTCTACTTCATAATACTTATCTATGAATTCTGCAGGAACTCCCACTATATGAAGAAAATCTATAGTATAATCTATAATGGCTTCATAAGCAATACCATTAATTAAGGGATTTCTATGTAGCCTATCTGCAATTATTTTTAAGCTCACAAATCTATCTGCTGCCATCGTTGTACTTATTATATTTAAAAGCATCTAACTTCCCTTCCTCTGCAGCCTTATGAACTTTCATTCGTAAAGATCTATTTGGCTGAAACATAAAGTAAGTTTTTTTTCTAAATACTGCCTTGGATTTATTATACTCTATCTTGAAGTTATCCCTTTTCTCAACTTTAATAACAATTTTATTCTCACGAGCTTCTGGGGATTCATACCAGAATCTTAATGTAGCATTTCAATTTACAGGAGCTTTATAAATTAATTTACCTTCAGAATTTATATAAGGCTCTATTTTGTATCTACGTATCTCTAGCTTTCCCATACGAGCTGGAAACTTAACTTCTTCCCCTCGTATTAAAGCTTCTGCTAACTTATTATTAATAGCTCTTATGAGTTTATAAAAGAGACCTTCCTCTAATACAAACTTAGACTTCCTGGGTCTATGATGACAGTATCATCTATATGCACCCCTTATACTAAAGGAATTAGTAATCTTAAATTCCCTAGGACCATTAACCTTTTTGATTTGTTTTATAAATTCACTATATTCCATAATTATTCTACAGTTGTATTAGACTTAATCTTAGATGGAGTATATGTCTGAAGAGAAGTCTCCTGATCATCTGAGGAATTATTAACTCTATCTCCAGGTAAATATAATATATTTGAAAGCTCTTTAATAACTAAATCTATTATAGGCTGTACTAAAGCCTGCTCTACAGGAAAGTACATGTCTAACTTATCCTCAGTACTCTGTGCAAAATCTGTGGGATTTTCAAAGATTGCCTGTAGTTGAAATCATTTGTTAGATAAAAAATTTCTACTAGAACTTAAGTATAATTTATGATTATAACCTATTGTAGCGTAAGCCATCTTGGCTAGCCATTTATTATGCCCTAAATATTTAAACCTATCAGGATTAACTATGGCAACATCTATATTCTCAATATAGTCAGTCCTTTGATCATAAAATACAATAGGAACGCCACAAACAATACAATCTTGAGCAATAGGCTCTGTTCTATAGCTTAAGGACGTTTCTAAAAGCATTCCATGTAAATTTAAAATAGAAGGAATTTCTTGCTCAAAACTAAAGACCTTTCTTTCATTAGAAGAAGTATAAGGCAATTTGGGCTGCCCTAAGTCTAGAATTTGATAGTATTCTAGAGGAACATCTTTCTTAGGACCCCCATATCTTTGCTTAGTTAAAATAGCCCTATATTTATTTAGCAAATATATGATATGTTCAACCTCTCATCTAGAATCATCTGAAGAAAGATTAAGCTCATCAAATACCATATAAACACATTCTCTATAAGTATTCATTAGTTGATATTATTATTTAATATAAATTTTTTAGATTCCTGTGAAAGACTGGAATTACGCACTCTGGATATAGCACCACATTCACACCTATATACCTGATATTTATTAACAGTAGTATAATAGTATCCTGCAGAAATTAAATGCTCAGAACCACAATTAGGACAAACTAATCTATCACTTTCATAATATAGAGCTAAATTAGGATGATTACGTATCCAAGGCCTAAGTCGTAAGTATACAGCTTCTAAGCATTCTACATCCCATTTATTATACTTTAGCATATACTTTAATGCCTCAGGATCACCATCTACACAAGCAGACCAAAGCTTAAAGTCAGTATCTAATTTTACATCAATACCTAAAACTCTGGCTAAGTAATCTAGCTTATTAGAAGTAAACCCAAACTGTCTCTTGGCTACTTCAAAAGTATCTATAGTCTGATTAGGTTTAATGGGAGGTAACTGATGAATCAAAGCTCTTGCATTAATTTTAGGCAAATCAAAACGTTTGCCATTGTGAGTAATAATAATATCTGCTTCATTTAGTAACCTAGACAAAGATATAACTACCCTTCTATCATCTTGATGCTTTGCTTCTTCACAGGTTAACACATCTCCTAAAACCTCCTTATTGAAAAGCCATTTTGCAGACCAGCTTATAATATACCAATCTGAAATTAACTTGTCTAAATTAACAGTATCCTTCCAAAGACTAAATATATATCCTCGCATAGGAGCAGTCTCAATGTCTAAAATCAAAATTTTAGGCTGATGAGTAGTAGATGAAAGCCCTCCATAGTATGTTTTTTTTGCTTGGAGGATCTTCTCAGGAGTAGTACCTAGTCTCTTAGAGAGGAGACCTTTACCCATACGTAGCATATACGGCTTACGTTTAAAAATTTCTAAAATGTCTTTCGTGTCCATAACTAATTTAATAATAAAAAAGCCAGACTAACAGAACGTTAATCTGGCTGTCCTAATCTTTGTTAGATTAACTCTCTTGGGTGCAAATATAGGAAAATTTTTCTATATTTCCAAGAATTTTCATAAAAAATAACAAAGAATTATTAATTAAATAATTATCTATCATCACTTAAGTATATATATCGGTTCATAGTCTGAGCAAAATCATCTAAAATATTAACAATACCGGCATATCGACCAGCAGTCATCCAAGATTTTAAATTCTCTGCTTTGGCAGATAGAACCTTCAAAATAGCTTTGTGATCTGCAGTATTAGGGATATTTGGATCTATGACATTGTAACCAAACCTAGTGTCCTCTAGACCCATAATATTCTCAGTAATATCATCTATATAATCTAATATATCATCATTAATCTCATCTATTAATAAATGAAGAGATTTACTATATGTGTTCCAATGAATCTCTTTGAGTTTTAAGTATGAGCCATAAAGTTCATTAACGAAGGTTAGGACTCTTTCAAAATCCACATTATCCATAACAGATATATAATTATTCTCTGCTTTTGTCAAGCATTGTTATAAGGAGCTCCTCATCCATACCTCTGGCTTCAAAGTAAGCTTCAATGAGCTTCTTAACATCTAATAGCTTGCATTCTACTGTACCATGTAAATTTTCTCGAATGTTCCTATGCAAATCATGAGTACTTGAATGGATAATTTCTCGATACTCTTCCTCACTTAGAAAGTCCTCTTCAATACTTTTCTTTACAGCATTGTGAGCAGACTCCGCTATCATTTCTAAAATTGACTCAGCAGTAAGTTTAACGTGTAAGTGCTTCTTCATCATAACCTAGAGCTTTTTGTACTTTACGTTTACAATCTCTACAGTTACGATTAGTCTTTGCTCCGTGGATAAAGTTTCTAACTTCCTTCAAAGTCTCTGATATTTCATGCTGAGTAACTTCAATAGCCTCAAACCCTGATTTTAGAGTTTCTTGTAATCCTTCAAGTTCTACTAATACAGCTAAATATCTTTTTGAATTATTATTAGAAAATAAATCCCGTAATTTCTGAATGAATTTATTACTAGGCATTTTTAACCTTGATATTTAAGAATTCTCTCTTAAATAAATCAATATCCTCCGGACCAAAAGTAATACCTAGGAGAGTCGGCTTATTAGGCATAGATCTCATGGTATCTTTAAGTACATTAGATAAAGATTCTATATCAATGTTACCATTGCCATCTACTAAAGCATCTAACATAACCTTATATTTAGGTTTACTTAGAATATTGTTAGCTCCATAGATAGCTAAAGGTGCAAAATAAGATACCCCTAAATTCGAAGTTATAGTCCTTATAGTAGAATTTAATGCAGCTTTTAATACCTCAATGTCAGACATATTATTTTATTTTATCTAATAACTCAGGATGTTTATCTAAAAGCTCTGCAATCTTTTGTAACTTTTCATTTTGTGCAGCTAGCTCTTGTTTAACTTTAGACTTTACATCCTTAATAACTGATAGCAACTGTTCCCCAGCTGCTCGACCTTGAGGAGTAGAAATGTATTCACTACTAAATCTACTACTAAGAAACCCCATAAACCCTGATTCATAAGCTTCTTTGGCAGACAAATATTCTGGGGATTTCTCTATTAACTTCTTCTCATCTTCAGTGAGATTAGAAGAATATGCATTAATCTCTTCTAGTAATGAAAGCTGAGAGGAGTTCCCCATAGAACGTAGCGCCTCAATTTGTCCCTCAAGCATCTTTAACTGATTCTCCTTAGTTAATGGACTTTGAAATCCAGAACTTGAATAAGGAGACCCTCCTAGGTAATTATACATAACTCTAGAAATTAAATACCTTTATTATGCCGAAGGCGCAGTAGCACCTGTGGCAGAAACAATATATACAAAGTACCCTCTATTTGAGGCTAGCATTGCCGCAGTAGGAGCTGACTCTATAACACTCTCTGTTACTTTACATACACAAGGAGGTATAACTAATCCTAATACCTTCTCTGAAGTAAGTTCAACAGGCTCAGTGTTGGTAGTACTCTTAGTAACTGCTGCGGTAGTACTAGAATGTATAGTAAAAGTTCTGCTTATATTGGCCACATCAGTATAGCTTATTTGTAAAGCTAAATCTACTTTAGTTAAATAGTAAGTTGTTGAACCTAATGTGAACTCACTAGTATAACGAGTAGTAGGAGTTAATGTAGAAACAGGAGCTACATCAGTCCTAGCGGGAGTGGGAAATGTAACGTTGAACTCTACAACTTGACTCAATTCATTCCCAGCACCAATATTAGTTATTACAGTTCGTTCCATAATATAGATCTTTAAGTACTACTGAACTATAGTATTGGAACCACAGTTATAACTACCATAGCCAAAATACGGCGAAGGTACCGCTACCTGAGGATAGGGAGGATAACAAATCTCTTTATAAGGAAGCCTAATCTCACCCTCAACTTTATTCCAAGTACGGGCATCCGTATATCTCTCAGACTTTAAGGCTGCAATCTCGGCTAAAAGAGGCTGGGTAGCTTCTATAGCTGAAACTTTCTTGTCCAAATCAATAATACCTTGGGCAAGCTTACTTGAGTAATCTGCTAGCTTACGATCATTATTATTTGACTGAGAGATTATTTCACGGTATAATTCTATACCTACATTGTCTGCATATTTTTCAGCAGCTAAATTAGCTGCAGTAGCCTGGTATGCAGAGACCAGCTCAGCTTGGCCAATGCCACAATTTCCTCTTCCAAATAAACCTCCAAGAAGACCACCATTGCAATTTCCATTACCTAAAAGTCAACCTGCAGTTCCGATGATTCCAAGAGTTAACCCAGCATTACCAATGCCTCTAGATGCAAATTCTGCCATAATTAGTGAAAGTTTTTAAGTTAATGTGTACTATATTTATTTTGCGCAAAATATATAATAGAGCTACTGCTAGACACTCCTACACAGTAGCCCTAAAATTCTTATTAACTTTCACTAACTCAGTATATAACTATAATAAATTTGCCCTAATTATTATAGTCCTAATTATTATTAAGGAGTAACCGTGGTTACATTTACAGAAACGCCAGTGCCCGAAACAGTGCCAGAACCAGCAGCCTTGCCAGTAAGAGTTACAGTCTTGAGGAGTTCACTCTTCTTAGCATAAGTACTAAGATCCTGAGAATCAAAAATAGCCTTAAAGATATCATCTAACTTTTTAGCTACAGTACCTAGGGTTGTTGCAGAATCAGTCTTTTCACACAGAATAAGAAGCTGTTTCTCAGATGCCTGCGGCGAGGTGGCTTCCCCACGGAAATAGAAAGCAATGTCTATAGTATCATACTTCTTCGTAGGATCTACCATATATTTCGTATTGATATTATACGGGTAGTTATTCATACGATAGAAGTCCCCAAGCTCACCATGGTAGAAATACTCTAGATCAGCTGCTACCTGTCCTTCACCATGACCCAAAGAACCTCCTACGGTCTTAGCATACAAGCCTGCATCAGCCCCCGTAGTATCAATCCAATCATAATTTTCAAAATTGGTATTGCCTGTGGGAGAAACTGCAATAACAGGCATCGGATAGATGTCAAAATTATAGGAGCGAAGCTGAACCTTGCCTACAATCCAGGGCTTCTGGTCATTGGCAACTTCCTTAATAACCAGAGTATCAGCAGTTCCACCAACACCATCTACAGTAGTCTGCCCTCCTGCAATCAGAACCGGCCAATCAAGCTTATTATACTTCTGTCCCTGCTTACCATACATCTTGTTTAGCTGAGCTGCTAATCCATCTGTAACTTCTTTAGAAAGAGTCGCAGCATCAGTAGCTGCACTAGTAACAACAGAAACAATCCCAACCATCTGATCCTCTTGAGATCCAGACATGACTTCACGGATAAGAACTCGAAGACTATATTCAGTATTTGCAGTAAGCTCATCCTTCTTAACCTTGATAGTTATTGTTCTCTGAGTAGGAGCTACATACGGCTTAGCACTATAGAAGCGAATCTTCTTCTTTTCTATAATATCTGAGCGCATAGTAAGTCCATCTGCATTTTTAAAGGTAACATATACCTTCTCTGCATCCGCAGTAGCAGAAGTGCCAGTAGCTACGTCAATAATATCAACATCACTTGCTGACTTAGCAGTGATAACCTGACGTACAGCATTTTCACTAAAATTTGCCATATTTACTTATTAATTAATTTATTCTACTCTACGATTAAGAGCAACTTGTGCATTTAAACTATTTTCTTTATAATCACGGGTGGCTAATTCAACAGCTCTATTGAGGATCAATTCCCATAATGTGGGAGAAATCTTTTTATCCAAACCATTCTCCCCATCAACATTAGCAGATGTTTCCCCCATAATTGAAAGATCTCCTATAGAAACTCAAGGATCCTCTTTTAAATTTACCAATATAATAGGCTCAGGCTCCTTCATATATGTATATACATAAATATACTCAGTTGCTTCAAAATTAGATAGTAAAACTACTTCTCTAAGTATAGACTCTTCATTTACATATTCATCTACCCTTCATACTCTTTTATCAGAGGGCCTTCTAAAAGGATTCTCTATTAGTCTATATATTTGATCTATCTGAATAGGTTTTACTAAAATATTTGTTTGCTGTAAGGGTTCTTTAGGATACATTCTTTCAGCTAGTAGCTGAAGTACATCTTCCTTTAGGGGAATATAGTATTGATACAATCCTTTGATTAGTACAGCAGAATTCCTAGGAATCAGACTTGCACTATCTGTTAAAATATACCGTGAAATAAGCGATTTTGTAGCTTCTGTACTGTCTACAGTATCTCCACCCATGATACCATTGTAATAGCTTGCTACAACCTCCTTATGCGCTTGAGTTAAGAATAAAGATATTTCATACTCATTAAGACCTGGAGCTGCAGCACTTAAAATGTTATCATAATGCAAATTAAACTTCTGAATTAGCTCCGCAGATGTCATAATAGTTATTACTTTTTAGAAGCTTTAATTTTTGCCTCAAGCATTAGTTTATACTCCTGGTTTCTCACTTTGTTTATAAACCTTGCTGCATTATCAATAGTAGGATCTTCTGAACCTTCACAAAGAGGTGTATTATCTGATTTATAATATAAATCCCCCCGTTTCTTTATTAAACCATATGCTAATGCATCCTTGATAAGGACTTTAGTTTCAAGATAAGGATCCTGTAGAATATTTACAAAAAGCTTAGGATTACTTTGCATATTCTTAAATGCCTGAGCTTGCAGCCATTCCTCACTACTTGTTTCTGAAACAGGTTTACCCTCAATAGTCTCTACTACTAGTCTTAATACAGGCTTGTTATTTAAAATCTTCCCTAGTTCAAGAGATGCCTGCATTGAAACAGTCATTTCTTTGTTAAGAGTCTTAATTTCTTCTCCTTCCCTAATAAGAACATATCTGTAGGTTTCTTTAGGAGAGTTCTTTAAAGTCTCTAAACTAGGAGCAATAGTCTGAGAATTAGCTAGAAGTATCTTGTATTTTATATAATCATCAGGGTTAGACAAATCCAAAACTGTATCTGATTTTGTAAGTCTTACAATTGCATTATCAGATTCCCAGTAATTATTTTCACGTAGATAGATAGATAGTGCATTATCCTCAAGCCCCATAGCTTTTTCCAAAAACTTTTTTTCAGCCTTGGTGAGAGCATTCTTATAAGAACCGGACATTAAAAGAGGTAGCGTATATATTTTCACAGCGGTTTCTGCCATCCCTCCATACAAAGCATGGGAAGGTTTATCAATATTACCTGTGGGCTTTAGAATACACCGTACTATTACCTTTTCATTCCGAAGACAATTTACTAAAACATCATCTTCAGAAACTGTAGTTGAAGCAGACTTCTTATCTGCCTTAACACCTTTAGTTTTAGGTATCTCTACCTTTGCAGATTCCCCAACTTCTGATGTGTCTATATTAATATTACCAATATTGTTGTTAAATTCAACAGCTTCCATTTCTTATCTCCCTTTTAAATTTAAGTAGGTAAGTAGGAGAGTAACTCCTACCTACCTTTATATATTATTATTACTCAGTGAGTATATTCGGAATTAAACTCATAGTACGAGTCGGATCCAAAATAAATACTCCAAGAGTAGCCATCTTATGAATCTGAGCAGAATCTTCCGGATATGACATATACGGATTATTCATGCCTCCCGTAAACGGATTGCGCAAACCCCACATGTAGCCACGATACTCTTCCTTACCACGCACCTTAGCTAGCTGAATATTAGGCTCCTCGGTAGTACCAATGCTAAGAATATCATAACGATACGACTCTGCTACACCACCATTGGGGTGCATAATCTTATTACGAATAGGATCGTCATACAAAGGATTAACCTCAATCTTTACAGTTACTCCATTAGGTGCCTTATACTCAGTAAACTGGAACCCAGCACTCAGAGAGTTATCATGAAGCTTGCTTGAAGTCTTCGATATAATCGAAGGATTTGCAGCATTACCCCCCAGATACTGGAATACTGACCACCCAGAAACTACATCAAGAACAGCCTTATGGAACTGTACTGCACCACGAGAACCTGTCTCTATGATAAAAGTACGATCTGCATAATCCAGCTTAGATTCACAGAGCTCAAACAAAGCATCCTCAAGAGTCTTAAGGCTAAACTTGGTGTAATATCTCGTATTACCTACAGACATCTGAGCACGGATGCCATCACCCATCTTGATAACATTACCAGACTTGCCAAAATTGAGATATTCACCATTCTTATTTCTATTGGAACGACCAAACATTACAATGTTGGACTTATATTCCGAGAAGGTTTCCTCAACCTTATAGTCTACATGGTGAATCCAAGTATTAGCAACCTGCTTCTGCCCTGCTTTATCTACAAAAGGAATACCAATGGCCAGCTTCTTATCAAGAATATTACCAGGAACCTTAGTCTGAATACGAATATGTGACCATTCATTACGCATAGCCGTCGAGCTAGTATAACGTACATCACCTACCTCAAGAGACATTGTATCCTCAACAGGTGCATATTCCCAGCTGAATCTTTTTCCAGCACTTAGCTGAGCAGCCGGCATTCCGTCAAGAACACCGCCCATCAGTTCGACAGTATAAACTGCATTAGATCCTTCCATTCGAGGCTGCCCAAGGATACGAAGAGGATAGACTTCATTAAGCTCTCCTACAATCACCTCGCCATCAGCAAACCAATCCTCGGGGAAAACTAGCTTAAACGGCTCACCATTTACACCAGCATTGCCACTAGAAATAACCTGATCACTCATATCACGAGCCTCTACAAGAGGAATATTTCTGCGCGAGCTGCCAATTACTTCCCATGTGTATTCGTCATCAGTTTCGAAATACTTTACCGGGAATCTCTGGAGATAACTATCAAGACTTTTTCCTCTATGCTGCGCTAGAAGCTGCACCATAATATTAGTGGCTTTCTGAGGTGCACGACCAAAAATAGCCCCGATATGATTATCTCGGGTAAGTCCCTTCCACGACGTAAAGGACTTCATTTGAAATTTACCTAGTTGCATAATTTATTAATTTAATTAAACGTCAATTCTGTCAATGAAGTCAAAGGAATTTTCCTCAGGCTCCACCATAAAGTTAACGCTACCATCATCAAGTTGTCTTGTATTATTAAGAGTATGCTGTAACTCCCTTAATGCACTTTTCTTTTCTTTAGTAAGCTTTTGATTTATCAGCTTATCTATATTTTTGTATCCATCCGTAAGCGTGTACATCAAAGAAAGATAATATTGTGCATCCAGAGGATTCTCCTTTATATACTTTTGAATAGGAGTTAATATATTTCCATCCTCATCTTTATAGGATGCCTTGGTCATATTATTATAAATTTTCTCTCTAGTACTTTTATCTAAACTCAGCCCGTCAAAAGGCTTATCAGTATTTAAAACTCTTTCTTTAAACTGCTTAAGCTTTAATTCCTGAGTCTCCTTAGCTTTCTTAACAGCTAATTTTCTCTCTTCTACTAAGGTTGTATATTCCTCTTTATAGAAATCTATACAACTTTCAAGAGCTGCTTTAGCATCTTCAATATCTGTTCCAGCATTAAAAGATCTTTCTACCTCTCTCTGAGCACGCTCCTTCTTAAATCCTCGATTAAGATAATCATTGAAAATAATCTTCTTTCTTAAAGATTCTGCATCTTCAGAATCTTCCTCAAGTTGAGTTTCTGAAATATTTGATAAATATTGAATAGTACCCTCGTATTGCTGAATGACATCAGGTTCAACACCTACATCTAGGAGATCCCTAATTCTTTTCTGCTCAGAATCAAGTCCTGCCTCAATTTGCTTCTTCAATATAGCAGCAAAAGACTCACTATCTTTCACAGATTTTATATCCTCTTCACTTAAGTCCGGGAAAATACCATCTTCAAAACAAGCTTGAGCAACGGAAGCAAGTATTGGTGTATTGGGAGAAGTTTTATTGCCATCACTTGCATTTTCAACGGCATCTTCCCTCTCACTTAAGCCCTCCGAAGGGTCTTCTTCCCCTTCTTCAGAAGCAGTACTTCCGCTCTCTTGCTTCTCCTTCTTAAAAATTCCGTCCGGATCAGCATCGGTACTATTAGCTTTAGAATCATCAACTTTACTTATTGTAGTAAAATCAAGATTATCTTCTACCTCAACCGGCTCTTCAAGCTGGTTAAGTAAATCCATAGATAACATTTCTTCCATAGTAACTTCTCCTTATTTGTTGAAATAAATTTATTATTCTTTACATAGATTGATACAAAATTATGCAAAAAAATTGATATAACAAAGGCTCTTATTAATTCAATAATACTTTTAATAAATAACTACTACTTTTAATTCTACTTTACTGTAATTCATAAAGGCTCTCCTGAGCTAGCAGCTTTCTCTAGTTTATCTAATAGTTTTAAAAAAGTTACTTTACTATCAGAAACCCGCCCGGCATAATAATTCTTGCCTACTAAAATACACCCAGAAGAATCCTCAGCTGTATTACCTCAATGAATAAGAATCCCAGTAAAAGATGGAACATCGTGAAGTAAAGGGATTTTTCTGTTATCAACCTTTGGACTAAACTTCGGTGAAAATTCCAAAGTTACTTTATATCTTCCATTAGGAATAGCAGTTTGGGAGTATACTTTTTGCTCTCCATTATCAAAAATACCATTTTTATTGAGGTCTCGATCGGTATCCTCAACCGTATCACATTCATATACATTATTTATAAATAACTTACCTCCTGTATATGTGGATTGTCTATCATGTCTTTGTACTAATATTTCCATCTTTATAAAGGATTTAAAGAACGATCTGGGCAGTCTTTAGTATAACAAGTATAACTGTGAGCCTTGCTTATTTCTTTACGTAACGCCTGTGCCTCTTCATTTAATCTATGAATTTCATTTACTAAAGTAGTTATTTCATCTCTGTAATAATCTTTCATTTTATTTATAGCATCTATTTCTATTAAAGAAGCATTGGCATTTGAATTACGTTTGCCTCCTAAAAATCAAGTAACTAATCCAGTAACTACATTGGATATACCTAAAACTCCCAAAATTCCTAGTCAGTCCATTATTTTATAACTTGAATAAATCTCCTCTTTATGGAGTCTACATATTTGTTTTCCTCATACACATCTACTATCATAACCTTATGCTTCTTTTGGAACCATCTTCCTATGAAACATTTTTTTGGAGGTTTAATAGTCTCCTTCTTAAGGCTACCTATAATAGATAAACTACTCCTAAACTTAGGAGAAACTGTGACATTATTAGGGTATCTCATGCCCAGTTTGACCGAGAATCAAGAATCACCTAAAATTGTATCTAATTTAAAGGCAGGATTCCTAAAGATTGTATCCCTAATAAATATAGTATCTGATCTTTGAGCTTTACTTGCAATATATTGATAATATGCTACTTCTTTATCCTTAATCTTAAGTTTCTTCTGAGCTGCTAGTAGTTTCTGATTTATAGAATCACTGTAACTCTTAATTTGATCTAAAGTCAGCCTGTATAATCTGCTCTCATCTTTTAGAGAGGAAACCTCCCCTGCGTATGCTTTAAGATTGGTATACGCAAGAGAGAGATCCTCATTTAAAGATTGATTTCGCTTATATAGTATAGTAATAATCACTGCCATTACTACACTCACTAAAACTAAAATCTTTTTCATTACATAAATCTCACAGAATTTGTACTATATAAAATTACTCTGAAACTGTATGTTAATTGATCCATATCCACTACTCTAAAAGTATCCCCTACAGAAATTGTAGGACTAGATTCTGTTATAGGACTAAGACAGTCTATTTGTACTTCTACCTTCCCACTTGTCGGTGCAGATTCCGCAAATAAAAACTTGTTGGCTATATCCCCTTCCGAATAAGGAACTCCTATGCAATGTAATATTTGATCTGAGTTTTCAAAATTATGGGACATTTTTATTTCAAAGATATGACCTTTATTAATAGTATATCCTATCCAATTAACTGTTATACCTAATGCACTCTGAGGGCAGCTTTTATATACTGAACCTGTAACATGCCTCCTAGAAACATGTACATCCAATATATCTACTATACTTATAGGTATTATGTCATAAATATTCCTGGAAACTATTGTATACCTATAAGTTCCCCCTCCAGATAATCTAGAACCTTCCTCGACTAGAAACTCAGAAGGATTGGATATATATATATTTCCCTCAACATAGGTACTTCCTACATAAGTAACATCTAATATATATTTAAGTAAGCTTCCTGGAGATAGCTTTATATACTGCACTCAAGTTTTTAAACCTGATTGTTCTTCATCATATAGATAATTCCCAGGCAGATATGCTTTTAAGTTTATTGGGATAGATCCATCCGGCTCCCCAATTTGTATTCTACTCATAAAAGAAGTATCATTAATTATAATACCCTCATAGAGCTCCCCTACTTTATAGTTACCCTTCTTGGGATCTAGCTGCAGGAGTCCATAGCTATCCGTGTCTAAGTCTTTAATCTTTGCGTGCAAAGTAGATATAGTAATATGAGTATCCTCGTTAGTATTTTTTTCATACTTAAAATAGGCACTACTTCCTATTTGTATAGATTCTGTCTTTAAGTTTCCGTCAGAATCTCAGCTAATACTACCTTGCCCTAGATGACCACTACCGTTAGAGAAATCTAGCAGTATATTAGGAGTAAACTGACCTCCTGTAGGTTGCTCTGGATTAAAGTTTTGGTATTCATTAGTAGCACTGCCAGAAGAAGTAACACCTTGCTGGCTAAACATATATTGCTTGTTAAATACAGCAGATCCTACTAAAGCATTACCTAAAATCCCTACATCAGCATAAATAGCTTCATAATCACTAAATTCTTGCCAGTACTGTAACCAGTCAGCCGTAGGATATTCATTCTTCGGATCTTGTGGATGATCATCCCCTTTAAACTTCTCCCCTACTTTATTTAATAATCAATATTTCCCACTAGCTTTCGTATAACTTCCATCAGGGCTATATACTAAAACATAAGGAGCAGTCTTTGTACTAGTATAATAATCATGATTTGAAGCATATAATCCTTCAGGATATATTATTTGACCGGCCGGTCCTGTAATACTTTCTCCAGCTTCTCCCTTAATTTTAGCTCAGATATAATCATTAGGATTAGTAGGATCAGGCTGGGTCTCTGTAACACATTGCCCTAGATAATCTCCAGGATCTTCCCCATTATTACCAGTGAATGTTTTGCCCCCATTATTACTATACTTAATATGCAAATATGAGTTAGTGCCTGGTATGCCTTGTCCATCGTCTCCCTCTATCTTTACTCAAGCATAATCTCGTGGATTATTACTATCAGGTTTAGAAGTATCTACATAAGAACCCATATATTTACTAGGAACCTCTGTCATATCCTGAGCTAAGGGGTATCCATCCTCCTGAAGTGTAGGAGCATACTTTATATGAAAATAGCTAGAAACTCCATCTGCTCCTGGGGTTCCAGGAATTCCGTCTAAACCATCACGACCTGCAGGTCCTGTATATAGAGCAGGAGCTGATCAAGGACCAAGGCAAGTTCCTTTTCCTGCTTCTCTTACATCTGCATTAGAAGAATACATTATCCTATTCTGAATAAATCAGACTCTCTGCTCTGGAGTAGTAGTTGAAGGAACCCATAAATATCAGTGAACAGGTTCCCTATTCTCTTTACTAAGATTATCATTCTTAGCTTCTTCATTTGGTTCAGTGCTATCTCCTAATGCATATCTAATTTCATAGTTTACACCGGGAATACCAGAAGCTCCATTTTCTCCAGTAGGACCTCTGAGTCCTTGTTCTCCATTGATTCTTCTAGGATCTGCTCATCCTACACTAGGCTCTGCTAAAGCCTCTTGACCATTAGTTTCTTTCTTCTTTTTAGCAAATGTCATTCAGACATCTTTATTAGCACCAAAATCAGCCCAGGATTCTTTTCAGTGATCCCCAGGATTTAATGCTAACTTATTAATATTTGGCGCCTCGCCTCCTCGGTCTGTTGATGCAAACTTAAAATCAGTTCAGATCCCATCTGCCCCAGGAGCTCCATCTTCTCCAATAATAGGCTTAGGACTTGACCAGTCATGCCCATCCTTTACCCTATTAGTAACTCCATCAATTAGAGCATAGGTTACTCACCATTTGCCTGGCTCAACACCTGGAGCATCTTGTCAACCTGAAGGAATAGGGCTCCTATCACTAGGTGGGTCTAGAGTAGGTGTGTTGCTTAGCTTAAAAACATTAGATGTCCAATCCCCAGGTGATCCTTGCTCACCACTAATGCAAACAGGAGTAGATCAAGGAGAATTGAGAGTATCATTAGGATTTATTTGAGCTCAAGTTTGCCACATAAATTCTCCTTCTCCCTTTTCTGGGGGAGTAATAGTTCAATAGGTAGGAGGATCCGTAGTTAATACATCAGGTGTTCTATTTCCTTTATTTATAGCAGGAGGATCAATATTACTTTTATTAACAGAAAATCTGGTTTCATAATATTTACCATCTTGTGCCTGCCCATCTCGACCATTAAGAGGAATTACTTCTCCTCAAAACAAAACAGTATCTGTGGTTCCTTCAACCTTGCCAACACACTGTCATCATTGACCTGCATTATTAGGATAATCCTTTCAGTTACTATCCTCAGGAGGTTGAGGAGTATTAAAATTTGGTTTGTCTGGCTTAGAATCAGCTTGCTGATATACATAGGTATAATAATCTGGAGTGATGCCTACTCCATCTTCTCCATCCTTAGAATAATAGGCTCATAAGGCTGGGAAACTAAAAGAACTTCACTTATTATTAATTCATTTTCTCTGACTAACCCATTCCCACCTATAGACGGAAGTTACTCCTGTAGGATCATCAGTTCATTTACCTCATACTGGATCCGTAGGCAGCTCTTCATCATTACTAGTACTTGCAACAGGAGTATTAGGAGTAGTATAAGAAGTAGTTCTTATAAAAATATATTCAACACCATCTCCATCTCTACCATTCACTCCCCATCTAGATCAAACAACAGGTCCTATTCAAGAACCTCAATGCCCTTTTGGATCTGTAGAAGTCCCTGCACTTTTCTTTCTCTTACAAGCCAGTTCTACTCTTCATTCTGCGGTAATACCTTGTGGATTATCAGTTCATCCCTCAGGTACATAGTCATCAACATCTTCAGAAGTATCGGGAGCTGTAACACCAGATATTTCATCCTCGGTTTTGACTCTTTTATAAATATATTCTTCAAAAGCTCCGTCCGCTCCTGGACGACCCTGTGGACCTTGATCCCCAGGATTTCCTTGATCTCCAGGATCCCCTTTATCACCTTTAGGTAATTTGAAGGAAAATTTGAATGTATTCTTATCGAAATACACAGATGCATCTGCAGTATCCGAGGATGCTACAGACTCTACAACAGCTTTAACGTTTGCAGGATCAAAGTCTCCAGCACCTCCATGGGCTAGAGAAACTCACTTGAAGTTAATACAATCATAAGCCATTAAATCTCACTCGGGAGTAACAAGATTTCCTGCAAGAAACTTGGTTATTTCCTCTTCAATGAGTGATACCTTTAATCATAATGTATTAACCTCGAATTCTTCTTGAGGAGGCTCAATATTACCTACTCATATTCTTCCAAGACCATTTAAATAATGATACATAATTTATATTAAGATAGTTTATGTGCAAACAATGATATATTAATCCCATTACTTAGACTTGCAGCTTGAGGCTGAGTAAGCGTTGCCCTGTAAGAGGGACTTCCTCCATTTGAGGATGCTAAATCTATTTCTATATCTCCTGAACCAGGATTTCTAGCAAGGAGTATTGCTAATTCAGTTTCTGTTATGTTAAAGGCATTAGTGGAACTCTGTACCGTGTACCTAGTAGGTCCTGTTATAGGACTGCCCATAATTTTTGTTGTTACATACCAACTTATATAGGGTGCTGTTCCTAAGAACTGAATTTGCAAGGTTCCATTTCCTTTAGGTTTAGTCTCTTGTAAAATAGCTATTTGCTCTGTTACGCTTGATAGGTTATTGTTATCCCTTAAAGTTACAAACTCTGTAATAGTTCCTCCTGTATTTGTCTTATTAGCTACGACTTCAAAAGATGTCCTACCTCCTGATGCTCCAGCTGGGCCCGAGTAGTTCTTGAATGTAAAATTTGAACTAGAGGGGAATTCACATGCAATAGGGATCTGATAACTAGTCCTTGATTGTCCAGAGGTATAAACAACTGTTCCAGTTACATCACATACTACTACTTCTTTAGAGTTTTGTTCATACCCTAAAGTTACACTATCTGGGGAATTATTATAATATGCAGAATATTTTTCTAGTTTATTGGCCTCCTGGAACACTGAAACAGTACTTGATGCAGATCTACTATTTAAAGCAACTGTAACAGTTACCTTATTAACTTCTTGCCTAGAACCTTCAGTAGTTCCTCTACTAGAAGCAGTTACAGATCCCGCGGTGTTATTAGTTGCTCCAGAATAGGTAATCTTACCTCCAGAAGTTAAAGTAGTTGGAATAGAGGATCCTGATGAATAGGAATCTGTCTTAGTTTGCGTGTATGTTAGAGTTGGGAAAACTGTACTTCCACCAGCAGGTATCTCAGGATAACTAAAAGCTGCGATTGTAATATCACTATAGGTAGTAGTCTTAGTATTAGCAGCTTGTGTCAATGTTAGCCTTGTTTCAATCGTTTTATTATTAGTTGATGCCGAATTTAAACTAAGAGTTAAAGTTCCACTTCGTTGAGCACCAACTGTTGTACCGCGATACTCACCAGTTACAGTAAGTATCCCATTAGCAATAGACTTAGTAAAATAAGATTGAGATAGTATCCAATTATCACTTCTCCAAGTATCGACATTTGCTTGTGCTCCACTGGAATAAATTACCCATCCAGTAAACGGATTAGAACCACCAGCAGCAGAATAAGTAATTGTGGAAGGTAGGAAAGTGGTCGTAGACCCTCCTCCTATCTTTAGAGAATCTATTCAGTTTGCTTCTTGTTGTACTGTATAAGTTGCTTGTCCGCCTTTTCCATTTAGATGTACACTAGCAGTAACAGTAGCTACATTCGTGATATCTGATATTTTAGATCCTTTAGATGCGGCCGTAACATTCCCATTAGTACTTGTAGCACCACTATAAGTAATAACACCTCCTGTAGTGATAGTCCCTCCCCCTGTAGTAGATCCATTATACCCTCAAGTTTGGGAATAAGAAATACTTGGTGAAACAGTCCCTCCCTTAGCTGGAATTCTAGTATAAGATAAGGATACAGTAACATCTGAATAAGAAATAATACTAGCAGATTGTGAAGCATTATAAGTATTATTAGTACTTTCTCCATTTGATGTAATAGTTAAACTTACTATTACAGATCTAGTGCTTCCAGAAGTATTAGCTTGCCAAGTAAGTTATTAATAGTCACATATGAAGGTGGAGGAGTAGCTGAAATTCGATAAACTCGGGAACCTGTAATACTTTCAGAAGCTGTAGAACCCGAACTATAAGATACAGCTTGACTAGTAGAAACTACAGGACTTATAGTTGAGGCACCCCCACTTGCAACAGGATAAGAAAAGTCTAAGACTGTTATTGCTCCATAAGTTTTTTTGTTTTCAGCTTGAGTAAGAGTGATAGTGTCTGATTTACCCCCATAAGTAAAAGTTAAAGTTCCCGACCTTGAGGATCCTACAGTAGTGCCTCTTGAGTTAATAGTAAGACTAACTGCATTATCACTTGTATTAGCTACCTTCTTTAGGGAAATCCAATCCACGTTTGTAGTCCATCCAGAATAATCCCCCACTACTTTAGCTCTTGTAGTACTTGTATAGGTTGCAAATCCGTGATATCAAGTATTTACAACTCCCTTTGCCGAAATAGATACTAAAGGATCTTTATCTACCCAGGACCTTATTTCTAAGGATTCTACTATGTTCGCAGGCTGTACAAAAGTTTTCTTTCCTGCAACACCATGCACAGTAACGGTCACTTCTACAGATCTTTCTGAACCAAGTATAGACCCTTGTGTATCGAAAGTTAGCCTAGCTCCTACCTTGCTACTAGTGGTAGCAGGATCTCAATCTATAGAAGCTCAAGATACAGACTCACTTCAAACAACTGTATCTCTACTAATACCATGTTTCGTATTTACTATTTCTCCAGTATATTTTGATCCTGAAGAGTATGTAAATGTAGCATCTGCAACAAGAGCTGCAGCACTGTAATTAGCTGTAATAGCTCCCATTCAATGCCTAATGCTAACATTACTAGTAGTTCTTATATTGGCTGCTTGAGTACAATTTAAAGTTGCTCCTATGCCATCAGTGGTAGTTATAGTAAAGTTTGTAATATCGCTAACTACATCCCCTTTGGAAGGTATAGTAAAACTTACAGCTTTTCAGACTACACCATCACCTTCTACCGTATATAACTTCTTAATAGCACCAGGAAGCGAGCAAGATCATAAATCTATATTCCCTCTATCTCCATTATTTTTTGAACCAGATGTGAAAGTATTTTGACAAACATAAGCACCAAACCCCTCAGAAGCAGGAAAAGAAGAAACAGCTTGTGCTCCATTATCCCTTATAATCTTTGTTTGAGTAATTACATTTGCTTGCCTAGTTAAAGTGCAGGTTGCAGTCAGATTTCGGGCTTTAACAGTGAGAGTACTACTTTGTTGAGAAGCTATTGTAGTACCAAGGTTACTAGTACTTATCGTTAATTTATACCCACTCTTACTTACTGTAAATATTCCAGAACTATTAACTTCGTAAGTAATTTGATCCTGAGGAATATTTGTAATTATATCTAGCTCTAAAGTAGCTCCTTTAGCTGCAAAGATTAAGGACTTAGAACTTAATGCAAGTTCCCCCTTTATAGACGATCTGAAATTCTGTGAAAATGTTCATTTCATTTAATATATATTAATAGAATAAATTATTCTCCAACAAACGGTAAGACCCTATAACCTGTAGCATTTATTATAGCATTAAAATCTTGTTGACCATCTACTGCAAATGTAGTTATAGGTTGAAAATGTATCGTATAACAGATAAAGGTGTTCTTAGGATTAGATGTTATATTTATACTTGGATTTTCTACATCTTCACTAACTACTAAACTAGATACTCCTTTTCCACTCTTTCATTGGATAGTACCTAAATTCTCTACGGGAGCTAAAATAATTGCATCAGCAGAATAAGGATATCTATACTCAGTACCTACTCTGCATATTATACTTCTAGTCTCTGCTGTAGTTCAACCTCCTACTCTTACGTCATATCCTGGATAAATTACTAGATCTCCTGTTTTATCCCCAGTAAACTGATATAAAGTTTGTAGAGATTGTAGTCCACTAGGCATATTGAGTTGCTTTGTGACAGGAGCTAGTGTTTTATCTTCTTCTGTAAATGATTCTGTGTGAAGAACACAAGTACTAACATCATTAATACTTAAACTTGTAGACCTCAGATAATATTTGCCTCCTCCCCTAACATAAAAGTAACATCTTGAATGCTCAATTAACTGGTCTATTTGTTGAATAGGGCAAGTGTCTGTATAGCGATATTGCTTTGCCTCAATGGTCCTGAGCCTCTTAGAATACACAGATCCTCAACCATCTGGAGCATCTGTTCATCTTACATATACTGTATAAGACCCCTTACCCTCTGAGGTTTGATAACTACCCCAAGGAACTCTTGCATCCCCAAGACTACTATATACCTCAAAAGTTGAAATATTTGTAATAAGAGTTCCTATGGTAAATGTTACAGGATAGTATGTATTAGGATCTAAAGCTGTGGCGTCTACTGTTTGAGTCTTGATTTTTCAAACTTTAGAATCTAAAGTATCCTTATCTTCTTTAGATAAAAGTCCATCATTCCTAGCAGTTGCTTTTCTTAAATTTTGAGTATCATAAAGCGTTCTTGGAGATGCTCAGTTCCCATTATACTGAGTTCTTCATGTTAAATCGCCTTTCTCAAAAGGAGCAACTAATACTAATCCTGCGGTGTTTCCATCCCCAGAACCATTTCGGTGCCGTACAGAAATTATGTTTCACCAAGAATCATTCAGAGTATTATGAAATCCTCCAAAAAATGTTTTATACTTTGGAACTTCGTCATTAAGTACAGATCCCACAATAGTGCCAGATATAGGTACTGATCCTAAACCTGTGCTAGAGGATTCTCCTATATCTACTGATTTAGTGTAAGGTAGTAGTACATCTGTTCCAACTAGCTTCCCAGTAAGAGTTCCTCCAGATAAAGGTAAGTAAGGACCCCCAGTAACAGCAGAATTAAGCTTAACCTTATCGGCAGCTGTCATTACACCTGCTGTTGTAGTAGTTGCAGCAGGAAGAACAAAAGACCCAGCAACTTTAGTGAATAGACCAGTTAAATCAGATCTATTTAAATAATCCAAGGTTGTAGTAACTATAGTATCAGAAGGTACTACATTAATGTTACCTACTAAAAGCCTTAAGCCTAAAGAATCTAAAATAGATCTATTTAATTTACCCTTGTTGCCTTCATATGCAGTTCCAGGATCCTCTCCAAGAGCCAAATGAGGACCTTCAACAACATTATTTAATTTTACTTTATCAGCGGCTGTTAAAAGGCCAGCAGCAGTAGTAGTAGCTGCGGGTAATGTAATTGCGCTAGTAGACTCCGTAAAATTTGAAGTATTATTACCTCTACTTCTTTTAGATAGATTTATTACTATACTAGTATCCGAAGGAGATGTACTTAAAATCTCTGTAAGGATAGTAGTACCTATTGATTGAAGTATCTGAGCTGGCTTAGAACTATTATCTACATATGTTATGTCTGCTTTATTATTTATCTTAGTTTGTAAGTCAGAATGTAGTTTGCCTCATTGAATAGAGTTATTTACTAAACTGGCTTTAATGGTACTTCCTTCAATAGTAGTAATTATCTCAGTTCCATTATATCCTATATATTCAGTTATAAAATCTGCAATAGGAATACTTGAAATACTCCCATCTCCATTATCAAATTCTATAGCTTTTGCCTCCTCATTATACCTTAGAGACATCTTCTCTAAAGGCAAATCAATTACTAACTTAGATCCTTCTTGAGTCATAAAAGTTAAGGAATAGGTCTTTGAATCCCATGTGGGAAGTCCAACACAAGTATTTAGAATATTCCTTATATCCGCATGAGCTGTATCTGAAGTATTATGTTCTGAAATCTTTTGGGTTGTAAATTCTTTTAAAGATTCTACAGCTTTAGAAATATCTCCAGCAATATTATCAATCTTAACTTTATCCGTAGAAGCTAATATACCAGCCCTTACTTGGGTAGCAGCAGGCAATAGGAGTTCCTCTATTAAAGATGTTCAAGAATTATTTTGTCAAACTCTTCGACTTATTGAAAGAGGCACATTACTAGTAAAATCTTTATTCGGTATGAAAATATTTGTAATCCCACCAGAAACCCCATTGAGCTTCTTTTTATCTAGGGCTGCCATAAATCCTGCAGTAGTTTCAGTAACACCTGGAAAATTTACAGTAGAAGTATTTGGACTAAATACTCCTCCACTATTCTTTGCTAGGGTATTGACTGAAAGAACTCCAGCAGTAGAATCCACAGAAATAGGGCTTACAAGACTTGTGACTAAGAAAGAGCCAAGAGAGCCTAAAATCTCTGTATTTCTGGCAAGATCTTTCTCTAGGATTTGATCAGCTTCCTTTCGTGCAGCAATTTCCTCATTAAGAGATACTCTAATATCTATATGGGAATCTAGTGATTCATTATGCTCATTAATTTTATTTTTAACTCACTGTACTGTAGCTGCATTACTCTCAAATCAAGTCATGCTTAAGTGCTGCCAAGTATTCTCATGAACATTCCAAGTCATTAGTTCATGATATCCTTTCTTCCCATCAACTCTCTGAATACGCATTCAGATAACATTATGAGAAGGAGTTGGAGGAGGAGTTTCTCCTACTCAGATACTTCCTAAACCATAATTATATTTATACATGTTTTTATTATATTTTAGTTAGCTCCCCCTCCTGATACAATTATAGTAACTTCTTTAGCATCTGCAGCAGTATTATCTGGAATAGTAGTTTCTCCGTGAACATCTCCAGTTATACTAATCTTCTTAATAGTTTGTGCATAACTAGGCAACTTTGATATTAGACCCTGAATAGTATTAATTTGGGAACCATTATGAGTGGCTTTTTCTGAAACAGTAGAAATATCCTCAAGCATACTATCTATAGTAGTACTTAGATTTTCTGGGATCTTAGCAGCTAAATCAGAAACCTGACTTTGTAATTCTGTTATAGATTGAGTAAGTTCTCTAATCTTAGTCTCTACTGCTGAGATACGATCTAATATAGAGTTAGCCACCGAGATAGTTACTACTCCTGGAGTATTGGGATCAACTCCTATAGAAATACCGTTACCAGGTACAATCCTCAAATTATCACTGTAAGCAGCTATAGCAGATAAAAGATCCGCTAACTGTACATTGGTTAAATTTAATCCCTTTCTTAATTGAAAAATAAGATCTTTTTCCTTCATAATAATTAAAAATTAAAAAGGGAGAGCATTTAGCCCTCCCCGTATATACATTACTTCGAAGATGATACTTTGGGCTTAGACTTTTTTATAGCTAAATCCTTTTCTTTTAGAGAAACTTCTTTGGATAATTTTTCTTTCTCAAAAGCTAGCTTCTCATTAAATTGCCGTATTGTTTCATCTAATTTAGCCCTCTCCATTGAATTATCTTCAGGAAACTCAGATTTAGTAGATTGAGAGCCTTGCTTCAACTCTTCTATGAATATCTTTGTCTCATTGTCTCTCTGATTTAGCATATCAGCATGCTCTAACTCTCTTTCTTTCATCTCCATCTGAGCCTGAATTTGCGACTGTGCAATTTCTTGATCTCTCTGAATCTGCTCGGCCTGCCTCTCCTGAATAGCCTGCTCATCTTTCTCAATTGTTCTCCTTATCTCTGATAACGAAGAAGAAGTATAAATCTTCATAATTGAAGAGAAGGAAAGAGTTTGATTTTGTAGAGCTGCTTGAGCAAGCATATCTAACTTAGAAGCTAATTTTTGAGTTTCAGGAGATGCATCAACTACAATACCATAATCACTATCGGCAAAAGTATCCCCATCAATTTCTAAAGCCTTAAGAGCTCCATCAAAAGTTATATATTGAAACTTCTTAGTCCTTCCTCTCATAGCTATTTTGGCAGTTTCCAAGAAACACTCTAGAGCTCTCTTTTTAACATCATCATGCTGAGTGAAAAGTCACTCTGTAATATGAGAAGACTGCAGATTAGCTCTTTCAACTCCTCCAACAGTTTCTCTATTACTAATTTGACCCTCTCTTTGCCTCGAAATGCCAGCAATCTCTCCCATCTCATTCTTAATGAATTCTAGAAGATTAATATGTTCTTGAATATAGTTACCTTGCTCAGCATCAATTACTCCAGAGCTCTGTACATTCATCAAACCAGCTAACTTACCTTGGGCCGCACCACCATTACCTTCCTTAAAACTATCTACAACAGCAATATGATTAACCTTTGCATAATAAAGCCACTTATCTACTTCCCAGCCCTTGGGTACCATAGCTAAGTCCATCTTCATTATCTTACCCCAATTTGCCGCTATCGCTTTGTTAAGTCGATCATAGATAACATCGTAGAAGTAAGCAAATGGTTTCATCATATCTACTAAAGAGAAAGGTTTTGAGTCATTTAGATTATACATAGACCCTACAATGCCAAAATGGCATCTTGACGGGTTTGAAAGCCGGTTGTACTGGACAATTCGAGGCCTCATATTAACGTAAATATCTTTGCCTATTTTTGTCCCCTCTCAGGCTTCATTAATTCAGAAAATTTCCTCTTCTTCGCCTCTATCTTTATCTAATATATATGTCTCTGGATAAAAATCAAATTGCTCTTCTCCAGTTTCAGGATCATACCATTTAACTTTTTTAATTTTTCGTTTACTCTTTCAATACAACCGTAATACTCTTATATTACCTTGCATATCATAATAATTACTAGTAGCAGAAAATCCTGACTGCCCTAATAATAAAAAATTTTCTACAATAGTACCGCCTGTAATGTCTGTTCCATCTATTTCAGCTGTATTGATAAATGCATTTCTTTCATCGTAATTACTCATAGTATCACTACTGAAAGTACTAGCTAATTTATCAATAGAATCTATATCCTTTTTGGATAAAACATCATAATATGTGTCTATTATTCTACCAGGACTTCAATAATCTATAAGTATAATTAAATCAGCATCTTCAACTCTATTAGAGAATCCATTTTTGAATATATGTACCTTACAAGGATTTAGTCTCTCAAAAGTAGGCTCCCCCCCAACAATATCACATTGATAAATCTCTTCTCCACATATCATCGCATCCATAAACCCTTCATTAAAGGTCTTAAATATAGAAAGCTCCTTGATATAATGGTTTAATACAGTGCTGGCTCTCATTTCAATAATATCCTGTCATTGATAATCAAAGTAATAGCCTAATTTATCAAGCTGCTTGCTGAATTCTTCTTCAGACATGTTTTCATCTTGAATCATGCTCTGTACTTGTTGAGAGAGAATTTCCATCTTATTACTCTCTACTTCGCTTATAGAAGTAGGATTAGTAACAATAACCCTATAATCAAATCTACGTCTAGATTCCTCTCCTTGTAAAACATGAAGTTTAGAATTCATTATAGGAAAATGCTGAATAGATTCTGGTACAAAAAGAGCATTTACACTATCAGGATTTAGAATCAATTCTACATCTCTCATATCTAGAACACCATTAATTAAATTATAATTAATACGCTTCTTAATAAGAGAGTTCCTGACCATGTTACCGAAGTAATATGTCCTCTTATCAGCTCAATCAAGATGAGTCTTACGCCATTCCTTAGTCTTCTTAGAATAAGGTAGCATTTGAGGAGGTATATTCTTTAAATCTATCATAGCAATGAGTTATTTACATAATTTGTACAAAAATAAGTATTTTATTTGAAATATCCAAATATATTAGAGCTCTCATAATAATTCTATCTTAATCCTACTACTAAATATTCTTAATTATACTTTTACTAAATCTGTAATCATAATTCCTTGTAAAGAATTCATCATTACCTAGATAGTCTGGTTGATCTATGCCTATAACCTCCGAAGGGGACTTTACACCACACAGCATTAACTCTTGTTCTCTGAGCAACATAAGCATTAATAATGCATCATATCGGTCAAAGTTACCATCAGGATTCCACATGGCTAACTCTTTCATAAGAGCTCTATAGTAACATCTATTAATGTTATTTATTGTAATTTCTGTTTCTTCCTCATGACCCTCAATAGTTACTTTACTGAGTACTTTAATAGGTTTTAATAGTCAGTCCCTTATTCTTCCTCTTCCATAAGTTTGAATTGGCTGAGAAGCATTTACACCTTTTACTTTATTCCCATAAAAATTCCCCTTCACTAAATCTTTATCCTTTAAGTATTCTGGAACATCCGCTAACAGATAAAGACAATTATGTTGTGAAAAATAAGTGAATAATCCCTTTTTATTATTTTCATATAAGCACTTAGCATTATACATTAAAAGAATCCGTCTACAAGTTTCATAAAAATCTTCTGCAAACATAGGTCTACCTACATATTCACACACTAACTCATCTGTAAATAGATCAAGAACATATATAGCCCCCAAAGACATAGTATCTGACACGTCGTCATCATATGGATCACAATTATGTGTAGGAATGTGATAACACATAAATGTATGAGTTTCACAATCAAAGTTATACACTACTCCAGTATACAAAGACTTAATAATCTGCGTAATCTTAAAATAAATATAGTTTTCATCTACCTCACATTCATAAAAACTAGGGGCCGGACGTTTATTAGTTTTCCTTAGTCTACTAAGTTTATGATCCTTAATATTCCCAAAATGTTGACTAAATTTATAAATATCTCAATAAGGCATCCTTAAAGAATAAGTGTCTCTAGTTAGACTCTCTTGTCTAGTAACAATATGTACTCCCTTGTCACGTAACTTTTGTAAAGAGGATTTGTACCCCAATGAAAATAATATATCCTGAATACTTTCTAGGAGCTCTAAATTAATACTTACAAATTCCCCAGTGCTATCCTTTGTAATACATCCATCAGAATCTAAATATCCTAGAATTAATTCATATTTATAATTCTTAGGGATGTACTTAATCATTTCAGGAATTGCTTTGCCAGATGCATAAACCCCAAAAACTTCTCTAATCTTTTCGGCTAACTCTTTATAGCATATTGATACTTCAACACAATTATTACGAATTCTTGTATATGGAGCTCTTTTAAATAAAGACTTGCAGATTTTGCGAAACCGATCTATATAGTAATTTTCTGATTTATTAAAACTAATACTAATTTTACCATTAGTAACCCAACCATCCCCCAGTCATAATCCAATAAATCACCAAAAATCTAGAGTGTCTACAAAAGTAAATGGTAATAGGGCTTTATAATCAAAAGACTCTTTAGTATATAAATTAGGAACTCTAACTCATTGGCCCACTTTTAAATCAGCAGCTTTTATAAAGTCAAAATTAAACCTATACTGACGTTGCTTGTTTGCCTTAGTAGAATACTTAGTAATCCTATTAGAAGCATAAATAGGATGTTCCTTTGTAAATGTAGTAGTCCTAAAAGTGTTAGCTACTTTAATTGTATAAACTTCTTCATCAACTTTATCATACTGGAGTAGCTGATTTATTCTGACTGGGCAACCTTCAATATTTATTAAAATATCCGCATAGGTAATATCTTCTACTGGTTTTAATCCCTTTGTAGTTAGAACTTTTTCTCCTGGAAGTAAACAACCTGCGATATATCTCCCCCAAGGAATTTTGCCATCAGATCCCTTTATAGGCATCTTATTAATATGTATTGCCCCTTCTATTTTATTATCCTTATGAGGAAAATCCAAAATAGGCTTGACGTCAGCATCGGGAGCAAAAACAATATTCCCTTCCTTAGTTTGTACTAATCTGCCAACCCACATATCATCTAAACTTGACGGATTAGAATCTAGCTCTAAAATCCTATCATTTAGTTTATCAGAAGGGAAAATATTACTATCCCTCCTCATAATAGCATCTACAATGGTAAATGCATACTCTGCTTTACGACGTGTAAGCTGAATAGGGTCTGAGGAGTTATATTTTAATTTAACTCTAAACTTTATTTCATCTATAAGAGCCCCTACAGCATCCGAAACTCCATCTTGATTGTAGAACCCTTTAGAATTTATATAACTTGGGAAAAAGAAAATAGTTCTCTTCGCTCCTACATTTCCCTTATCATAAACGTTAGGCAAAGAGTATACATTATATCCATCCGGATAATTAATCATCTCTAATGCTCCCATAAAGTCACTTCCTTCACTACCTCCAGTTCCTATAGCATACGCCATACCAAAAGCTACATTACCTTCTTGAACATTAGGAAGAGACGTTTGCCATACATCTAGAAATTTAGGGAATGCTCCAAACTCTTCATAAAATAATCGCTGGCTTCGCTTACCTCTAAGCTTATCTGTATCGTCTTTTACAGCAACTCCTAAAACCTCATTCTGAGATCCTCTAGGAATATTTGTCTCCTTATCTAGATAACCTGCAACTCACTGCATATCAGAAAGAGAACTTTTTAATCGAGCTCTTGGAAACTGAGTATATTTAGAACAAAAATCTATACCATCTATAAACTTATTTAATATACCATCCTTAATAAGATATTCCTTTTGATAAGCAGTAACTGTGCATTTTACTTTATCTAGAGAAGTAAAAGATTCTCCAAGTAAGAATAACTTACACATTATAGAAGCTATACTATAAGACTTACTATTATGAGTTTGTATAAAATCTCCTATAAGAAAAGTATCATCTAAAGCATCTACAGTAACACATTTGCATTGTCTAGTTCCCACAAATTCAATATTAATAATCCTAGTAGAATCTCTCCTGGATTTAGCATAATTAGATTTGTAGTTTACAAGGTTACTTTTGCGGGAGAGCCTGAATATTTCCGATCCACCATAGATTCTTACAACATATACATCTTTACATTTTTTATAAATGCCATTCTTTTTGTAACCTGCTGAATGCTTCTTAAAAGAACAATTATACCCCAAACTTCTGGCAAGCCATACTATATCCTGACATAAAATCTTAGAAACTGTACTGAAAATAGGAATCCCATCAGTAGATACATGTCCATCTGTATCCATTAATCCTTGCAATAAACTTAATCTTACTCTCCTACTATTATACTTAAACTCCTTAGGGATAAACTTACTCTCAGATCCCTTATCTGCTAAATCATAAAACTTGAGCTTATCTATTCAATCGGGAATATGAATTCTATATGCATATTTATCTTTTCATTTAGTATATTGATATGGGATAAACTGCCTTATAATATCAAAATCAATAGTCTCACAGGTATAATAACAGCTCAAATGCTTAAAACAACCATCCCCTAGAAGTAATCCGAAAGTATAAGGATCTACTTGTGTGGAAACCTCTTTAAACTCTACTCCATTATTAGATGGAATAGAATATATATACTCTACTCCTTTGGGATTACGAGCACTTTTTTTATGAGGATGCTTATATTCATTTAAAAGGTCTAGTGTAGTCTTTAATATAGGTTTCTTAGAATTACGCTTATATACATTTCAAATATGATTATCAGAGGCTATAATAGTACGCCCATCTCTAAGAGTAATCTTATAACAAGGAGACTCCCCTGCAAATGGAATATCTAATACTTTCGTAGTAGTGTTATTATTCCCAAATAAAGAATCTCCTATCTTAATATCTTTCCATAACTTACGTCCCTCAGGGGTTTCAACAAATTCATTTATTTCTATAGCTCTACCTCTCGATGCAATCTCAACAGCATGTTTAGCCCCCGTAAAATTGTCATAAAGACCTCCATTTCTGGCTTGGTAAAGATAGTGGAATCTCCAGTATACTCCCTCTCATACTTCAGGAAAATCTACTACACGGTCCCCAACTTTAGAGCCCTTTCTTAACTTCGTCTGTATAATGGGAAAGTAGTTTAAATAAAAATACATATCCCCAGGAATTCACTCACCATCCTCAGGTCTAACCATACCTTCTAAACATCTTCGAACCTCTCTAGCTAATCAAAGTCCATATTCAGACTTAGGATTGGGATTGGGCATTAATTTAGTATAACATCCATAATGCTGATAGTGTATAGCAGCAGGCCTAAAATAATCCATATTCTCTAGTATATGAGGATTACATATATCTACTATAATCCTGCCATAAGAATCCCTAGGTAGGTCTTTGGCTCGTTTACGCTCTGGAGAAATAAGCCGCTTTATAAACTCTATATTGGAAATTATATCCATGAATTCATCTCAGACTTCCTTAACTAGAGAGTCCCTTAATTCCTCAGTAATAGGAGTCTGAAACTCATTAGTCGCTTGTAGTATCATTATTCATAAAGTTTTTTATGCCATCCTCTAAAATGGCCTTTTGTTTCAATCCCCGCATAGCTCCTACTTCTTCAATCTCTTTAGATACTGCTTTTTCTGCATCGGCAAGTTCCTTAACCAACCCTGGAACTTGTTTAACAGCTGTCATAACCTGTCCAATATTATAAACTAATTTACCATTAATATCTGTCTTTGTTAAATCAATTGTCCTAAATGTAGTTCGTATATTATCTATAACTACTCTAGTATCTTGTAATAGCAAGGATGAAGATGTTGTAGTTAGATACTTATATAGATCAATAGCTTCCTGAACTTGCTTGTCAGGCTTTCATGTAGAGTCTAGACCTATAGATTCCTTTACCCTTAAATCTCGGTCAGAATCTATAATCTCAAACGAAAAATCTGACCTTGGATCATACATAAAATATAAGTATGCCAATTCTTTCATTGCTTTGGTTTTATCCTTAGTCTTATCTCTATCTACTAACCTCTTAAAAGGCCGTAAGGCATATGCTTCATCAGATATCCTAAGACTATAATCCTTATAAGTAAAAAGCTTCATAATTATAATTAAAAAAAACTCCCCACTGCTATAGTGAGGAGTTGTAGTTAACATACTAAAGTATTTTTTTGTGGATAACTAGGAGCTACTTCAGTAACTTCCTCTTCATATTTATCAATCCTAAAGTAAACATTAGAACTATCTATAAGTAAACAAGTTTGACCATTAATTTCAAACATTGGGATCTCATAAGAAATAACCTCGTTATAATATTCATCAGGCATATCTGCTTTGGTAGAATCTTTTTCAAGTCGCCTCTTAGCATATTTGCTAAAATTAATTTGAACTAAGTCTCCTACTTTATATTCTCGAACACCCTGACCAACACTAATAACCTTCTGTATCTCTTTTAAAGCTCCTACAAGATCACTTTCAAGCATGCCTGTTTCACTAATACACTCTGATTCTGTATAAGTATTAGCCGTTACTAGCATCATCGTGAATGGAGGAGTCGCTTCTAGAATCTTCAACGTCTTTCTTTCCATTATTATATTTATCATTTAAGAATTGACACCTAGAATATGTTGCATAAAATTTACCTAAGCTTGGTACATTAATACTTGTCTGCATATTATTAAATTCTTCTTCACTCATAGGCTCATTTACTGGCACATTCTCTAAAGTGTTCTTAACCCAATTTCAATACTCCCTATAAGCTACCTCTATAACATCATCTGGTAATTCAAATTCTTTAGAAACCTCTAGTACAATAGATTGTAATGTTTTATTATTTATCATATGATATTTTAAAATTTAGTAGTAGCCTATAAGATTCTCCTCCATACTCCAAGGAAGGAATGTATCGTTTACTAATAGTATTATTGATAATAACACCTGCTTTACGTAAACTAGTTAAAGTAGCTTGAAAATTACCAGGAGATATAGCCAACATTTCAACAATTCCTTTTTTTACTTCGTCAGTAAAAAGAACCTTGTCTAGCATATTATCATCCATTATTGTCCTGGATAATTCAAATCTACGCTGTAAAAGAGCCGCTAACACTGTAATCTCTCTCTTAGGCAATCTATGTAAAGGCTTTAAAAATTCTAACCACACCCTAAAAAAACTCAATCCCGTTAAAGTAGAAGTGGTAGAAATGGACACAATGTCAGTACTCTTGGTCATATCTCTCTTATTCATTAGCTTATTTTATACTCTTACTCGTCACTAGATGTAATATCCTTGTCAGCCTCAGGCGGTACTGCCGTTAAAATCTTCTCAATAGTATCAGCAGCAGTATTTACAAATTCTGAATTAAAAGAATCTTTAAATTCTATTACCTTAAATAAAAGCTCTACTCGACGTCCTACAAGAGTCTCCATAGCTTCTTGAAGCCTAAGAGCCATAGTATCATACTCTTTCTTCATGTATAGAAGCTGCTCCTGCTGCTGCTTAGCAATCTTCTTAAGATCTTCATAACTAATAGGCTCTTGGGCCTTTGCTTCCTTTGTAACTTCCTTTTTCATAAAATTATTTTATTTATTATACTTCTCAGAATACATCTGCTGCCACTCTTCAATAGTAGTAGTAGCAATATCTATACTCCCACAAGAATTACAGTATTCATGAATACCTGCTTCATTATAAGCTATTATTGCTAAAGATAAACACTTCTTGCAATAAAAAACAGGCTCTCTATTATAATCCTCCTTTGTTCATCGTACCTTCTCAAAATCGGTAGGAGTCTGTAAAGGAGGACATTTCGGTTTGACTAGGACTCCCTCCATAAATATTTTAAATATTGATTGAAATCTATCATCCTAAAAGCTTCTAAAACTTTTTGCTCCGCTTTTTCACGATGATTTTCTGTAGGATAATTCTCAGATACTATAAAAAGTGTCTTAAATTTATTATGGTCAATAAATAATTGCAACTCCACACCTATAGAAAATTTATCATCAGGAGTTCTATATGGACCCCACTTCTTTAAAAAGTAGGGGAATCTAATAGGATAAGAGACTTCATTAAACATTCTAATATAAGCTTCTATCGGACTCATTTTTTTGATTTATTACTATACATTTAGTAGATAGAAACATATAAGCAACTGATAACGCATTCTCTATAGAGACCCTTGTTACTTTTGCAGGATCTAGGATATTTAACGACTTTGCCTCTTCATAACTCTGATTAATACTTTCTAAAAGTAAATCTCGACAGGATTGTAGTGCCCTGCCTAAAATAACCAAGTTACGCTTAAACAATTCTGAGGCTATTTTTGACTGTATATGCCCCGCTCCAACAACAACTCCTTCTTCAATAGCTGCTCTTGTGGCACATATTGCATCCTCAATTCTATCTTTCTTTTCAGACATCTCTACCTCAGTAGGAGCTCCCACATAAACTATAGCAACTCCACCAGAGAGCTTGGCTATTCTAGATCTTATGTCATCTTGTAAGTATTTAGGATAATCTTTGTTAAGAGACTCCTTTAACAAGGAAATACGAGAAGCAATTGCCTCTTTTGTTCCCTCTCCTCCTATAATAGAGGTTTCTTCAGAACTAACTACTACCTTTCTGGCTTTACCTAAACCTAAAGACGATAAGGATGTAGTAGGAATACCTCTAGTCTCTAGAGGAAACTTTGTATATACCGTAGCTCCTGTAATGACTGAAATATCTTCTAAAAGATCCTTTTTATACTCTCCAACACCAGGTGATCGTATAGCACATGCTCTTAATACACCCCTATTTACATTACGCAATATAGCATTAATAACTTCTGGAGAATAATCATTAGCAATAATGAGAATCTCTTCATTATTAGAAGCAATGAGCTCTAGTAAAGTAAAAAGGGCTTTGACATTATTTAATGTCCCATTATATAAAAATATATATGGATTCTTTAATACAGAAGACCTATTTAAAGCATCATTCACGAAATAAGGAGAAATATATCCCTTCGTAAACTTCATACCCTCAATAACTTCAGAATAGGTATTAAATCCATTGGATTCTTCTAGGGAAATTACTCCATCATAACCAATCTTCTCTATAATATCAGCAATCAGAGATCCTACTTGGGAATCCCCATTAGCAGAAATTGTAGCTATAGATTCAATACTTTTAGGGCTCTCTCTTACTTGAAGAGCACTCTCTTTTATAATATTCTTAGCTATAATCAAAGATTCCTCTAATTCATTCCTAATATCTTTAGGATCTCTATCTGCTGCAAGCTGCTGATAAATATTATGAATTAAAGATTGAGCTATAATAGTAGAAGTCGTAGTGCCATCACCAGCACTATCTGCTGTCTTAGAAGCCGCCTCCTTTACTAACTGGATACCTATATCCTGTAAGGGAGTACTAGAATTAATTGCCCTAGCTACTGTAACACCATCTTTTGTTACTTTAGGTAACCCATCCTCATAGATTATGACTGTATTACCCTTAGGTCCAAAGGTAGTTTTTACTGCATCTGCTAAAATATCCACACCCTTCTTTACCTCTAGTAACGCATCTAAGCCAAAAAGAATCTGGTTACTCGTCATCTCTATATATTTTAGACATTCTTTGCTCAATTTCTGCAAGCTTCTTTAAGAGCTCTCTCCAAAGATCCATAAGATCAGTAGGATCATCTAAATCTTGCTTATCTGTAGAAATAGGCTCATCTTTCTTAACCTTCTTGAGCAAAAGCCAATTCATTGCATGAAGATCCTCCTGAGAAGGATACCATATAGCAACTTCTCCAGACTTATCTTTAGCTACTAAACGAGCTGTAGAGGGAGAAATAACACCATTCTCTCCTATCGAAGGAATCTGATCTTTAAAGTAAATTCCGTCTTTAAAGTACTTCTCTCGTGTCATGGCCAGATTCTCAGGATCAGACTGAATCTTCTGTAGAATCTCACCAAAAGTGTAAAATGTCTTTCTTGCTTCCATCACAAATTTTTTATTTAGTTTCTTTAATAAAGAGGCTTCCAATAGCTAGTATGGTATTAAATATTGGAAGAATAATACTCGCAAATTTAATTAAATTCTTCTCTTCCCCTAAGAGATTTATATGTGGATTATCTTTTAAAAAAAGAGAAAATAAAAAATCAAATTTGATATAAACTATAAATGCACTTAGCAAATAAATAAACCAGAACATAAACTGAAACTTTCTAAAATTGCAGGAGCTGCAGGATTCGAACCCACCCCATACGTTTTGGAGACGTATATCCAGGTTTTGCATACTACTATAGTTTTCACTACCATCTCTGTTTGTAGTCTGGAGTACTTCTTCACCTTGCCTTTCGGTTTAGGTGCATGATTATCTACTCTCTCGCGGCTGACTGGAAAGTCATTCCGACGTCGTTACCATCAGCATTATCTGTTAAGGGTTCAACGTTATCATCATGTCCACTATTAATGTTTCCACTAATAGGCTCCATAGCTCTTAAAGACCCGTGTGCTACCACTACACCAAGCTCCTAAAAGGAGGTATTAAACCTCCTTATTTGACTCCTTACTTAATAGGTAACAGGAACCCATACCTGCTGCAAAACAGCCAATATTCAGCAAGGTTGACCAGAAAGGGAGTATCTTTATAGCCCCCAGAACTACTAAAACAATACCTGCAGCTATTAAAGCCCCCTTAACTAAGTTTTTCTTCGTCATGATTAGTTTACTTTTAAAATGAAAATTGTTATTAATATAATTGCTACTATAAAGTAGTAGAGTTTTAATCTCTCTTGTTTATTACCTCAATTCATAAAATAACAAATTATGCTGGGAGAATAGGGTTCGAACCTATGTTACCTTGATTAACAGTCAAGTGCCTAAACCACTCAGCCATCTCCCAAAAGGAAGGGTTTCTATAGACTTTACTAAGAACTTAGTATTACTAAAGGATTACCCTAAACCTGAGCCAGCGAAGAACTCGCTGCATTACTTAGACCATGAAAAAGTTTGAATTCGTTAGTTTAACCTATGATACGTTTATCTTACTTTTTAACTTTTCCTTTACCTTTCTTTTTACAAGCCATGATTCATCATTTTTAAACACTGCAAAGATAAGTATTTTTTTTGAAATTTCCAAATTTTTTAATGAAAAATTCTAAAAATAATTAAATTTAAAGGTCTCTAGTATTTGCTTAGCCCAAGATTTTCTCATTAAAGAATCTAAAATATTATCATATATATATTCTGCAGCTTCTGTTCTCTTTTCCAAATTAGCTGTAGCCTCAGCCGGAGAAATAAAGTGAGTATTGAATAATTCTACACCTTCCTTCAAAGCAGCTCTAGAAGAAATAGACTCAAAATCTTTCTTAGCTTGGTTACCCGATCTAAAACCAGCCCGGCGTTGTCACTCAGCACCTTTCCCAGGCTGAGCATGATATTCCTTATCAGTAAACTCTAAATTGTTCTGTAACACTGAATTCTGGGGATGAGCCTCTATGTATCTAAGAAGTTTTTTCTTTCGAGAACCACTGTGCTGAAATAATCCTAAACCTAAAGAATTTGGCTTTGGATTATGAGGTAATATAGCTTCTGCAAAAGTATCTCCTTGATTAGTGTAAGGACTTAGATAAGATTCTACATATGAAGTCCCACCAAGTATAGCAAGTCGCTCCTTATTAAATGGAAGAGAGTACTCCGGCCTCTCTACATAATTCCTAGGAGGGTATTTAGTTAAAAAGTAATCCGTCATCCCTTGCAAAACAGGGACTTGATGCTGGATTTGTACTTTATCTGAAGAAGAAAGTACTTCAGAACTATTGGTATCTCCACCTCCTGAAAAAGTATTATAATATTCCCTAATCTTACCTAAATCCCTAATACCTAATTTAAGAAATTCTTTAAACAAGGTCCCACGCTCTCTAATACTTAAACTATCTCACCTACTCATCCCTATTCAAATATAAATTATGACCTTCCGATCTCTCAACTCCTCCTAACTTGTCCGCTCTCCTCTCTGTCCAAAACCAATAATAATTCCATTTATTCTCTTCCTTACATCACCTGTTATGAAGCCTCCTAACAAGAAGCCATAATATACTAGGTAACCCAGTTAAAAGTAAATATAAAGGCCCTTGCCACTTGGAATCTAGACTATGCCCATATTCATGCTTTATACTGTCCCGTAAAGACTCCCTAGCCCAATCCTTATTCCACTGTAACTTGTTAAAATCTACATGCAAATACTGACCTAAAGAAATACCCCCAGGGAACTTATCATAAATATAAACTATACTGTCTTTATACTCTAACTTCCTCAAAAGCGTTCCCTTGTAAAATAATACTAAAATAACCCCTACTAAACATTGAGGAAATTCTCAAAATCACCTAAATACCTTTTTCATTATATCCTATCTATACTAAAACATACTAATTTATCCCCAAAATAATAATAACTTAATCTATAGCTATCCCTCTCATAAACCTTCGTAGTATATCCCTCAAAAGTATCCCTAATCTTGCCTACTTGTTTGCTGCGTATCCTCATGTAAAAATTTTTTAAATATTTCTAAAACAGACTCCTCTATGAGTATCTTATTACTCAAATCCCCTCTAGGTAAAAAATCTCCTAAAAAATTCCCGTAATCATCAAAATCTTCTGCCCTAAACTCTTCCATATAACAAATCCCTTATTTTTGCAGCCTCATGAATCAACTCCCGTAAGTGCTCACTCATACTGTCCCAATAGTAAAAAGCCGTAGTCTTCTGATTCTCTATACTCAAAGATCTACACCTTTCCATCTCTTTCTTTAATTCTTTTAATACAATTTCCATGCTGTTTAACTTCATAACTAATATTATGTTTTAACTTCACAAATATACAAAAAAATTTCCAAATTTCCAAATTAAAAAAAATTATTTTTTTTTCAAATCAAAGAGTATGTGGGCGAGAGTGACATATTCCCCATTGGTCCCCCCACCTCCGAAGCTTTTGGGGCATATCCCCCGTAGTAATTCTGAAGAAGGTTTTCGAAAGCGACCCAGCTAGCCCCTGGAGGCAGAAGGACTGTCTCTGCGTTAGTGGCTTGCGGTTTCAAGTCATCATAGCTATAAAACTAATCAACTATGGCTGAAGTAAATGCTCAGAGCCTTTTTAAGGTTGTTGAAGAGCGTAAGGGGCAGGTGACGTTTGAGGCGGTGCTGATGAATGTCTCGCCTGCGTACAAGAAGGGTCCTATGGGTGAGAATGGCAAGCGTCAGATTCTCACGGATGAGGCAGGCAATCCTCTCTATCATGAGAGGCTGAAGACCATTCAGTTCAAGGACGATGCAGGTTTGCATTTTGCCAGTGTATTTCCTGAGGCTTTCATGAACGGTGTTGTTCCGGAAGTTCCTGGAAGGGGAGGTCTGGCAGTAGAGATCACTGCATACATCAATGACAATGATCAACCTCAGATCATGGCTATTCGTTATGATAAGGGGGACACTCTGGTCATGAGTCCTGCAGCTCTGAAAGCCATCGAAGCAGGTGGAGCTATTAAGCTTTGAGAAAGCAAAGGGAGAAGGAGATGAGAAGTCTCCTTTTTCCCTCTTTAAAATCTCAGGGGAATGAAGTACCAAAGAGTGCAATAAATTTAGTGATTAAGTTAGATTAATTCTTTCTTATTTCTTTATTCATTTCTCTCTTTCTTTCTTTCTTTATATATTTCTTTCTTTATTTCTCTCTTTGCTTGTTTCTTTGTTCTTTCTTAAAACTTATAATTATTATTAATTATTATTAGAGCAAAATATTTAAGAAATTTACTCTAAAATTGAGATAAAACTCTAACTAAAATCTAAGTTAAATTTCTCAATAAAATCTAAAGCAAATATTAATCTAAAACTCTAAGCAAAATCTATAATCAAAATTGCTTGATAATTTAATTAATAAATTGCTTAAAGATTTACTTAATAATTTAGATTGATTCTTAATACAAAATTGCTTAATATATGCTGAATAAACTCAGCAAACTTGCCCTAACTAACAGCTTATATAACTAGAGGCTTCAATAACCAGAAGTTTTTCTATAACTATAAGCTTAGATAATAACTATTATTAGTTAAGTTTCTTTTCTTTGGTTCTTTCTTTTCTTTAGACCAACTCTAGATTCAATAACATAAGCTTATCTACTATGATGGGAAATTTAATCTATATTGATACAATAGCTGTTAGTTAAAATTATTCTCTCTCTTTTGGTTCTTTTCTCTCTCTTAATCTTGAGTAAATTAATACTAACTTTCTTTAGTTATAATTACTTTAGTCTTTAGCTAGAGATTGATAAAATACCCCCAAACCCAGAATATTGATTTTAAGGCCTCAAATTTCTCATCAATCATTAATAATAGTATAACTTATCATTCCGGTGTTAAGAGTGCCTTAAACGGGCTAAAAATGGCCTTTAAACAGATATTACGTTATACTAACAGATATAAATAAATAAAAAAGTAGCTATTTTCGTATAAATTTTAGGGAAAAAGGTCTAAGTATTTATAGCTAATAGTTACCTTTCACTGACTCAGTTTAAGTAATTATACTAAGCCCTAATAGTATAGTTACGCCTAGTCTAGTAGTAGAGATATTACTAGACTTTATGAAGGAGAGTTAGCTCAATGGTTAGAGCAGGAAGCTTATATCTTCAAGGTTAGGGGTTCGAGTCCCTTACTCTCTACCTAAACAGTAGTATACATTGAGATAATGGTTATCTACTGGCACATATAGTCAAGGTTCTTCAAATAATTTCCTTTAAGTTTTGGTTAAATAAAAGTAGGGATTATATGTGCAAATTATATTCAAGTAACTATTAACGAATTACAAGATATTAATTGAAGTATTAATTTAACAGAGTATGCTATAAGATATTTATAGTATATTCAGGCAGTTTTAGCTATATCTGTCTCACCGAAAATATAGTAAAGATTATTAATAATAAGTGTTCATAAAATTATGCAAAAGTATGAGTTAGTATATAGCACTATAAGGGCAAAATTTTTAGCTTTAATAAGTATGAAGGAGGATATGAAGAAGAAACGTCCCAGGATACCCAAGGGGACCTATGTAAAATGCTTTGGTAAATTAATAAAGATAGATTAAATTAATTTCATCCAGATCTAATCTTAGGATAGCTCATAAGACATGCAACCTGGAGTCAAAAGTAGTAACAAGTGAGGTTTTGTATAACTACATGAGTAATTTTATTATTCATTAGGCTAGCGAAGTATCAATAATGTGATCAAGGGCAGCACATATGAAATACTCAGGCGGGACTTCTTTAAGTCAGGTATGAAATTATTTTAATCAATTAATAGAACAAATAACTAATAAAAAGATCTAGAATTATGTATACTGTAAGACCTCGTGGTTTTGTATCATGTTATATACCCGTAGATGAATCTATGAAAGATCACGAAAGGGTAATCAAGCGTACAGTCAAAGTTCATAACAAAGTGACTCACGAATTTGAGGACAAAGATGAATATATCTTCAAGGGAGTAGATAATAGTTGCAGGCATCTTACTCGTTTAGGTGCTATAGCAACTCTTAAAGCTATGAAGTGATGATCTGGGTAATACTCTTCACGGCACTACTTCTTACATATATTTTTGTAAGAGATTGTATAAGATTAATAACCTCTTACACAGAGCAATATACTAACTATTATCAAGGTGATGTTCACAAGAAGAGAAATGCCATAAGTCTTGAAATCACTATTGATATGTGGTTAGCTGCAGCTTTTTGGGTAATTTTCATACTATTGTGGAATTAATATTAGTAATTATATATTCTCTCTTGTGTATACTATTAATGTACTTATTAGGGTATATACTTGAGAGAATATTCAATATTTTCACACATGGGAATTGTTCAATCAGAATTAAGCAGGATTCAAGGCATTCTACACAATCAGAAGATTACTATTACTAAGGGGGAATTAGTTTCTCAATTAGGGGGTAGGCTTTTGACTTTTAGGGAGCTTGCATTTCTGCACAGGCAACAGCTAATATCAGATCATGAATTAGGGGTATATATGGATATGAAATCCTATACTACCTTTACGAAAAATCATGTAAATATTATCACCAAAATTCATCAAAACTTAGGATTATGAAATATAAGAAAAAACTGGCTAAATTAGCTAATAGGATTGCTGCATGGGAAGAGTATTGCAGGAGAGCTAAAGTTCCTGAAGGATCCTACACTAAGCCAGGGAGTCAAAAGAAATAACTATGTCAAAAGAAAGTCTTGGGGAGATTCTTGAGAGTCTTCCTATTTTATATCTCTCTGTAGACGAGACTACAAATTCACAGATTGCTATATATGTACCAAAGGATGCTCCTACTCCTGAGGGCTATACATATAGTGTAGGAGTAACTTTAGATTATCTTCCTGAGGATCAAGTCTGGGCTGCTTCCTATAGTGATTTTATAGAAACTCATGATGCTACTATAGAAGGAGCATTATTAAGTCTCAGAGACATTATAAAACCTGAGATAATTTAACTTAAAATATTGTACAATATGTTTAAAAAACCTAAGTTAGGACCGGCACAAGCCGGTGCACAACCACCTTCGTGAAGAGAACTATGAGAGCAACTAAGAGAGATTCACAGATTATGTCATGAATGTGAGTCCACTTTTAAGGAGATTCGTATGTTTTTGCATGATCAAATATCTTCACAACAGACTAAAGAGTAGTTAGTTTGTAAAAACTGGAGAAGTATAACTCCTTAGGTTTAGTACCTAGTAATGGTAAAGAGTTCCTAAGTTCAAATAAAACTCTGAGATAATTACCAGTAAGAGCTACTGAAAAATAGTTTCTACTCCACTATATAAAAGCTCTTTGTTTAGTAGGGGGGGGAGTATATATTATACTTCTCCCCTATTAATACAAAAATAAAACAGCTATGCATACCCCAGGAGACGTTATATATCTTCCTACTGCAGATGTATATGTAGAAGTATTTTCTGCTGATCCAGATCATCCCTGTCATGATTTAAGTGGTAATAGATGTATATTTTATGGAATGGGTAAGTGTGGTATAAGTAGTGCACAAAGTGAATATAGGAAAGCTACTGGTCCTTGTGTACCACCAGATGAGGGAACTCCTGCCATTTGCTTCAAGAAATGCCCTCCTCCACTACCCACGCTAGAGAAAGTTCGATTAAAATGCATCTCCCCTTTATTTAGAGAGTTTAAAGTAGGACGATACTATGATGCTGAACAAATAAAAACTAGCAAATTATATAAGATACGTTTAGGATATAATGATTGCATATATTTAAATCCTGAACAAGTAGATCAAGTCTTTGAGAAAATTATAGTATAATGATAGTAGATAAAAGCTGTAAGGTAAGAGATTTTAAAACAGACTTAGCTAAACCTAAAAAAGAAAGAATCTTACCTGAGGTTAGCTCAGAGTTCTATAAGTCTCTTTATGAGCTTATGAGAGAAGCCCCTATAAAAGATTCCGACATAATTACAATTCAGTATTATGGTCATTGTAACAATGTTATTATGAGGATTTTAAAAGACACTGTACCCTTGGTTGTAATCTCTAGCAGTAGGGAAGCCCTTAATATTCCTGTTGAAGAAAGACCAGGTATGTTGCCTCGAGATTGGTGTCCTTAAAAAATTCTTGGAGGAGGATAACTGGCTGGATGAAGAGCTACTCTTGAAAAGTAGTATATCATGATGAGTGATATGGGGGTTCGAGTCCCTCATCCTCCGCAGATAGTATAATATGCCTTATTTAACATTTTTAGGCCTATTTTAAGGACTTTAATTTTATTCTAGTATCCTACATTATATTAACTATAAAAGCGGTTAAATAAGCTATAAAGTATGAAAGAGATAGTTCAAGATATTAGATCAATTAAAGAAAATGAAATTCTGATATATATATTAGCTTGATTGAATTATATCTAAATACAATATTATATTTATGATTTATGTAAATACTTACTATTGAAATCCTAAACTAGTTAGTAAATCTTATAGCTATTGAGAGAGCTAGTCAAAACAAGATGCCGGGATGGAGAAATTCGGTAAACTCACAGCACTTAAAATGCTGCGATCAGTAATGGTCTTGCGGGTTCGAGTCCCGCTCCCGGTACAAACTAATAATAATTATTATTATGCCTTTATACTTAAGAATTCTTATATTTTGGGTAATACTCTGGAGTATACCATATCTTGTTGCTAAAGTTCAATGGAAGCTCTATGATGGAAGCTTTAATTATAAATATTGGAGAGAGAATAATAGTTGGTGGATTATATTTCGTATCCTATTTATGCTAGGGATAATTGGATTCTCTCTTTTAGGCTTTCTTATATTTACTTTATGGCTTTTCCCAGAATTAAATTAACGGTGAAGTATGCAAAGAATTAAGTTTGAGACTGCTAAGTTAGCTACTAAGAAGGGGTACCCCACTTGTAGAGAAAAATATTATAGCTGTCAATATAGTTTGTGGACAAATAATCAGACTCTGTATCATTATTCTGCAGGAACTTGTCTTTTATATAGTGATCTCATTCCTGCCCTATATCAAGCAGAGCTTCAAGAGTGGCTAAGAAATGAGCATGGAGTGAGTGTATTGATCTATTTAGATGAGACATTATCTTATATTTGGACTATTACAGGATTACATCCTCAAGCGTCAATTCAGGAGTTTCATCAGTCTAATGAAGTATGGTGTGGGCACTATGAGGATTGTTTAGAAGATGGATTACGAACTGCATTAAGCTTATTATAAATAATATCCTATTATCAGTATGAAACTGAAAGAGATCGAAATAAAGCCAGGGATGGTAATAATCACTACAGGTGACAATAAATATATAGTAGCTCCTGTAGAAATTGTTGGCTTGCGTTTTGCATTCTTTAATATTCATGGTGGATGGACTACCTACATTGAAGAAGAATCTATTATTGAAATTAAGAGCCCACCACGAAGTAAGATTATTGACTCAGGAGTAACCTTATGGAAAGCCTCTTATGAACTTTCTATGAAGGAGATTGCCGCAAAGTTTGGCATACCTGTTAAGTGTTTACGAATTAAAAAAGAATAAATCTCATGGGAAAATTAAAAGAAAGTCTCCAAAAGCAGCTAAATACTAAATACCAGAAAGAAGCTGAAGATTGTATTAAGATATATGATAAATTACTCTCTATTAGTAGAGAGAACTATAATGAGGAGTGTGTATGGTCTTCTGATTGGAATGTACTAGTCACGACATTTTTAGAAGGGAGCTATCCTAATGTAAAGAAAATATATAAACCCTCCTTAATAGGAAAAATATTTCTTAAAGGTATATAGTAAGTTTTCTGTATAAAAAATTGTATGCGATAAACTCAGCCCTTCTAAAGTCAAGGGACAGAACCTCTGACTTCTAATCAGATAATCCTAGTTCGAATCTAGGCGGGGATACTTATTTTAACAAAAATATAATTTATGGAAATCTTATATAGTTGGCTTATCTGCCTAGTTATCAATCACATTATATTATATATAAACTGGAGAACAAAGTCCAAAAATGGGACTACTTTGGGGGATATGTATCTATATTATACAAAAGACAACCCTCTTAATCTTTTTATATTTTTAATATTTGTTTGGACTCCTCTAAACTTTATCCCAATTATCGTTAGCCTTATATTAGCAAGTGCTAAGTTATTTTCTAGATTAAAGATTAGGTAGTATGACGCAGGATCTTTTTACAAAAACTATTTTATGGAAATTCACGTTTATTAAAGCTGTTTGCGAGACACCTGTTATTGGGGGGTTTCAAAAAGAGCTTAGTCTTATCAAGAATGAGTCTATAAAAATAGTCAACAATATAAATAAGTATCATCCTAGGAATCTTGTAACCAATCAAGTTCAGGATGCTATAGATAATTTTAACACTATAATCAAAATAGTAGAAAAGACCTCAACAACAAATTTAGTTCATAATATTAACACCATTAGAAATCTATGTATTAGAAACATAGAGTATATTAAAGAATCGAAATTGCTAGTTGTATTAGCATAAACTTTATATAAAGCCCAGGTGCGCTAATTGGCAAAGCGAGTAGATTTAGGATCTGCTGAGTGTGAGTTCGAATCTCACCCTGGGTACCGCTTATGCACGAATGCATCATAGTTACCTTCAGCTTTTTCTTAAATCCTCTAATATGAAACCAACAGCTATTTTAGAATCCTTTGAGTATAAGGAATCTCCTCAACTTGAAGTTGGAACTCTTGTATATCATAAAGATTCTCCAAATATAATTATTATGTGTACAAATGTCCAGAAGAATTACATTAATGGAGTGGTTATATATTGTGCTAATTCTTCTCATATAGGAGAGATTGTGGAATATCTTCCCAGCGCATTGGTTGTAGTTAATGGTAAAATTACTTTAGAACAATCTTATTAATTATGTTTGAACTTTATTTAATAACCCGGCTTGATGGAATTAGTAACCTGCTCCGTATAATTACTGTAGGATCATTATTTGTGGCAGTAGGCTTACTTATATCTAGTATTATACTCTACGCTGATGCAAATTCTGATAAAGAGAGATCCCAAAGTACTATTCCAAGAGGTTGGGGAATAAGACTACTTATTCTTGCATTAGTAATAGGAACAATAAGAGCTTTTATTCCTACTACAAAAGAAGCTTTAATAATCTATGGAGTTGGAGGAACAATTGATTATCTTGAAGATAATCCTACAGCAAAAGAACTGCCTGATAAAGTGATTAAATGCATAGATAAATTACTAAATGAATATCTAATAGAAGAAACTAAAGATCAAAGCAATAAAGATTCTTAGGGACTTCTTAGATGTTTTAACCTGATAACTTAGGATCCTGCCAGTGATTAAGGAAACAGGGATGCCTTGGCAGAGGCTGTCAATAAACTAGGCCATTCTAGTTGAGACGGAGGTGAAAAATAATGCCCAATGATAAAGGCCTACCTCTTTTATTTTTAATATTAATATTTTATTATATGATTATTTCATGATTGTAGGTATAATAATTATCTTAATATGGATAATATTTCTTTCTATTCTTCTAGTAAAGGATGACTTCGAGTATAAGGTTACAGCAGCGTTGCTAGTTATCTTTATTCTGGTATGGCAATTTGTGTTTGCTATATATTTAATTGTTACCTCAACTTGTATTACTACTAAGGTAATAACAGACTATCAGCAAGGCAAATATATTCCAGAGTACACAATTCAAGGAGGAGATACTACAAAAGTTGTATATGTTTTTAGGAAAGAATCTGAGTAACCCTATTAATTAAAAATATTATGAAAATTTACCAAAAAGCAAAGTTTGTGCAGAACAAGAATGTAGTTGCTTGCATCCTGAAGGCTACTGTAGGTGTTAATACAGCCTACGGCGATCATGAAAATTTCGTGGTTGTAACTCGTGGTATTGCAAAATGTGCGCCCCAGGACAAATTTGATTTACGACAGGGCAAGATGATCGCAGAATCACGAGCAACTCTCAAACTTCTCAAAAGAGTTGCAACTCTTCACAAAAAAGAGCTCAAAGAAGCTTATCACAATGCGAACCTTATTGAGAAAAGCCTAGAAAAACTGAAGAACATGAGTATTACTGAATCGGTACACTATGATTCCTTAGTATAAGATTGGTTACTCACTTAGTTTAATGGTTAGAACTCTGGACTGATATTCCAGCAATGGTGGTTCGATTCCACCAGTGAGTACAAGTGTAAAAATATATTAAAGATTATGGAAATACGCTTCATGGCACACCTCTCCCTTTATTATTTTAAGGGATTGACTAAAAAAGAAGTACTTGATAAAATAAAGGAACCTCTTCTGAAAAACTCTTCTAAAGAAGTAGACCTCCGTGGTATATTTATTAATAATCCTGAAAATAAAGATGAGGGATATAAGGTAATTATTACAGTAACAGGAAGATACACAGATTATACTCAAACTACTATTAATAAATCCCTTGTTGAAAATTTTCAAGAAGCTATAGAGGAAAAATTAAATCTTTGGGTATTAGAAATAGGATTAAAAAATATTACAACGGATCTAGTTAGCTTCGACGACTGGGAAATAATACTTTAAAATTATGAAAACTAGTAATTTAGCAGGAAATACAATTGCCTTAGTAGTAGGGCTTTTAGGTCTTATATCCATATTAATTTGTATTTTTATAGTGTTAGCAATACCTTACATGTTATATCTTTTATGGTGTAATTAACTATGTCCGATCTTTGTAAGTTTAAACGATTCCTAAGACAGCATAATATTTTTCAGGCATACAAAAAAGAGCTAAAGGGCCCTGCAGGAAGGATGACGTGGAGGCAAATAGCTTTAAGAGCTAAAACTAAGGACCTTCTAGGAATATTAAATTATTCACTAAATTGGTCACGAGTTCGATCATTTGATGCTCCACAAAAAAGCAGAGCATGGGATGTATATATTATGTCTATACATAACAGAAAAAAGAAATGAAAAAAATAATCTTCATTAGTGCTACTTTTGTAGGAGCAACTACTAGTATATTTACACAAGGTGTTACTTATATTCTCAAAGTTTCTTATAACCCTCAGTCTATGTTCCCAATATGTATAGAAACTAGATATAAGGGAGTATATAAGTTTCTTTCTTATGATTCCACTGCTGAATTCTTAAGAAGTTGGTCAGAAATAATTACAACTATAAATCAAGAGGAAGCTGCTAAAATTATAGAGAACAAATCATACTCTTCCCAGATTCCTGTAGTACATGTTGATAATAAGAGAGACTCTGGTAAGTTAGTATCTACAGGATCTTGGAAATGTACCTTTTGTGGAGCAATAAACTATTATGGTTTGACTTGTAGATGTGCCTACTGCAATGAAGTCCGTCCTGGATTTGAAGCTTAAATCCTAGATAAGGATTGATCCATAGTATAATGGTAGTACATAAGATTTTGGTTCTTAGAGTTCCTGTTCGAATCAGGATGGATCAACTTAATTTTTAAATTTTAATCTTTATCAAAATGGCAAGACCTGTAATATGGACAGAGGACTTCTGTAAAAAAATTCTAGCTGAAATTAGCAAGTATCCAGACAACCTTGTAGTAGGGATGGAAAGAGCTGCAGAGAAGTATCCCCAGGTATCTCTTTCTACTATTAAAACCTATTACTATAAAAAAGGGGCTCCTTTATATAAAATTAGGACTGAGTGTAAATCTCTAGTTATGTTTTCTGTGTCTCGTAGAACCCAAAACATAAAAAATAATATAAGAATTAATGGTAATTTTACTAATACCTCGGAGCAATTCACACCCTCCTGTTTTAGAATAATTCTTTCTTGGTGGAATCACCTCCATGCATATCTACGTAACTATCTATGATATCTGAAAAAATACTAGGTAAGCCGTTTTCTTACTATGATGAAAAGCATAAAAAATACGCAGTATTAGCTCCTTTCAAAGCACCCCTAAGAAATAGCTGTGAGGGATGTGTGTTTTATAATAACCATACCATATTATGTAATGAAGAATCCATTTATAAACAACTAGGTCCTTGTGATAGTATAGAAAGGAAAGATCATAATAATGTTGTTTTCAAAGTATGTACTATAAGACCTGCAGATCAACTCAAGGCTGCTATTAGTTGGGAAGCGTATAGGTGGGTGCAAGACCATCCAGGGAGAGGTAAATTCTGGATGGGAGTATATATAGTAGCAAAAAAATTGTTTCCCAAAGAGTTAGCTAAAATTGCTCAGTCTGATTTTGCACCTTCTAAAAATAAAGAAAATTTAGCTCCATTTTGGAAAGAATTCTCACGTTTGATTGATAAAAAAATGGCACACTTAACTGTAAGAGATCTTAAAGATCTTATTCAAGAATACCCTGATGATACTGAAATTAATTTCCTCGACGAAGAAGGAATGGTCGTTCAGTTAGATGATATAGAACTAATGCAAGGAAAAACAACATCTGTTGTAATAACACTTAAATAATATGAATTTATTATTGACATTACTTATAGGAGTGTGCCTATGGGAACCTATAATGATCCGAGGGAGCACTGAGCCTACTATTAAAACTGTCTATCAGGCATGTATAGATAATAATCTTTTGTATCCCGAAATAGTAACTGCTCAATCTATTTTAGAAACTGGGTATTACTCTTCCAAAGT